GACATGGTGCATGGGGTTATGGCGGCTCATCTGGATGAAGATGAGTCCATCTCCGGCCAAACTATTTTAGAAACAATATATGCAGATAACTTTGAAGATGCTAGAAACAAGGTAGAAAGCGTTATTCTAGAATATAAAGATCAGTTCCCAGACTTTTCCATAGATGATGTGGATATAATAGAAATAGTTGACCCCGATACAGTAAAAACATATGCCGTTATAGTAGAAACGGATTTGAATATCGAAGGTCTTAAAGTTGATTCTGGAGAAGCAATACTGATGTATGTATACGGATCTAATATGGATGAAGCTATCAGCAGTTTAAAAGAATCAGTGTTGTATGGTGAATTAAAAGAAAGAAATTTAAGTTACACTTTAAAAAAGATATCAAACGACTAGGGGGTAATAAAATGAAATTAACAGCAGACGAATTAAAAATGTTTAATGAAGAAGTTTACGAAGATATTTTAGACAAAATAGAGGAAGCAAACCTAGATAACAGAAGTGATTTTACAGTGGAAGATTTCAACGATTATGGTGAAGTAGAAATTATTTTAGATGAAGAAGAAGGCACTGTATCATACACTTACGGGATATCCGAGCATGGATGCTCAATGCTCAACCTTAACAACATCAATTGCATAGCCAACCAACCACCATCATATGCGGAAGATCGTATAGATGATCTTCCAGAAGAATTTTTAAATAAATTAAGGGGTGATGAATAATGTATATAGTATTAGAAACTTTTTGGCAAGATAATATATGTATTATAACCGATGAACAAGGGGATACAAAGTTATTTGATACAAAAGAAGAAGCTGAAAAAGAAGCTAAAGAATTACAACAAGGTTTAGTTGTAGAAGTTCATCCAAAAGCATAAATGTAAGGGGGGCGCAATGCCCTCTTTTTTATAGGAGGTATTATTATGGCAGAAAAAACTTTGAGAGAAGCTTATAAAGAACTATATGAAGAAATAAAAACATTTAAAAACGCTGAAACAAAAGATGATGATTTTCTAACAGAGATATATCGCAACACACAAAGAATGGAAGAATTGACATTAAAAAAAGATATATTAGAAAAGGTAGAAGAAATAAGTAGCATGGAAGATGAAGATGATAAAGCAACTTTAGATTATAAAATGGATTTTGATGATCTTATTGATTTTGTTGATTCTTATACTGATGTGTCTTATGAAGCGTGGAGTGATGACATTTATGAATTCGTAGAAAGATATTTGAATGGAGAAAGATATTAATTATAAATGTAAGAGAGGGCGCAATGCCCTCTTTTTTTATAGGAGGCGTTATCATGGCAGAGAAAACTTTAAAAGAAATAGATGAACAAATAAATAAAGAAATTGAACAATTCAAGAATGGCAATAGTGACACAGTCAATATTTATAAATTGAACTTAAAATCTGATATATTGATAGCTTTAGAAAATGAAACTGATAATGATGAAGAATATAAAGTTGATTTTGATAAATTATACAATTACATTTTTGATAATATAACATATGAAGAAGAGCAAAGGATGGAAGGATTAACAGCTGAGATTAACAATTTTTTAGAAAGAAATTAATTAAGAGGGCGCAATGCCCTCTTTTTTTACCTATACATTATATTTGGCTGGGGGCATTCTGTAGATTATATTGTGCCCTTAATCCATCTAATTTCCCAAATAATTCAGCCATATTGATAGCAGATTGATGGTGTTGTTTTGTTAAATTTCTATTCTTTTCATTGCCTTCTATTCTAGGAATAGGCATTTTATTTTTATCTTGATTTGATTTCTTATAATTCCTATCTACTATTCCAACATAATTAATTGTATTAGTTTGCTTATAATTATTGGCTTTTTCTTTCTCTTTATTGCCGCTAACCTTTTTGCCTGTAAAATAGCCTAGCAATCCTCCAGCAGCACCAGCAGCGCCTCCAGCAGCGAGCCCAGCTCCAAGGCCCTTTTCATTTCCCACAGCCACTATTGTTGGCACCCCGGCTAAGACAGCACCAGTTACCCCTCCAACGGCACCACCTTTTTTCTTCTTTTTTCTACTTTGATTTTCCAAAGACAAAGCTTGAGACGTATTTGTTCTCATTAAATCTTCATCTTCATCACTATGGTATATTCCTCTTATATTGACAGGCTCTGTCATTTGATTTCCATAATAATTCAAATAATTAGTTCCTGCAGCTGTTTTTATAAATTCATTGTTTATCATGTCATAACCCTCCAATATCAGAAAAAGCAGGAGTTTTGCTCCTGCCTTATCTATCTTTATCTATTGCCAAATAAAGAATTGCGCATTTGATTTCTAGTAGTATTTTGGGCAAACTGAGTTGGGGATTGAGAATCTATTTGTTGCGATAGATCAGGGGCTTGTTGTAATTTAGGCACTTGAACATTTTCTGAATCAGGATTAGACATTTGAGGTACCCCCCCTCTAGGATTAGATTCCATGCTGCCACCTTGTGTTTGCTGATTTCCACCATTAAACCAACCTTTAGCTTTATCCACTAAAGCTCCATCCATTCTGTGATTAGCATATGCCAATCCGCCGGCAGCTGTTGCAGCGGCTAATCCTCCAGCTAACCATGGATTAATTCTTTTTTTCTTTTTTTCATCTTCGGCTAATTTGTAATATCTTGCTGTTTTAATCATAAAAAATTACCTCCTATTTTCTGTTTAAAGCGTAATCATAATCTATTTTTTTACTATATGGATTTTTGTTTGTTTTTTTAGAAACCTCAAGATCAATTTGAGCTTTTCTCAAATCTCTACTTTCAGCTATTTGAGTTTTTTTCCCTGACATATTATTGCTGTTATACACCTTATGTAATTTGTTATAACCTCCAACCTCTTTAGCTCCAGAAGCCTGTGAACTTAATGATTTAGATAAATATCCTTTGCCTAAATCAGAATGGAAATTTTTATACTTACCTTTAGCTTTGTTTAATTGTTGCATAGACTTGCCAGCGTTTTGACTAGTATTTCTCAAAGATTGCATGAACTTTCCAAGGTTGGCATAAGCTTCTTTAGCAAACTTAAAGTCATCTTCTATTTTTACAGTTGCAGATATGCTATGGTCTGAAGCAGTTTTCAATCTATTCATAGCCGCATCATATGCAGGCCTATATGGACTTCCACCTTTTAAAGCTTTAGTGTAAGAATATTCGTCTATTTGATCTTGACGTTTTTTCTTGGCTACACGATCAGCTATCCATCCACCAGCAACACCTGCAGCAGCACCGGCAGCTCCCCAGCCTGCAGCACCTTTTAATGCATTACCCCATTTGTTAGGCGTATTACTAGGGTTTGCTTGAGGAGGGGTTTGATTTTGATCAGGAGAACCCGCCCCTGTAATAGTATCTACTCCAGCTATGCTTTTTTGTACAACCCCCGGAAGTCTATCTGCTGGATTTGGCGCATTATTGTCTGTTGGTATTGATTTTGTAGCCCCTCTTATAGCACCAGCACCGGCTCCTACTAATGCACCAGTTCCCATACCCCCTAAAAGCTTTCTCCATGTTTCTTCCCTATTCCACTTTTTTTCATTTTCTTTAAAATCATTAAAATATCTTCGATCTACATCACTCATACTTTGATAATCTCTTGCCCTCATATCTTGTAATTTTCTTTTTTCTATCTCAGTTAATTTGGCAAGTTTTAACATAGGTTCTACGTTGTCATTGTATAAAACATAATCAACTCCAGCAGAAAATGCAGCTATCTTTTGCATATTTATACTAGCTGTTTTCTCCTGTCTTTTTCTTTCTTTGTTTGTAGCGTTGGCTAATCCAGCAATACTTGAAGTAGCACCAATACCAGCTCCAGCGGCACCACCTAATAATCCCGCTTTTGTCTTAAGCCAAGGAAAATCAACTCCAGCTTGTTGCCAAGCTTTTTGTCCTTTGTGGCCTAACGCAGCACCAAGCCCAGCACCTATTGCTCCACCAGCTAAAGCAGCACCCATAGCATTATTTTTCAATACTCTTTTTTTATCTTTTTTTCTCTGTTTTTGCGAATATTCTTGGTATATATCTCTATCCAAATGGTCTTCTACACCATATCCTTGAGGAACCATTTGGGAAGCCATTTTTGTTAAACTTTTCATTAATAAAACCTCCCTAGTCTATGTTCATTATAGATTGTATCACGAAAGGTTGTTGTTGAACGGTAAAATAAAAATTAGAAAATCCTTGGTATATGTAACATGAAAAAATTAGCGTAAGTCCAGACCAATCGGCTGGCAGCTAAAGGAGGACATTATATGTTTAATTTTTTAATTTCTGTTTTGTTTTCTTTATTGATGTTAGTTATTGTTGGACCTGCGTATTTATTATTATTGGTACCAGTATTATTTGTTCTTGTGTTTGTAGGACCGCTTGCAGCACTTGGTGTGCTGCAAGTTGGAACAGTAGCAGTATTGCTACTAGTTCTGATAATATAAAAAAGGGAGAGCGAAAGCTCTCTTTCTTTTTTTTACCTATATAAACTAACATATAATAAAATGAAAAAAATCAAAAAATGTTGGTATATATAATATGTAAGGATTAGAAGATATTCTAGTCCACCCTCGTAAGACCAGACCGCAAGGCTGGCAGAGGAAAGGAGATTTAATATGAATATAATAAATTGCACACCCCACCCATTAAATATTAAAAAAGGATCAGAAACAATAACCATCCAACCCTCTGGGATTATTCCCAGAGTAAAAACAGAAACAAAAACCGTTGAAGGACTTAACGGTTTTGAAGTTAAAGAATCAAGATCCACAGGTGTAGAAGGTTTACCTGCACCTGAAAAAGATACCATCTACGTAGTATCAGCAATGGTAGCACAAGCTACCGATAGAAACGATGTAGTATCCCCAAACACTGGGGAAGCTCTTCGAAATGAAAAAGGGCACATTGTGGCTGTGCCCGGATTCGTTAAGTACGTTTAAGCCACTGTCGAAACGAGGGTTCTGCCCTCGTCTGGTAGGGATGACCTCCTGCCACTGATGAGACAGGTCAGTAACAAAGGCTACGTGTCGGAAGCCTATAATTCTGACAAATCAATAATACCCGAAGGAGGGATTATTATATGACATTGAAAGATAAGGTAGATTCCATCAAATCATGGATGAAAAAGGAATATGAATTAAAAGTAGAAAGTATCCCAAAATCGTCTTTTGACGATTTTGAGGAAGAATTAAAAGAAATTTTATTTCCGCATTTAATTGCGGAAGATGCAAAAAAGAAAAAAGCTCAAGAAATACTTGAGCTAGAAAGAATCAAAGACAAAATAGGCCGTTATGGCCTAGAAGAATTAAATGATTTTAACATTTTGTCATGGGCTGAAGAAATAGCCTTGGCAAATTTAAAGAAAATTTCAAGAGGCTGAACACGCACCTCTTTTTTTACCTATACAGAAAATAAAAAATGAAAATTCTTGGTATATATAATATGTAAGGATTAGAAAATATTCTAATCTGCCCTCGTAAGACCAGACCGCAAGGCTGGCTGAGGAAAGGAGTTTTAATATGAAATTAGTTAATTTTATGGAAATAATTGAAGGAGATTTTGATGAAAACTATGAAACAAGAGAAAAAGACCAAAGAATTTGGGGTTCGAAAGGAAATTTCACATTTTTAAGAAATGATAGAGCAGACCAATATGAAATGTATTCAAAAGAACAAGCTGAAGAAATTAGGAGATTTATTGAGGATTATTACGAAAGATTTATGGTTGATCCAGAACAAGCATATGAAGACCAAGAACTTCATTATAATTTGGTTGGTTATAAAGAATATAGAAACGGAGATGAAGAAGTAAAAAGAATTTCAATAGTTCCTACTGACGATGAAGATGAAAAAGATTTAAATCGTTATATAGAAAATTTTTTAAAAACCAATGGCAGAGGAATATGTATAGAGTATATCAGATAATCTTTTACTCAGCCCGATTTGTCGGGTGAAGAATAAAGACGGCGCACCACGCGCCTCTTTTTTTACCTATACAAACACATGATCTTGTTGTATAATATAGAAGAATACTATATAAGGAGATGTTTATATGCCAACTTACAACTTTAAATGTGTTAACTGTGGACATGTATCTAAAGTAAGTATGACTATAGAGGAATATGATAAACAAAAAACAGTTATATGTGGAAGATGTGGCGATGTTATGGAAAGACTTTATGGAAAGATGGATTTTGTATTACGTGGTGGTGGTTTTTACTCTAAAAAATAGAAAATGCAGGACAATAGCCCTGCGTATATAAAATATATCGGCGTCTCGCATATAATAATGACAAAATTATTATAACATACAGATAAAGAAAAAGCAAGACCCTAAGGTCTTGCGAGCAAAAGGAAATTTTAAAAAAATTTCACTATGGATTATTTTTATTATAACATATAGATAAAGAAAAAGCAAGACCCTTAGGTCTTGCCAGCTATTTTACTAATATTTAGTAAAGGTAGTATTATTATATACAAATTATATCATTTATCTTCATAATTGTCAAAAATTTCTGCATAAGGGATTATATTCTTATAATCTTTCACAACCCTACTATCTTCTATCACTCTCCTGAATTTCTGTACAGTTTTTTCTAATCGTTCAACAGAACCTTTTGCTGTGAATATTATTCCCTGCATTTGACGAGAAGTATCTACATGTTTGTCATCCTGCACGGAAAACTCGGCATAATTCAAGAACTGTATTACCTTATACAAATCAGTTTCTAATTCCTCGAGAACACCGTATCTGGAGTTGTATATATCCACAATGATGTTGTATTCGCCGTTAGGAAAATAAGGTTTTAGTTGATTTATATAATCATTAGCTACCAGGATATACCTCTTGTTATCCCTCACATATGTGAACTCCAAACTACTATCCAAATAATCGACCATGATATCGTCTGTTAATATTCCGTTATCCATCCTGTCGGCTAAATACTTAATCATATCTTCGTTAAAATACCTTTTCTGATGAGTGGCTTTGCCGTTTATTTGTATATCGTATACCGTTTCTAGATAATCCCATGCGGAATATTTAGCCTGATTCTCATCGATGGAATCGTTGATCATGGAAACGCCTGAATTCATAAAGTCAGCTATTGCAGCCCACATCAAGTTGGATGATTTCTTGTTTTGCTCGAAAGACTTGTAGATGTGGTTGTTCAGAAAGTGTTTTACACCTTTTTCTTTCTTCTCGAAATACAAGATGTTTCCCACTATCTTCACCAACAATTCAAACCTCACATCAACCGGTAATATACCTTCTTCAGGCAAAACACTTAAACTGTCTTTGTAATACATAATTTCACATCCTTTCAGAGTTTTTGGTTTACTCCAAACCTTTTATATTAACTGCAAAGCAGTTTTTAGAAAGAATATCTTATACAAATTATACCATATGAAAAGGCAAAAGAAAAGGGCAGGTTCCCCTGCCTTGGTAAAAAACATATATATCAAGTGATTTTATTGTAGACTTTTTTTTATTTCCATAGATGTTATTTTGCCGTCTGTTTTTTGGATAATAAGAAGAATGTCTATTGAATCTGTAAAAACTATTATCCCTTCAGCTTGTTTTAACTTCTTGTCTTCAGTAATTCCTCTTTTATCAAATTCTTTGCTAACATTTCCCTCCGGAATACCAAGATCCTTTGTTAAAGCAGATAACATTTCATCAGTTGTTGTTCCAATATAATTTTTACAAATATTAGTAACTGAATCCAACAACCTTTCGTTTTCCTTAGTGATAGCCATTAAATTCCCCTCCTGTTGTCTGAGTGATTTTGTTATGAACACGTTTCTATTTCCATAGACGTTATTTTGCCGTTTGTTTTTTGAACGATAAGGAAAATGCTTTTTGGTTGAGTAAGAACCAATATTCCCTCAGCTTGTTTAATTTTTTTGTCTTCAGTAATTCCTCTTTTTTCACTTTCTTTGCTGATGTCATTGGCAGAGATATGAAATTCCTTTTGTAAAGCAGATAACATCTCTTCAAGCGTTGTTCCGATATAATCTTTACAAAAATTAGTCACCTCATCCAACATTTCTTTTTCTTGTTCAGTAATGTACTTAACCATTGAACATTCCTCCTTTAAATTTGTGTTCTGTTGAATTATATCTAAATCTATTCTGATCCCCACTACCAAAACAATTATAAAAATAGAAAACAATATTACCCCGAGATAAACCATCATTATAACCAGCTCTTATCTTCTAAAGACATGTTACCCACCTTTATGACATCTGGCTGTTTGTACAAGTTTTCAACATCTTCGACATCTGCAACATTCACCGACCATTCTATGGTAGATTTTTTACCTGTCGGAGTTTCGAACTTGACTATACTGTTGGTATCCAACAATATCTTTTGTTCCCCTTCTAAGAACTTAAAAAACTTGGTATCATATGGGTTGAATTTATCTAGTTCTTGGCCGTTTCTCCAAACAAAATCTTTTTTCAGTAGTTGTATTACTCTTTTTAGTTCATCTCTGTTGTTTACCATTATGTACATCTTCTTGTTCAGCCTCACTTTCGTTGTCAAATAAAGATAGTTGATTTTCTGGAACCTTTTTATGAGAGGTATGATGATGTCTAACACCATGAGCTGAAACCCCAAACTCTTTTTCATAACATTCTGGGCCATATCCTCTAGCTTGAGATTCAGGATCTGTAAGTAGTCTACCGCATCTTTGACATACCCTATACATCTTTCTCCTCAAATACTTTTACAAAATGATCTTGCATTTTGGTCAAATGGTTTTCATGCATTTCATAGAGTATGGCAATTGTATCAAATATTTGTTGTTCATTACTATCTTTTAAATACTTTTGAGCTTCTTTAGTAAAAGTCTCCCAACAATTAGGTTCTGCATACAATACTTTTAAATAATATTTACCTGCTGAGTTCTTATATAGTTCCAATATGTGAGGATCTTCATCTACTTTCTCTAATTTCATTTTTTCTTCAAAAGACATATCCTTTTCTTTATCTTTCCATTCTAAATATTCCCCATGTGTTATAAACAAAGTCATTCCCCCTCTTCTTCTTTGCCAACTACATCTGTTATGTTGGTGTTGTTTAACTGTTGTTCTATAAAATTCTGTAATTCTACTCCACATTTATTATATGTTTGTTTCATTATATTTTTAAGTATATCATTTTCTCTTTTCAACTTCAAATTCTTCTCTCTGCAAAGTAAAAATTGGTCATAATGTTCCTGCGCATTTTTCTTATATTCCAAAGCTCTATGTTCAAAAGTTTCTTTTTGTTTAAAAAGTTCATCTCCTCTAATTTGTTCCTTTACAAATTCTGTTTGCAATTGGTTAAATTTTTCATTATAATCAATCAAATTACGTTCATACAAAGTTTTTATTTCTTTTATGGTCTGAGAAACATTATCTTGATTTTTCCTTTGTTCAAAAATAGATTTCCTTACAATCCATAAAGCTATTATTACTCCAACAATTGCAATGATATTCAAAATGTCTGTTATAGCCATATATATCAACCTCCATATAATAGGGTCTTTATTATTATAAACCACGAAACCCTTATTGTCAAACATAAAAAAACGTGATACCATAAAAGTATACTATAAAATTACTATTTTTTTGGTATATATTATATGTTATAATTACAAATTTTAAAGGGGTGAAAAAAATGGAAATTAAACAAACAAAACCACACAACACTATCGTTATGCATGGACATCATTTTGGAAGATACTGGGTTATAGAAAGGAATATACTAAAAAAAGAAGATGAAAGGCAAGATTGGTTCTGTGCTTATATCCAAATTACTGAAGAAGAATTAGATTTATTCCCAACCAGTAACAACATATCAAATATAGAACTGGATGTATTTGGTGGTATAAGTTATCAAGGAACACGTCCTGCCCACGATGGAGAACATCTGTACATAGGATGGGATTATATGTTAGATTTCGAAGGTAGAAACGAGCATGATATATCAGAAGAGGTTAGAAAGGCCATAGACGAATACGAAAATAAACTTGAGAGTATTTGTATGGAAAAGTATAAAAAATGTTTTCACATCGCAAATAAAGGCACTAAAGACGAAATATATATAATCACCGATGTGCATAATGATGAAATAATATCTATCTTAAAGAGAGGTATTTTTAACAAATATCATAAAGACGCCACTGAAAGTTATATAGTGTGTGATGAATGCGACAAGATATTAAAAAACGAAGATTTTTACAATGAAGGTGATTTTCTATTTGAAGATCATTATGTATGTAATGACTGTTTGAAAAAAAATGTGGAAGAATATATAGATTTTCATATATGTAATAATACAAATGATATAACTACGGTTAAAGAACAGGTTGTGTCTGAAGATGATCTTAAAAATCAAAGGTTCAGTCTTCAATTAACCATTTACGCCCCAGAGAGAGATACCTATCAAGATATAAAGGAATATTTGAAAAGGTTAGATCTGGATAAAATAGAGTTTATAATAACAGACCGTTATCAAGGCGGTATGGGAGTGCATAAATACAAACTCTATATAAGAAAAAAAGATGAAGATTATCACTATATTCAAATACAAGATAGTTAAAAGCCTACTAAAGATTACACTGAATTCAATATACTCAAATGACCTTGCCACGGCAGGGTTATTTTTATATCAACACATATAATTTTTGGAATATATTATATGTTATAATCACAAACTTAAAGGAGGTAGTAAAATGAAAGTATTTATTGCATGTTTAGGCAAAGAAGGCAAGGAAAGGGGTAAATGGTTTGAATACCCTTTTGACAATGTTTGGGAAGATATGGAACAAGACTTCATGGAAGAATTTGGAGTAGATGATCCAAACAAAATCTATATAGGAAAAACCGAAGGCATTCCATTTGAAGTAAAAAAAGATGATGACATTGAAAGACTTTTTGAAGTATTAGAATACATAGATGGGTTAGTTGAAAATGAAGCTCTAGCTCTTATAGAAGCTTTAGGGGACTACAAAGAAATACCAAATTATTTCAACTATAATTATTATCCTGATCAGACTTTAGAAGATTTGGCAAGAGAATATGCAGAAGAACAAATAGAAGATTTGATTATGGCTGCTGCAGAAAACCAAGCCAAAAACATAGATATACAATTCAATATAGAACAAATAGTCAAAGATTATAAAGCCTCAGGGGAATACACTGAAACAAAATATGGTGTAATTCAATGGACATGATTGTATGTGTCCAAACTATATGAATTATAAAGATTCAAACTATGAGCTTTTATTTCAAGCAAGAGAAAGTAGAAAAAATAAAAAGAAGGAGAAAGCAAATATGAGAAAAGGCATTTACGTAGAAAAGAGAACAGGGGAATTATACGAATTCATAGAAGAAACTTTGTATAGATTTGATCCCGATAAAAACCCTGTGGAAAAACCTGTCTGTATATTAAAGATAAAAGGCACAGATATTTTTTCCAATGGCAAAACTGTAGTAATAAATAAACAAGAATTCGAACAAGAATTCGAATATTCTAAAGAATTTTCAGATGTTTTAGTTAAGATAAACACAGTAGATGAAATAAAAGATTATATACGCACTGCGGGAAGAAGGAAAGAAAGGGAAATAGAACTTGCTGAAAGTATTAGAAAAGAACTAGATAGATTGGACAGTGTTATATTAGGACTTCGTGATGATACTAAAAATCAAATGGAAGAAAAAGCTAGAAATTTAAAAATTAATCATAAGGCGAAATAAGAATAAAGAGAAAAATGTTACTGGTATCTTTGTTGATATTAATTTTAGTATTATCCGTTTTTGCAGGTAGAAAGGTTGAAAAAGAGGAGGATTAAAATGAATTTATTAGGCCAAATGGTAATTTATATATTGCCGTATTATTTAATTGCATGGATAATCAGTATATTAGTTTTTGGCACAATGCCTTTATTAATAGGGGGAATAGTATTTATATTTTGTCTTTTATTTCTTAAAATCATTTTTAACAAGGCAACAAAATTGCATGTAGAAATTGATGTTATAAAAGAAATCAATAAATTCCCTGACTTTAAAAAGATTCATGCATTCACTATATTAGGGTATAAAACTCATAAACTCTACGGAGAAATAACAATCAACAACAACACACCCATGAAGACAACCGTATATATTATTACCAAAAAATCTATTAGTGAATTGCAGAAAGATCCAACTAGTTGGTTTTCAAAAATAAAAGTAAGAAAATTAACTAGAAAATTATATCTAAATATATAAAAGAAATTGGATTTCAATAAAATAATTCTACTGTTTTATTATTAAATAAATGAAGAAGAAAATGAATATAAGGTTTTAATTCAAATAAATAAGGAGATGAAAAAATGAAAGTCAAACTATTAAAAGCTAATTTTTATGAAATAGAAATAAATAAAACAACATTTTATATCAGCTACAACACACCTATAGCTGTAAGACATAATGGCAAATTCTGGGTATCAGAAAACGAATTTTCCAGAACTACAGGGAAACATTTAAACATGATAAGCGACAATAAAAGCAAAAGGATACCGCATGCAATGCTTATGGAAAAGATCAATGATATAGAAAGGAGTGGGTTATGATGTCTGACCAAGTTTTCACAACATTCACCCCATTGATAAAAGAAACAATAATAAATATATTACCAGACCATATTATATCAACTTTTGCTACAGGGAAAGATGTAGTTGTATTGTTTGATACTGAAAACGGAACTCTGGCAATTATAAACCCAGATACAGAAGAAGAATTTAGAGAGTTAAATCTATTAGCCAAAATGGCCGAAGGATATAGGCCAGTAACTGAAGATAATTTTTTAGATTTTATAACAACAAAGTTATCACCAGAAAAAGAAACAGAGTATGCAAGGCCTTTGTGGGCAGAATATACTGAAGCATCAAAAGGATTCATATTCGATGATTATGAAAATTTGTTACCGCACTCAGAACAATATTACTCAACATTGAAAGAAATATACGAAGATTTAAAACATGTAGTGCCTTGTATATTTATATACGGGAAGTTATTAGTTGAGCTATCAGAAAACGAAATATAGATTCAACTTGACAAAACGGTAATTATATCATAAAATATAAACATATCATATTAGGAGGGATTTATATGTACACAGTGGATAACAGACCAAGTAATGCAGGAGAGGTATTTTCTATAATTTCTATCATCACAGGGATAGTAGGATTATTTGTAATAGGCTTGTTGTTTGGACTAATAGCTATCATTACAGGTATTATAGGGGTAGCTATCAATGCAAGTCAACAAATTGGATACGGCAAAGCCATAGGCGGAATCGTGTTGGGTGTTATAGATATGACTGCGGTTTTACTATTCTTCTCGCTGTAACGCGAAACCCCATTTAGGTTTGACTTTCGAAAGTTAAAGCTGTATAATAATAGGGAGGCATTGCGCTTCCCTATTTTTTTATTAATATGAAGGAGTGATCTGAATGTTTTCTAAGAAACTAATTGGCAAAAGGACTTACAACAAATACACATATAATTTTATGAGCTTTGTATTTGAATACGAAGAAGGTATACTTAATCTCAATCCTGTGTATCAGAGGGATGATATATGGGATCATGAAGATAAAGAAAAGTTATTGGACAGTGTTTTTGCAGATGTTCCGATAGGAGTCATCACAAGAAGTAAAACTATAAATCAAAAGAAAGAAGATTCTTCACTGAATATAATAGACGGGAAACAAAGGCTTAGAACTCTCATAGATTACGTACATGATAAATGGAGTTATAAAGGATTTAAGTTCTCTGAATTGGAAGATGAAGATCAGAGGCATATAAACAATTTATCTCTGCCGTTAATAGAAATAAACAACCCTACACTGCAAGAAGAAATTCAAGTATTCATAAAACTCAACACTCATGGTAAATTGATGAGTGATGAATATATAGAAAGAGCGAAAGAACTTTTAAAGGATTAGGTTCGTTAGCCATTATGATCTTGAACATGAACTTGGTGGCTTTGACTCATAAATTGAAAAGTTCTATAATATTTTCCAACGATAAATGGAAGAAGAAGAGAAGTCTGATATTCAAATCATCCAAACAATTATTCACATTCCCTATATACAACATCATTGCTATATACATAGCTAAATTGCTGGGGCTATCAGAGGAACTGATATTCGCCCCATTTCTTATATTCGTAGTTATGATTAGTTATATGTCATATTTATACATTCAATACATAAATATGCATATAGCCAAATTAGATTCTAAACCGAAAAAAAAAGACTGATTATTGGTATATATTACTTGTTAATATTACAATAATAAGGAGGAGAAAGATGACATTTGAAGAGTACAACCAGTATTTAATTGATGAAAAAGAGGGTTTAATTGTAGAAACAGTTATTAAAGATGTTTTTAAAAAATACTTAACAATTAATGGAAGGGTAAACATCTATAAAGTAGAAGCCCACGAGGAGGATTAATAATGAAAAGAAAAACAAAAGAAAAAATTAAAAATAACAAAATGAACTTAGATAATATAAAGGAGGAATGAAAATGGATAAAAAATTTGAATTAACTAAAGATACTATAGAGTTTATGGGAAGTACATTGTATAGAATTAAAGCGTTGCAAAATTTTGATGATATAAAAAAAGGAGACTTGGGTGGTTATTTAGAAAATGAAAGTAATTTATCTAATGACGGTAACGCATGGGTTTATGGGAATGTAAAAGTTTTTGGCAATGCAAAAGTTTACGGAAATGCAAGAATTTATGATGATGCAAAAGTTTTTGACGATGCGGAAGTTTTTGGTGATGCAAAGGTTTGTGAAAGTGCAATAGTTTTTGGAGGCGCAAAAATTTTTGAAAATGCAGAAGTTTTTGGACATGCAGAAGTTTTTGGGCACGCAAAAGTTTCTGGGCATGCAAGAGTTTGTGAAAATGCAGAAGTTTTTGAAGGTGCAATAGTTTTTGAAAATGCAGAAGTTTATGGAAATTCAAGAGTCTATGGCAATGCAGAAGTTTCTGGAAATGCATGGGCTTATGGTGATGCAGAAATTTATGGGAATACAAAAGTTTATTGTGATGCAGAAGTTTTTGGAAATGCAAAAATTTTTGGAGGTGCAATAGTTTCTGGAAATGCAAGAGTTTTTGGAGATGCAAAAGTTTATCATCATCAAATTGTTAGATACGGAACTCTGAAAAATAATGTTTTTAAAGAAAAAGATTGGAAACAAGCTTTATATAATCTTTATGGCATTTTACCAATAAACAATAAAGTTATTTTATATAAAAAAATAAATAAAGATTGGAGTAGTAATTATGATAAGAGTTTTAGATATTATAAAAAAGGCATTGTTAAAGTCTTAGATTTTGATACAGATATAAGAGAGTCTTGTGCGTCTGGTTTACATTTTGCAGATCCAGATTATTATAATGAGGGGGATATATTAATAGCGGCAGAAATAGATTTAGAAGACATTATAACTGTTCAAAATGGAAAGGTAAGATGTAAAAAAGCCAATGTTTTAGGGGAAGTTTTTATATAATATCAAAACATTTATATGAACAGAGAATAAAATTTATTGGGGATAAATTAACAATGGAATTTTTTCAATTATAAAAAGGAGGCAATTATTGCAATGAATTTTTAGCTAATGAAATAAGTGAACAATTTAACATTGATTTTAAGTATTTAACACATGGGAAATTAATTTATAAACTATAAAGGGAGGTTTTTATATGTTTGATATTTACAAAGTTTTTGCTAAATCTGGCGAGTTTAAAGGCTATAAAAATAAACCCTATTTGGGGGAAATAATTGTTCATGAAGATGATGAACCTATGGGAGTTGCGTTAAAAACATATGATAGATTGACTGAAGAAGAAATAGAATGTGTATATAAAAGAAAGTTGAGTATTAACAGACATGGTTTAAGTGTTTATAACGATAAATATTATATAGATATAAATTATAGTGATGATTATTTTATGGATTTTGTATCTGAAGATGATATAGTTAAGTTGGCATTATTTCATAATAGTTATAATCTACCCAACAATGTAGATTTTACTTCTGATAATTTTGAAAATTGGGATGATATGGAAAAAAATATTATGGAAGATTTTGAACCTGTCGTTATAGAACCAATTTCTATGACGGATCATTCTGGATTATTTGTTTGTAAAGGAGTTGTCAATGATTGGGATTCAGGACAAATAGGTTTTGCATTTATACCAAAAGAAACTCAAGAAGAATTTGGGTTGAGTTATGAACAATGTGAAAAGATTTTAAATAATAGAATTAAAGAATTAGAAAATCATGTAGCTGGCGAAGTATTTTTTGCAACTGTTTTTGATTTAGAGAATAAGCCAGGAAGAGAAGTTGAATATATTGAAGTAATTGGAGTTTTTTATGGTTCTGACTTTAATAAAAATGGTCTATATAAAGCAGTAGAGGATGTAATTGGTGAAACTTTAAATTATGACGAATTAAAAAGTGTATATTAATTTTATATATGGGTGGCGTGAGCCACCCTATTTATTTTAAATAACTATTTATATGGTAAAATTTGTCTAAGGAGGAATTTTATATGGCAAATCAAAATGAAAAGAAGTTTAAAGATGTTTCTAGTTTTGTTGGATTTTTAATTGGATTGTTTGGTGAAGATTCTTTAAAGGAAATAAAGATAGATGTAAGTGATGTTTTTCCAGATACGGTTAATAAAGTTTCAGTTTGTGTTCCAATAGAAGATGAAGATGGTTATGATTACATAAGCGTTAAAATATTTTCTACTGTTAATGATGAGTATGTTGTTTTTACAACAAATAAGTATATTGATGAAATTTCTAAAATTGTTCAGTCTATTAAATATAATGTTTTAAGTTACCAATCTGTTGATGATAGTGAAGACGTTGATGCTTAAAATGATTTCATATTTAATTAATATATTATTAAAGCCTCAATGTTTTTTAGATTAAATTTAGAAGGTGGTATATAAATGACTCATTTTCTGTTGAAAAGAGATTATAAAGATAATTGGGAAAAAGAAAATCCAATTATACATCAAGGCGAAATGATATTTGTTATTGATTTAAATGCTGTGAAGGTTGGAATAGGTAAAAAATACAAAGATACCGATTTTATAGATTCTGAAGTTTATATAAATGGTTTATATATTTATAAAGAACTTGGACAAATAAAAGCTGATTTGGCTAGTGATTTGACTGAATTTTTAAAAAAGACAAGAGAGGAATCTTTAAATAGAAATTTTTATACAAGATATGAAGAAATACAGGAAATTTTTAGTAAGTATAATTTCAAAAGTTTGAATATAGAAACTATTAAAGAGGAAAATGTTATAATAAAACTAATAGATACATCAGCTACTAATGAAACTGGTAAAAAGATATCTTTTAATTTTAAAGTTATTGATAATAAAATAGTGGGATGCAGTTTTAAAAATGTTAATTTAAACAAATCTGGTGGTTATTATGATAATTTATAAGGAGTTGAATTGAATGAATGTAGATGTAACTAGAATATATAATATAGAAGGTAATTTTAAAGTGTTAAAAGAAAAAATAAAAGATATGTATGGTTTTTTAACTACATATATGATGTCTGGTATGATAGGCTCTTCTGAACTGTTAGATGATTTTGAAATTATAGAGGAAGAAGGAGAAAAACGTTTATACGGGGTAGTTAATGGTGAAACTACTAGTTATATCCCAGTTAATAAAATTAGCAATATAGTCATTAATCATAATGAAAACGAAGTAGATGTCTATTTACTTATAACAACCAAACAAGAAATAGAAGATGAATTAGAGGATTATTTTAAAAAAGTTATGAATAACGATGAATTTTCGATTCAAGAAAAAGCAAAAAGGGTTTACCTTTATTGGAAAGTATTAGAACAAATATTTTATGAACAATATCCGTTAGATGAATACAATATAGAAAGTATAGTTGTGTTTTTATCTACTAATAAATCTATAGATAATATGTTAAATAATACTATACAAGATATTTTAGAACTATAACTATATTCTTCAGTTTTGAAAAACAACATTACAAAAGTAAAAAGGGGTGATTGATTTGAAGTGTTCTATTTGCGGATATGAGCTCGATCATAGGAGAAATTTTATAATAGTTGATAACGATAAGGCTATATGTGAAAAATGTTATGAGTTTTCAATAACAACAGTTTTCAAAGATAAAAATGGAAAAGAATATACTCAAAATGAAGTTTCTTGGTTTCCAAATATAAATTTTTTAAAGGAGTAATTATATGGAAAAATCTATTTTTTGTAAATATATTAAATTTGTTAACAAAGAACCATATATATTTTATTCTGTAGAATACAACGAAGGCACTTCGCTTTATTTCTATGAGACTAAATCTGAACCTTTATACGATTATATGAAAAGAAAAAATATTGAAATTATTAACTTAAAATAGGGAGGGTATGAAATTGACAAATGATGTATGATCATGTCGATGAAGAAGACAAAATAAAAATAAACCCTCAAAGCAAGGAATACCAAGGGTTGTGCGAAAATGGAACTATCGTAAAATTAGAAAACAATCCAAATGTTTTCACATTAATGCTAATAAACGAAAGCGGTTTATATTCATCTATTTTCGGCAGCCAACTTCCGGAAGCAAAGAAATTTAAAAGATGGGTAACTCACGAAGTATTGCCGAGTATTAGAAAACACGGAGCGTACATGACTGAAGATACTCTTGAAAAAGCATTGACTGACCCAGATTTCCTAATACAATTAGCAACACAGCTAAAAGAAGAACAAGAAAAAAGAAAAGTCTTAGAATTAGAAAATAGGTCAATGAAACCGAAAGCTGAATACTTCGACGAATTAGTAGACAGACAATTATTAACTAACTTTAGGGATACAGCTAAAGAATTAGACATGGGCCAAAAGAAATTGATAACTTGGCTTTTGGATAACGACTTCTTATACAGAGATAAAAATAAAAAACTAAAAGCATACCAACACCACATAAATGACGGTTTATTCGAATATAAGGATTTTAAAAGCGGAAACTTTGCTTCAGTCCAAACACTAGTAACTGTTAAAGGTAAAGAAACTATTAGATTGTTAATGAAATAAATGTTATAAAATATTCTTAATAAGGGGGGCATATTGCCCTCTTTTTTTTACCGTATCAAGGGTGGGGAATTTTTCCCCACATACACTTGTACACTATGGGGAATTTTTCCCCACTATACATTTATACACCTGGGGAATTTTTCCCCACTTCTCTATAATGTTATTAACAGATATATGTTGAGGGTGGGGAATTTTTCCTCACATACAGTTGTACACTATGGGGAATTTTTCCCCACCATACATAAGTATAATAAAATGAGGTGTAAAAAGGTAAAGAAAAAGCAGGGTTATTAGCCCTGCAATACAAAGAATAAATTATTATTAAACCAACGTCCATTTGCCACGGTTTGGTTATTTATATTATACCACACTCATTCATATAACGCCAAGAAACTCTTTGGCTGTATCTATAGTATAATGATCATCGACCCGCCAACTCAATACTTTGACATCTTCAGTCTCTCCCGATGTGCTTCCCATATCCGCTTTATACACTATTATAGCTTTGTTGTTACTTAAATAGTTATAAGGGTTTCTTTCTTGCAAAGGCCTATAATCTTCCTGGGCACTCCATATAAACCTCTTCCCCGATTTCTCTATTTGCTCAACAAATTTATCGTATTCTTCTTTGTTATTCAATATTAATTCTGTCATGTTATCGCTCCTTGTATTATAAAAGGGGCCGTAGCCCCCAATATTTTATTTAGGAAAATATCTTTCATCGAGATCATCGTATTTGATCTTAGAATAAGTCGTGAACCCGTTGTTCTCCAAAACCATCTTGGTGAACTCGGACTTATCATCCATCACTTCTCTAAGAGTTACCGAGTCTTCGACACAATATTTCTTGTATTCATCTTCATTCAACTCTATAGCAAGCCATATCTGTTTTTCTTCATCCTGTTCTAAATGCAGCAACACATGTTTAACACCATTACGTTCAGCCAGGATTTGTTTCGGACCATCATAATAAAACAACACTTCTAATTGTTTGAAGTCTGGGAAATATATTGTAGGAAAATCCATATCATTCACCCTTTCCAGATTTGGTTATATATCATTTTTAATGATATCAGATAAATTTTCTTTTGTTATATCTATGTTTATTATTCTTTGTGCATTTTTATCCATCATCAAATCTTCTGCAAATTTTTCGAAATTCTTCTCCATTAATTTTAAAAAGCTTTCTCTATCGGTATGATGTTCTCTTGTTCTATATCTTTTCATAAATGCTTCCTTGTTACCTTTCAATTTCAAATCTGGATAGATGACTATATAATCTAGGTTGGCATTTGCTAACGCATCTCTTGTTTCTTTGTGTGAAGATACAAAAATAATATCGTAATCATCTTTAATTTCTTTTAGTTTATTTATGTAATTATTCGGGAATTCAGGATTTCTTTCACCGTTATCCAACTTTGAAAATGGTGTTGAATCTAAATCCTTTGCGTTTTCAAAATTTGTTGCATAATAAGTTTTCCCAATACCAGGGAATCCACTAATAATCATATCAACATCTCCTTATTCTTTTTCTTCAATTTTTCCTCCTTGAACATAATTTTCCATATCCATCGTATATCCATCTATATTTAACCCAAATCCTTCGAAATTTAGCGTCTGTGGCTTTATCTTCTTTATTCCGTCTATTTCGTCGAACACTCTTTCAAAATAGCTAGAGAGATCATTTAAATCATCTATCATAGATTCTATTTTTTTAATCAAAAACTTAGTTGTTGTAAAATCACTTGTATTAGATAATTTGAAATAAGTTAGAAAATCTATTATAGGTTCAAAAATTTTATCTAGTTTTGGCCTTTGTTTTTTAAAATCATACACGAATTCTTGTTGGCCAAACAAGCTACTCAATATATCTTCTATAGTCGCTCCAACTGCTCTATGTTTATAAAAATCCAAGACTTTATTTATTTCAGATATTTCTTGTTCGGTAAATAACTTAGATATTGCTGTTTTCATATCAATAATAGGTATTTGGTGTATATCTGCAAGAGTTTTCAATCCGGATTTATACAACTGCATTTGTACATCCCCAACGCCTCTAATCTCAAATGTCTGTGAGGATATTTGTGATTCTCTTATTAAAGCAGGAATATAAAAAGAGTTGATATAAGATAGCTCGTATGCATATTCATCCTTTATATAATCTACAAAATCATTTGACAAATTCATCAAATAATCTCCAGATATATCATCTTCTTCCTTTTCCAGCGACCTTTTAATAAGACTGGAAAAATTCCTTTCGGCATAGTCAAACGATTTTTGATCTCCACCCTGGGTGTTTATTATATCGTGGAATGAGCGAGTGATATTAAAATTAGTTTGTAGTAATTCCGTATACACGCCCCATAAAACAGGCTTTGTTCTATTACCATTTCTATAAAACTCATTCCAATAACTTCCCTCTTTTCTTGAAAGAAATACAGAATATGAAACTGCTTTATGTTCCAAATATAACACAGGATATAATACTTTTTGCAATAAAGCCATCTTTAATGGATAAAGAATTTTAGGAAACTCCTGTAGATCAAATGTTTGTTTCATATAGGCTTTATCATCCTTGTTAAACACCACGCATCCTATTTGCTGATCCGAATCGCTTTCATTTACAACAAAATCCATAACAACTTTTCCTTCATAATCTTTCATATACATCCTCCTTTAGGGTTTTTTTGGTTTACCCTTTAACCAATTTAATAAAAAAAAGAGGGCAGGGGGATCCCCTACCCCAATACTCTTATGGGAGATAAGACAGAAGTCTTATGTGTATTATATGATATTAGGAAAAACGGAGTTATTTATAGACCAACCCCCGAGTAATGTCTACCCGATTTTCCCCACAGTCGAGCACTATGCAACTATAATAAGTTGAGACATTAATCGTCTGGGTTTCTTGTTTTATTACATGGCAGTCAAAAACAAGAACTAAAAAAGACTGCCGCTTTTGGCGGAGATAGCTGGATTCGAACCAGCAAGTGGGATTAACCACGGTAGGTTAGCAACCTACTGCCTTACCAATTAGACTATATCTCCTTTTATGGTGGAGACGGCGGGACTCGAACCCGCGTCCGAACATTCAGTAACACCCTGGTTGTCTTTACAGCTTTAACTACTTTAATGTTCACCAATTCATGGTGTAGTTAGCCGAGAATTTGGTATATCTCTTTTATTTAGTCTAGCCTTTGAAAAGGATTTCCCCTCAAGAGATCAACAAAGTGCCAGAACGGTCTTTGTATAATACGTATAGAGTGAGTCAGACCGCAGGCAATCTTCTATACGACAGTCTTGTTAAAATGGCAGTGTTATATTCAGTAGACTGTAACTTACTAATAACACTGAATGGCGCGACTAGGCAGCCATTGGCATTGGTTTTTCGTTGTTTATATTTAAGCAACTTGTTTTAAGAGGATAGTCAACCTCTGCTGCCCAAGGTGTTACCGATAATGCCCGTCGATACCAGGTCGTCCCCAAATAAGGTTTTAGTTATACTCCAAAACCTAATGAGTCATCGGAGCCGTCCCCTGTATAAACAGGTACCACTCGCTGAAGTGATGGCCGATAATAACCAGAACACACGAGACAATCACGCATTATCATAAAAAAATTAGGAAAAGCCAATTCAGCCTTTCCTAATTATAGTATCATACATATTAATCTTTGTCAACTTGAATTTCGTGTTTTTATTTCATTCCAGAGCCATCGGCTTTACCTTGTCCCGGTCCAGCTCCTTTGCCATGTGGTCCAGTACCGTCTTGCTTTGGCTGTCTACTTTGATTATAATCCCTCAACGCTAAACTCATAGCTTCTTTATTAGATTTACCTTGTGCTACATATTTTGCTTGAAGTCTTCTAAGTTCTTGAGCATTTTGTTCTGATTGTGCACTTTTTTCCTTAAGAGTGTTTGCTGCAGTTTTAATAAATTCTTCACTTATCATTTTTACTAACCTCCTATTTTATTTTGTTTAAATAATCGTACACATATTCTGAACTTCTATTCATCAATTGATCTCTCTCTTCATCTGTCAATTTGTTCGCTTTTCTTTTTATTTTATTATTATGAAGAGCGTTTCCTAAATATCCTGCAGTGCTTCCTATTACAGAACCGACAGCAGCGCCAACAGGGACTCCAACTATAGCACCTGCGGCAGCCCTTTCTTGCCATTTTGCTGGAAGATTTTCGTTAGCAATACCGCCAGTCCCTCCACCAATCGCTCCACCAGCTGCCCCTACTAACCCACCTGTTAGTCCACCTTCCAATGCTCTTTGATACCCTAAAGGCTTTTTACGGTCTATATAATTCATCAATTCTTCTGTAGATGCAGCAATCTTATAGTATCTTGCAGTTTTCAACATAGCAATTGCCTCCTTATTTATATAATAGCTCTTCCAAAACCTTTTAATAAAGTTGGGGCTATATTTTTTTGGAAATTTTCTTTTTTTGTATATTTATTATCTTCCAAATATTTATCTAAAGCTTGACTATATTCTGGGTTTGTTCCTTCTTGATTTTGTTGTCCAATAAAATCTTGTCTATTTTTTGTGGTTTGCCTTACTACGGTAGGATTTGTAGGCCCATTCATAGGTGTATAATGTTTTTTAAATGTAGGTGTTCTCATTAATAGTTTGTCTATTTTTTCAGGAGAAGCATTTTGAGTTTCCATAACTACATCATCTGGTAATTCGTTTATCATTTGGTTATAAATATCTTTTCTCTTCTTGGCTTGCACTTTGCTAGCTCCACTAGATAATGCACCCAACCCAAGCCCCGCTAACGCTCCAATAGGGATTGCAGCAGGTCCTGCTCCAGCTGCGGCAGTTCCAACAGTTGCAAGACTACCCATTAACATTCCTGGTAATACACCATTATGGCCATCGTTCCCACTGTACATTTCTTTCAACCTTTGTCTTTGTTCTTCTACTGAATAAGCCGTTTTCATAAATTCATCACTTATCATCTAAATTACCTCCTGTTTGCGTATTATAATTTCTTTATATTTTTTATCGTTGTAGTTACCTCATGATAGGAAAATTAATTATCTCAGAAAATATTGTTAATAGCCCCTGTCATCATCTGCATTAAATTTTTAACAAGAAAACTATCGTTTTCACTAATGTATTTTTCTATAGATTCTTTCGCTTGATTTGGTGGCATATTCAAATACTTTTGGATTGTATTTTCAGGAATTATATCTATTAAATCTTCAATCGAGTTTTTGTCTAATCTTACGGATATTGATTCATAATCCCCAGAGCCCTTATCTCCAGAAGTGAAAGTATACATATGAGGTTTTCTCGCTTTAAGAAGATGCTTTGTAAGACTTTTCTTGCCATTTTGTTCTTTTTGAAACCAAAAAGCCGTTTTTATAAATTCATCATTTATCATCTAAATTACCTCCTCATTAATAAAAAAAGTTTATCTATTGACCACAATCGTATAACACTTTACATCTTAAAGGTTATCAAGTAATTGTAGCTCAAATATGCTCCAGTTGGGTTTGTCACCTTGATTCTTCTTCTTTTTCTTTCTATTCCATTTTCGTCGTAGTATACTTCTTCATCATCGCCTTGTATTGGTAGTCCTCCGCCTTCTATATCTCCTACAACTGTAATGTGCACGAAGTCTATATTATCGTATGGTAGAAGGTAACTTTCTCCAGGGCCAAGTGTTTTTGTTCCTATTCTGATCTGGGTTGGGACCATGCTATCTTTGTTACCGTTATCATGGTATATATTCAATCCAGATACATATTTATCTTCCTCAGCCACATTTCTTTTATCCCTGAAAGTCTCAACCATTTCTTCTTTCTTGTAGTATCTTTCATCATGGTCGTGCCCTTCCAAAGCAAATTCGTCTATTTCCTTTCCACCCAGCCTATAAGAGGCAACTGCCCTATCTTCTTTAGATAGGTAGTGTATTTCATTACCATCTTCATCGTAATGGCTTTTGTGTCCTTTTAAGGCAAAGTCATCCATACCATATGTTCCTCCGCTTATGTTGTCATAGAATTTCTTAGCTCCTATAGGTATGTCTGTTTCCTGCATTAATACACTATCATGGTTGTGCCCTATTTCTGCAAAGTCATCTGTTGTGTATAGCCTAAAAAAAGAGCCTTCAACTTTGTCGCTTAAGTATGGTATTCCTTCTACATATTCTACACTTGATTGTTCTTTTGTGTTTGTCAATTGTTCCAATATTCCTTTTAACTCTGCCTCTTCTACTTTTTCCCCTAACAGAAATTCTGCATCTATATCTGCCAAATCTTCAATCCTGGCATATCCCTGCCTATCGTGGTTATGATCGGTTGATGCAAAGTCATCTGGGAAGTATCTTTCACCTGTATTTTTGTCTATTAAATACTGAACATTTTTTACAGGATCTGTTGTCCTTAAGTATTTAGAATGGCTATCCAATATATCTTCATGCCCAACTACCGCTATATCATCTGCCGAATGGGGTTCTTCATTTTCATCCAGTATGTAATCAGCGTATTGTGCTTCCGGCACTATATATTTTATACCATTTAACGGTTGGTCATTGAGTATAGCGTTTCTTTTGCCTTCGTTGCTATCTGAACTTGCATTCATTATATTCATATTCAAGGCCAGGTCATCTGCCCATTTGCTCATTTGATCTATATCTACTTCATTCAATTTGTCAAAATCTACAATACCATAGATAGTTTCGCCAAACCTTATTATATCATTAGATAACTCTTCAGCCTCTGCCGTCCTGTTTTCCATCACCATATGCATTGCATACTTTTGCCCCAATAACCCTACAATAATCTTAGAATATTCCTTTATTAAATCGTCTTTTTTAGCCATGTTATATATAGCCTTTAAGGCATTGTATTCTCCTATCCCCTGTACATCAATATCTTTATTCCATGCCTTATGGTGTTCCTTTACAAACACCCTTGCAGAGAAGATTGTAGCCAATAAGAAGAAGTCTTCAATTAGCTCTGCCCTGTAACTTCCACCGAACCTGTTAACATTTAGTGAATTTTCCCACATGTTTTCATATACATATGGTGCAATGCCTGTATTATCTGATGTTTGAGTGCCATAGAAATTCTGTATAAGCTCAGCAAAAAAGAAACAGGCTACATAAGTCTGTTTATCGGTATTTTGAGCATAATCTTTTGTACCCGTGATTACTTCCTTAATTTCGATTAACAGTTCTTTGAAAGATAGACCATCAGGACTGTTGAGGGGATGTTCATTTGGAAGATGGGACAAGAAGGTATTTAAATAGCCCTGTATTGAGCCTTTATTATAATTATCTAATATATATTGGATTGCTTGTTTAATAGCCTGGTAAGTCAATTTAGTGGCAACTGAATTCATTTTAGGGATATAAACTTTAAATGGATCTGTTGTGTTTATATATTGGTTAAGCATTGGATCACTTCCCTCCTATAATATAAAGAAATTATATCATGTTTCAAAAAGTAGAATAGTTAAGTAAAATATAAACATATATTGGTATATATTATATGTTAAGTAATGGGTAGTATTAAATAAATAAGGAGGAGATAAAATGGATTTAGAGAAAAAAGTAGAGGAAGTGTTGTCGTCTTTTTCTATGTATAATTGGGATAGAGTAAAAGTAGATGGGGAAGTAATTACTTTTCCTAAAGAAGTATATAACCATAAATTGGAAGAAAGTTTAAATGGTGAAGATGGAGATATAATTGGGAAGAGAATAATGGAAGAAATGACTACCCTCGAGGAATTTTCAAAGGTTGTGAAAAGGTCTGTATCAAATATCACCACGGATATATCTGTTTCAATTAATTATAAGAAGTTATTAGAAAAATGGGTAGCTAGTAAAATGAGGGAATATCTATACAGTGTAATGCCTGATATATATAAAAAGTATGGGCATGCGATATTAAAGGAGTTGTTGAAATGAGTGATTTTAACCAATTTAAAGACAGAATAAATTCAGTTGTTTGCTGTGTTTTATATGAGAAATATCCCAATATGTATAAACATTATGACGGGAATATACTTAAATCAAGATTGGAGGAGACAAAATGAGTATAACTAATTATAAATCAGAAAATGAAATTTTTAAAAATGTCCATAATTTAATGGAACAAATATCTGCAATTCAAGACGATAGAGATAATCATATTATAAGTGAGAAAGAATATGATTCTAAATTGAGAACATATCTATATAAAATAATAGATGAATTTGAGCTAAACGATTGGGGAAGTACACAAGGTACTATCTTTCAAAGTGTACCTATCCCTGGATATATGAGAAATAGATATATAGAAAAGTTGTCTATATATGGTGTGATTTTTGAAGATGAATTAAAACCAGAATTAACAAACTATATTTTAACAGAATTGATAGATTTAATAATTAAAGAGTTCGATAAAGTTGTTGAGACTATCGCAGTTAAATATAATGGCACAACCAATGATGTATATGAATCTAAAAGTGATGAAACAAAAGAGCCTGAAATGTATTTAAGAAATTTTATAGAATTTCATATATGGGTAGTATTATATAAAACTATTCCAAATATTTATAAGTTGAATGGACATAAAATATTGAACTTTAAACTGGCAAATTATAAGAGATACATATCATGAGTAGAAAACAAAAACAACAGTTAGTAGCTATGCAACAATATAAAATTCCAGTATCTGCTTCTTTGGAAAAGCTATTGAATAATATAACAGATACTAATGATAATAGTATTAATTCTTTTACATCAAAAAAATATATAAAAAAGTATGCCAAAGATGTATTTGTAAATTTTGTCAGGTTGAACTTTATAACACATAATGAATATGCTATAACCGGATTTGGATCAGCAGGGCTAACCCATAAAAAATCGTATATATCTATAATATATTCCAGCAAATTTTTGCAAGATTTAAATAAAATAAATAAAACAACTCAGGATATGGGTGTAAAGTTCAAAATAGATTTACTCTACCATGCCTTTATGAAACAATTGATAAAAGATTTCCCTGTATTAGCGTATAATATAAGAAAAATTATAGAGAAAAAAAGATTAATTCTTACACCAGAATTAGAGATGCCAGTGACTTACGGTCAAGCCATACATGACTTTTTCTCATTTATGTACAACGTAATGCCAAATATTTATAAGCAATATGGGCATGAATTGCTACATCTTAGGATTAAATTCTCAAAGTAAATGATGGTATCATTCACAATTCTGATGGACACGATTGATTGAAATTGAAATTAAAAGGAGACTTTAATGATGATAAAAAGTTTATTCAAAACAGATGACTTTTGGGTTAGGTTTAAATATTATACAAATGATATTAGTCATGCAGAACTTAATCAAAAAATTTCAGAAAATGTAAAGGATTTGGAGATATATAAAATTGGTAAAGAAACTAAAAACCCTATCGCAATGCAAGCAATCATTCACTATAATGTTCAAAAAGATGTATTTACTTTGCCATGTAATATAATATTATATTCACTCATGACATTGGATGATTGGGCAAAAAAGGGCATAGAACTAACTACAAGAGAATGGATAATAAACGAAATAAGATATACTAATGACTTTATTAAAAATGAAAAACTTACATTCAATAGTATATACGATGATTACTTCAAATCATTTTTAAAACTCTTGAATAGTGGAGTTGTGGAAAATAAAATAATTCGTAAAATGCATAACCAATTTACAAATGATCTCCGCCCAGTATTTAAAGATAAGAAAGATGAAGAAAAAGAACTCGTAATTTTATTTGAAAATATGTTATTGAAAGATCTATATATGGTTAAACCAGATTTTTACAAAAAATATGAAACGGAGTTTTTGAAATATAGACTTAAAAGGAGGGGTTAGATGCAAAAAATAGAAAGAAAGAAAGTGTTTGCAGTGTTGAATGATATAGATAATACCAAAAAGACTAAAGAACATATTACATTTTCTGGACGTATTGCACAATATATACTTGATGATGAAATCACTAGGTTGAAAAAAGGAATACAACAATTCAATTTTTATTTGAGATTAAACGAAGATAAAACTCAGATAAAAGGCCAAACGGTTGTTTTTTATAGAGGATTAGATGCTTTGAGACTATTGAAGAAAATGCTTTTAGATGACAAATACGCTTCACTATTAGATTCCTATGATTATACCATTGTTAAAAAATTGAGAAATAAACATGTAGATTCTAGTATATTCGAAGATTTAGAAAACTTTTTTTTCATGAAATATATAGAACATAGGCTATCTAACAATTTATCTAATGAGATTATAAATCAAATTAATAATATTAGCGAACTACGTTTAATACCATCAAGACAATTGGCAAGACAATTTATGAACATTTTGGATAATCATATGTACACCTTAATGCCAGATGAATACAAAAAAATTGGTTCTTTACTGCTAGTACACAAATTGGAAGAAGGTTTATGATGCCTACAGTCAATGTTGCGTTTTTTCCGCTTAAATTAGAAAGGGGATTTTATAATGTTTAATAAAGAACCTATTTATATTTATATGGATTATGTGGGATCTTCAAAAGTGTCTTTTAAAGAATATCTTTCTGGTGATATAGCTCGTTTGGCATTTAGATTCGCCAAATGGATTAAAAACGATGAAATCGATGAAGTGTTTAATAGAGCTATTAACTTTCATATAACTTACGAACGAAAGAGAAAAGGTATATCAAACATTATAGTTGGATATGAAAAAATGGAAGCAGCAGATTTTTTAATAAAAGCAATAACTCAGAAAGATTTTTTAAAAGACTCTGAATCTTGGAAAGATTTTTTAGATACAGTTAATGTCATTGAACTGAAATACAATAATGAAAATATTATAGATATTTTAAACGACGTTAAAACCAAATCAGTAGAAGAGTTCTTGCTATTTGCACAACAAAAAACACGAAATAACGAAACTGAATTAGATCGAGCTATATCTGATGCATTTACTAGAAGATTCTCACCCTTCGAGCCAACTTCTGAAAATAAACGACTTGTCTTTTATTCTATTATAAGATACTTTTTTGAAAGGTTCCCTGATTACTATAAGCAATTTGGCAAAGAATTTCTACTAATCCAGCTAAATAAAAACATGTGATTTTTGGTATATGTAAGACATTAGGAGGTGTTATTTGATGAAACGAAAAATAGAACATGAAATATTTCCATTAGAAAATCGTGAACTTCCTTTACCAACAGAAGTTTTGCAGTCTTATAATGTATTAAAAAATATTTATAATTCTCGTTATCAACCAGACCAAATAGAAGATATAAAAAGCAAATGGTTATACTTCAAATCAAAAATTTCTAATTCATTCTCAGAAAGAATAGGGTATACTAAGTCTACAGTGATAACAACTAATAAGTATTTGAAAACGTTTTATGTATATAAGTATAATCCAAATTATCATGCTAGTAAATATAAAAATGAATATATGACAGACTTAATAGGGAACTTAGAAAAAGAGTATTTCGAAGATTTTATACAAAACTGGAGAAATTGGCAGTCTGTTTTAATAAATTCAATAGATGAATTTGGGGATATATATAGACCAGGCAAACGTGATAATTCTCAAAGATTAAAATTAATATATACAGATATAGTGAATCAATCTTTTAAGAAATTCTATAATTGTTGTCCTGATACATATAAGAAAAATGAATCAGATTTATTAAATATAAGATTAATAGCTTTGAAGGAGAATAAATATGTTTGATGTATATCCATTTTATATGAATATAATAGAGATAGTTGTATAGCTCATGAAACTGAATTGTTCTTATCATAATTAAAAGGGTAAAGATAAAAAACATCAAAATCTAACGTTGTATAAGGCCATAATAAATATTTTTATATAATTTTAGTATAATCTATCATGAATAAACTATAACGTCTTAGAGGGCAAATAAAAGAGAGGTGATAAAAATCAATTTAGAAGAATTTAAACCCGAATGGACAATTAAAAAATTAACTGCAGGATTCAACGCTCCAAACAGTTCTAATAGTGCAGAAGTTGATAGAGTTAAAAAAAATATTTTAATATTTGGGGACAATATACAATTTAATGCACATCATTCCCTAATAGATTTTTTTAAGAAGAAAGCTACATTACAAAGAATAGAAAACTTTTATTATATCATTCATACACAACATATAAATACAGATGGCGATTGCATTGACAAAACAATCAAATATCTGAAAGCAATGTTTGAAATTACATTATATTATGACAAACCTGAATACAAATTAGCTCAAAAAACTCTACAACCTCATCATGCACATAAGATGTATAAAACATTAAATAGCAACAAAAATATAGCAGAAAGAGAGAGATTCTTAAATGATATAGCAAATTATATTTTAGCTAGAGAAATTAAAAATGTATATAGTTATATGTTTATAGATAAAGATACAATAGAAGAATATAAACAAGCTATTATTTCGGCAAGGGAAAGCTATAAAATAAATGTATTACCCAACGAAAAAACTTTAGCTAAAGATACAAAAATGGCATTCCACTATTATACCAAGATCGTTCAATCTTATTTCCCAAAATATATAGAGGAGAATTACAATATTATATTTGAAAGGATGTTAGGTTTCAATAAAATAATAAAGGAAAGTGAGGAGATATTATATGCCAATATTAGAAATTAACCAAGAGTATAAAGAATACTTAGGTGCTAAATTAGAAAAAGTTCTATCCATATTATTTGTAAAATATACAGAAGAGAAAATAACTATGAAAGAAGCTCTCATGGAAATATATAATTTGTTTGAACAAGATTATATAAAATATTTTGAACATCCAGAATATTTTACCAAAAATATCACACGAAGTATTTTAAATGTCAGACACAGAACAGATTATACAACAAATACCGTAGCAGTAAATCTTATGAAATTACTTAAAACAGCATATGAAATTAACCCTGAATACTATTCGAAATTTATTAAATCTTTGATCAATGATTTTAGGCAATTAGAACAGAAATTCAAAAAGCCTATTGAAATATCAGAAATAACTATTTCTTCTTTAGAAAACGATTTATTTTTGAACAGAATTTATAATAACAATATATTTGTCAATTACGGTACACCAAAAGAATTTTTAAATACATTTAAAAGATTAATTTAGGAGGGAGGAATATGCTTTGGAAACATCCAGAACATTTTAAAGATTTAAATGAAGAAATAAAAAATGAAATAAAAGATAATAAAATAAATATTTCTAAATATATTGAACATCCTGAACAGCTACATAATGAAAGCCAAGTTATAATTATATTATTGAAAAGGTTATTAACTTCTTTATCAAATACTGGTCCATCAGCTTTATCCAGGGATCCTGATTATGAAGCTATAGCAAACTTCCTTGCCTTTGAAGGAGAGTTTGAATCTAATATATTTGCTACATATTCAATTTTAAAAAATTTGGAAATTATAAATGAAATATTTGATTTAGAAAAAGATCCCCAACGTTTCAATATTTTTAGATTGATATATAACAGCATATATAAATTCAAAGATCATGATCAATTACACTACATAAACAATAAATATGTATCTGTGTATAAGTGGTATTTAAAAGCATTGTCTTCAACCTACATAGAGAATAAGTTGTTTGAAATATACGTTTCCAATGATAAGAAGGGATATAAAGCAGAAAACAAAAAAACATTTATGAAACTAATTAAATTATTGAACAACGGAGATCTAACAAACAAATTAATTCAAAAGGATATAGAGGAGGGGAAAAAATGAAAATTTTCTTAGAAAGCATTACAAATAATGAAGAATTAGAAGAAAAAATAAAATATACAGTAGAACATCCAGATAATGTACATTTAAACATATTATGTGAAAACATAAAAAACTATTTGTTGAATGTTCCCAATATAAAACCCTCTATTAAAATATTGCAAAAATATCCATCGTTCAACAAAAAATTCATAGATTACACAATAAAAAATGTTTTTTCACAGCCTATAAATGATATCAAAAACGGATATGAAATAAAAAAATTATTGAGTAAAAGCCCAGAATATTTTTATGAGGGAGCTAAAAAACGGTTTGAAGTATTATGCGGATTATAAGAAAATAGCTACTACCTTTATTGGTAGTAGCCTTTTTTTTACCCACACATATCTTAAAGGAGAAATGAAAAAGCATCAGTATCTAATTGACTTTTGCCTGTTCTGATGGTACAATTATTATGTAGTTGCATTTAGTCATCGGCGTACATCTTCTTTTTAATATCGAAGACATCCGCCACTCCAAGTCAAAGCAGGGGAATAAAGTCCCCTGTTTTTTTATTATATAATAATCATCTCTCTCAATTCATTCAAATCTGTTTCTAATAATTTATAAGATAAAGGAACTTCTTCTTTATTTTTCAATTCTGATCTCAATCTGCTTAACAAAATGCCGCCCATAATTTTCATTTGTAGTGCCTTTTCTTCCAATTCAGCTTCTTCTTTTAAATTAATATGTTTTTTCATATTTATCTTATTATAATCTTTATAGGCTTTTATAAAATCATCTAAAGCCATCACAGCTTCATCTATATATGTTTGAATATTAGCATTTTTCATCACTAGATTTCTTAAATTTTGATAAGAACTTTTTAAAATTTCTTCTCTTGTCATATCATCCAATCCTGATCTTTCCTTTTTATAAGCTGTAAACAAATCTATAAATAACAATATAAAAAAAAATACCAACATTATATTTAGAGTGACTATATCCATTTTTATCCCTCCCATATCATAATAAATTATACCATCCTTTTCTTTCAACTAAAGTTTTATAAAATTCTATTTTAAACGGACAACACTTATAATAAGTTCGCTTTATTATGATTGGTTTGATTGAAGCACCTTATTTTTCATATTTTATATATTATGGTAAAAGAAAACCCCCACTTTTAAAAAGTAGGGGCTGACCACAGAACTACAAAAGGGGAAACCAGACTCATATAAGGGGGACCTTATCATTTTATCTTTTTAATCCTGTCAAGAGCTTTGTCTAAAAAATCATAATCATCTTGGCTATGTTCGGCATCATGTAATCTTCTTAATTCTTTTGATATTGCTGTAAATAGATCTGCTAATTGTTCTTCTTTCTTATCTAAATTCTTTTCTTGCTTGGTATAAAGAGCAAATATTTTAGAAAAAAACTTAGCTACTTGAGTAGGTTGTGCTACTTTCAATAATAACTCAACAATAATTCTGAGCAAATTGTATAATATCCAAGTCAAAGCAGGTAGCAATATTTTCTTCAAAAGGAAAGAAAACACTTTTTTCATATCATCACCTCAATAGTGCTAATTCTATCAATGTTTCGCCTATTATTTTTAGCTCCCTACCTTCTATACCAGAGTCTATATAAGAATTAAGATCTACAGATGCTGTGTCTATCATTATGAATCTAGGAAAAATAAAGTCATAATATTTATCATCCTTTATTATTCTAACATAGAGACTATTACTTCTTGGTGTAAATGTGTCTACTATACCTGTTGTGGGAAATCCTGGAACCCCTAATAATATATTTACAAATTTTTGTATATTTTCTTTGATATGTAGTTTATCCTTAAGGAATATAGCTATCTTGACTTGGTTAGCAAAAAAATCCCATTTATCTATACCATCGGCATATTTTAACAATTCATTGGTTGTATTTCTAATGTTATTATTATATGCTTTTAATATCATATCGTTAGCTATCTTAGCGTTTTTGAATTCCACTATTACATCATTTTCTTCTTCATAGTATTTAAAATCTATTTCCCAATGGGTACCAGTTAATTTTGGGGAATCAGAATTATATGATGGCAGTCCTCTATCATTAATTATTTCTCCTACTTTCTGATGATTGTTATACAGAATAGCTTGAGTAAAGTTAAAAGGTATATCCAAATCAATATTAACTATTCCACCTGAATATGATACGTCAAAGTCTGCATTAAAAGGATCTACTTTCCAAGAATCAAACTCCCAATAATTTGGAATATCTAATATGGATTTCACCCCTTTTAACGCCTGCAAATTTTTCAACAAATCTTTAGTTAAATAATTTACTGGTTGGATTAATTTATGTGATACTTCTTTAATTGTATTTTGTTTAAATATCCCCATTCAAATCAGTCCCTTATAATTACATTTGGATTTACTGCCATAATGCTGAAATCAGTCATATTATCAAAAGGCATTTTCCCAGAAAAATTATTCATTTTTAATTGATGTTGAGGGTTAGTTGTTTCTGAACTAAATCTACCAAGCGAATAAGAATGAGCAGTTAATGTCATCTTAGTTGTGGACAATTCTTGAGCCCCGTTAGTTTTCAATAAGTTATTCAATCTATTCATTGAAATGTTTTCAAATGATGCTATTTCGGAATTTATTCCAATATCTGAAATTAAACCACTATATATACCATTTAACTGAGCAAATACTACAGGTTTTACTTTAACTTTGACATCTACTCCTATTGGTGCAATATATGGATCATTTTCTATCTTATTTTGATTTTCTCTATATTTTAACGGTGCTATATATTTTATAGACACACCCGACCCTGGATTCGTCTTAAAAAATATTAATACTTTATTTTTATCAGTGAATGTATACCCTCTGTCCACACTAATATAAATATAATCTTCATTATAAACTAATTTTTCTCCACTGCTATTCATGACAGATTCAATTCCCATAACTGGATATAAATTCGGATCTTGGCTTTGAGACATTTCAATATAAAACAAATCTTTTTTTATAAACTTATCTGCATTTACATCAAAAAATGAGCTCCACGCTGTTAAATCAATGTCATTTATAGGATACTTATAATCTTTTAATGGGTTCCCAAAACTTGGAAAATAAGCTGAATCAGCAGTCATAACTTCTTCACCAGCTGTAGAAATGGCATTTCCTATAAATGTTTTAATTCCAAAAGTATTTTCTGTATAATAAATATCTACTTTACCCCCATCATGAAATGATAATCCATCATTAGTTTGTGATAGGTCTCTAATCATTAGTAAATCGTCTGTCGACACTATATCTGCGTTTATATTGTATTTTTCTTTTATATATGTCTTTATATTATCTTTGTTATAAGTTTTAAACATGGAGAAACTATCAAACAATTTGTTGATTTTATCATCTAATGTATCTGCGTAATATCCTTCCTCAATACCTACAATAACTCCTTTATCAAATCCATCAACATTTATAACATCTCCTGTTTTTAACTGTTCTGCATTCAAAGAATAAGAGTAAAACTTTTTCTTTCTGGATACATATAATCCATTGGAAGAAATAAAGTCAGAAGAAGATAAAACAAATTCTTTGTTCTTCAATATTAAATCCCCTATTTGTACATTTAAAGCTCCTTCAGTATATTGTTTTTTGTTCCCTAATATAGTCTGATATTGTTCACCATTCATATATAAATCCACATAGTATTCATAAGGAGTTATATAATCTTGTGTATATCCTTTTGTCTTTAAAAAGAAATCTAATATTTCACTTGCATTATTTTCTGCATCCATAACTGTTCGTAAGTCTTCTTTATCTTCTATTCCATTTATAAGAGCAAAAAAAGTGTTCAAATCAAAATATTCTTTTTTAGCATTTGTATTCAAAAATTCAACCATAGGCTGTATTATATATTTATAATTTATAGATTCTTCATGAGTATCGTACCCTAAAGTTTTAAAGGTGTTTAACAATTGAGTTTTTGGATCAAAATATTTAAACATTCGGCAGTCCCCCTTTATAATTCAATTTCAATTATTTTATTTTCATCATTTTGGTTGCTTACATTAATTATATAATTTTCTCCATTTTGCGATAGTTCTATAAAAGCATCGCTTAACATCTCATCAGGAGAATTTCCAAAATCAGTCATTACATCTTTAATGTTATTCAATTCACTTTCCATCAAAGTCAGCAAATCAGATTTTTTAGTATATTGATTGTATTTAGGAATCACTCTTTCAAGTAATGCCACAATAATATTATTAGCTAAATAAGAAATACCAGATTGCTCTTCAAACTTTTTAGTATCGAAATTAAATATTGGATTCATTTCATTTCCTCCTATATATTGTTATTACTAAACTTAAATATCAGATAAGATCTATAATTTTCAACTTTATTTTCTTTTTTTACCGTTTCAACCTTTTCTTCTGTTTCTTCAACTTGAGATCTTATATAATATTGTATTTTATTTTCCATATTTTCTATGACATCATTTATTTTTGCATCATAATCTAAAGGTGTAGTTAAAAAAAACATGTCATTTTGTGCTTTTTCTAAAGGAATACCTTTATAAGAAAAGTTTATATTTTCTAAACTAAAACTTTTAAACTCATCTAATATTTTTTTACCTTCTTGAGAACTCGTGAAGAATTTTTCTTTTTCCTCCAACGTCATCCCTGTTAATTCTTTTTGTTCTACAGCCAGATTATTTAACACATATCCTCTTATACCTTCGATTATATGGCCTAATATCTTGACATTCTGTTCGTGAATTGCAGGTATGATTTTCTTTTGTAAAAGCCATAAAACAAAATAATCTGTTATATAAGGATTTATACCAGCAGTATTCCAGTCAACAGATTTATCATTAGGATTATAAAATTCTTCTGCCAAACTTTTCAAGTATATTTTTTCTCTGCGAGACAAATGATATATTAATTGTTTATATCCTGGAAGATTATCAACGCTATATTCAGAAACATCAGATACAGGATTATCAAATAGCTTTTGATATTCATCTGACTGAGAGATTGCCCTTCCTTTTTCTATCTTTTCTATCTCATAAGATACATCTGGCAACTCTAAAGTTTTTGTGAAATAAAAGTTTTGATTTTCTATCTCTTTCAACTTTAAATCCACTTCATTTTTCAATTGAGAAAAGATATTTTTTAAATTAGGATCTCCATACAAATCAATATAAGGCGGTTGATAATCCATAGCAACCTCTTTGTTGAATAGAGTAAAAAAATCTTTGATAGGAGCATTAATACTACTAGGATAACTATAATCTTGTATTAAAGGAGAAGTTATATCGTTTGAAGAAAAATAATAATTATCCGTGCTATCTATTTGAGATAACACTTCATCTCGTTTAATGTCTATATTCATTTCAAAGGTCATCTTTTGTAATATTTTATCGTCAGAACTTCTGTCGAGATCATCCGCAATTACCGGGTTAAACTGTCTTAAATCTAATACAGTATTTGCGCCTCTATCGTTAAAAGTATTAAAAATATACATTTTCCCGCCATCTATAACAGGTAATAGAGGATATTCCGGTTGAACCAACGGTTCTAAAGCTATATTTTTCCCATAAGATCTAAGTAATAACATCTCTTGCATTTGATACCAACCAGCTTTTTCTTGAATAGACATAAAATGTTTATAAGCTATTTCCAACAGTATCTGTTCAACATTATCCCCAACGATGATATTACCTTCAGATACATCTAACGCATGATGTTCTACATAACTTCTATAGTAGATAAAAAAATCATCTTTCATACTTTCATCCCATTCATTTTTGGCAGAGGCATTAGGCCTATATTTAATATTCCACAAGTTAGGTTTATTTGTTTTTATGTCTTTCAAAACTAATTTATAGTTAGAGTTTGAAGTAATATTTTCAGAATTAGTTTCAAACCTTTTCTTATACATGTTAAGTTGATCTATTACACTACTTTTCTCATCGTTTATTGTAGCCATAGTTTACACCCCCAGTAGAACATCTAAAGATTCACCCGATAAAGATGATATTATATACGGGAAATATGATATAAGCATAAATAAATATATTATGTTTAAATTGCCTGCATCTTCTAAGCTCATATCAACATATGATTCGATAGCTAATTCTAAACTATTTTCTAATACATCTAAAGCATCTTTAGAACCAAACATATTTAAAAGACGTATTTGTTCTTCTTCATCTTTTACATTAAAACTCAACATGTCGTTAGTTTTCATTAGCAATAATATTTCAGCAAAATATGCTACCATTTCATATATAGCACAATCTCTATCAGCCCAATCACTTAACTTTTGGCTGATCTCTGATAATAATATTTGAAGCCTTCTCCTTTCTTGATCATCTTGAGACACAACTTCAAAATTAAACATGTTTAATATTTTCATGGGATAAGCAAAAGCATTAGGCAAAAACATCATCATATCATTCAAGTTATTTGAAAATTGTGAAACACTTTGAGTGGCACTGTCTAATTGATCTCTAAATACTTCTGATAATAGTAACGCTGCATATGTGCCCCAATAAGCACCTGTACAATTATATTCGGAATTAATATTATTATGTAGTAAAAATTGATTAAATCCTAGTAATGCACCTGTGACATTGCCAGCTGTCATTTGTTGGGCAATTTTCATAAGTTGTTGTTTATCAGTGTATGCTTTATTCATACTTCCAAAATAATCATCGATTTTATTTTGAGTATTTTGGTCTTCATTTGTATTATCCAATTCAATATCCTTACCTGTTAATTGTTGATAAGCTCTTCTAAAATTTTCTTGAGATGATTGCAGCACATTAGCTTCAACAGCTTTTGATGTTTTCATAGATCCAACGTTACTTAGCGTTTTCTGTATTCCAATATAAGCTTGAAAAATATCATTTGAATATATATTATCTTCATACCATTGTCTAGCCAAACTTTGATAATAAGAGGCCGATAATAGCTTACTTGGATCAACGTTATTTTCTTGAACTTGTTTTTGAACCATTTTCCATATCCCATTAAAAACAGAATCTACAAAGCCTTTAATCATTCTTGTTTTAGTATCTAAAAGTAATTTTTGATACTTTAAATTTCTTTCATGCTGAATACTGGTAATTTTACCTTCGTTTAATTGTGAGACAGAATCATTTATTTTCTCTTTATATGTTGATTTAAATTGTTTGGTAATTAATTCAGTAACAGTTTTAGCAGGCTTTTTTAAAGAAACTATATCGGATAAAGTCTGTACAGTTTTATTAGTATCACTCATTAAATTTTCGAAATTTCGGCTATTCGTTCTAACGGTTTTCATCACATCTTGTATTTGTTGTTGATTCATATCATCACGCCTTCCTGATGTTAGATATCATGCCATTAATACTTATTTTATAATACTTATTATAATCCCCAGCTTTAACAACAGAAATATTTTGTGGTTGTATATATAAAACAACATTTTTCTTCACTGAAATGACTTTTTCCCCAGTATTCTGTTTTATCAAATAAGGAACTTTTAAAATGAAATTATTTTTTTTAATAGCAGAATAAATTTTATCCCCATCCAAATTTTCTGACTTGTTTGATATTAAATTATATGTTTCTAAAGTATCTAAATCTTCATACATACCAAATACTTCTTCTAAAAATTTTTGTTCATCATTAGACACTTGTATAACTGTGCCTTGTATACTAATTTGGTATGGCATTGCCATATTTCTAAAATATAATGGCTTATTATTAACCGGGAAAACATCTATATTATTTGACACTTGGAAATTAAGGCTTTGCACAAAAGTCTTTTGTAACACTTTATAAAATCTCATTCTCACATCTTCAGACAAATCTTCTTTTAAATAATTTATCTGATAATTTAGAACTGTAGTTTTATATTGTATAAGCTCATCTAACACACCGCCAATAACTTTAATTGAGCTCTTTTCTCCTTCTGTTTCATATTCCTTAGCCCCTATTTTTATTTTGTCATAATCGTCTCTTTTAGGAGAAAAAACATATTTATCCCTATTAAATATCTCCAAAAAATCTTTCTGATTAAATTGTGTGTTTTTAACACCTAATATTGTAAATGTAGAGGTCCCATTGTATAAAGGGGACCCTGCAGATATATTAAATGTAAAATTATTATATGATCCCGATAATATTCTTACTTCATATTGATCAGAATTTTCTAATTTTTTATATATAAATAAATAATGATTATCATAAGCTCTCTTTTTTGACATTATAGAATTAGCTTCAATAACCCCTTTGGCAAAATCAGACAATACATTAATTCCACCTTCTAAAAAAGGAAAAGAAAAATCAAAAGATATTTGTGACTTTTCAATCGCCGATGCCTCTTTAAACATAAAACCATCAAAAGTAATTACAGGTGTGAAATTCATATTTTTCGTCATGTTAATAGATAAATATCTCCCCTGTGATAATTCTATATGGCTATTTTCTTCTTTCAGCAATTTTACTATATCTCCGGATAATAAATCATTTTTAGATATTATTGGAATAATCCCATACATCATCTAGACCACCCTGAGTCTTCGTTCAAATACTCTTTAAAATCATCTTCAACTTCTTTTTTCAACTTATAAAGTTTAGCATAATTACCATCCATCTCTTGAGATATTTGAGTTAAACTTTTTTTCTGTTCACCATTTAGTCCATATAATTTGGCAATAAGAGTTTCCCCTTCATGGCCATATTTACTTCTAATATATTGTAGTGCTTCCATTACCTTTAAATTGTTATTTTTATAAACTCTGTTAAACGAATTTTCTGATTCTATAACAGTGCCTCCCATTTTTCTCTTAAAAACATCAATTTTTTGTGGAGACCATGCTAAAGAATCTGCTAATTCAAGTGTAGTAGGATCTCTATCTTGTTTGTACTTTAAGTCGTTGTATGTATTTTGAAATGTAGAAAATTCCAAATTATAATTCTCTGGTAGTCTCAATGTTCCTTGGTTGTTATTCACAAATCTATTCATCTTTTGTAAGTATTGATTGACATAAGTGACAACTCCGCCTTTAGAAGAATTGTAATTTTCCAATGCTTTCGCTATTAATTTTTTTGCTTCCAAATCCATAGAAGTTGGGCTTATACCGGAATCTCTATACTTGCTTATCGTATAACTAACATATGGTTTCAAATCCCTATATATTTCAGCAAATACTCTAGGATCTTTACTTTTTTTCCATTCATTAACATTTTTTACTAAATTAGGGTTAGATGCTCCCATGGTTTACACCTCTTTCCTCTCCGTTTCAGGCATATATTTTAATATTTCTTTTGCTTTTCTTAATTCAGCTATATATCTAACTTCTCTGTTTGAATCTCCTGTCTTATTGATAACCGGTAATATTTGATATACTTTTGCTAATTCGTATACAGCCCATACAGCATCATTCATGTTATTTAAGGCAAAGATGGGTAGTTGTTGATAAGAAATAGTTGTATAAGCTTCTACCATTTGTTTTAATAGTTTTATTATAAAATACCTAACTTCTGCTATAGAAGACAACGTCAATGAATTATTTATGTCCTTCCCTGTTTCCAAGCCTGCTATAAATTCTTCTAACTGTTTATTTAAAATATCATTTGAATCTATAATAGGTTTAAAATCATTAATTTTAACATAATCAGTACTTAATAAACTAAAATTGTCTTTAGTAACTTTTTTTACCGTAGACATACTTTCTAATATTTTTTTAGCTTCCTCTAATTCTTTTTCATCATTTGAAGATACCAAGAAATGTTGCAACTTGTTAGTTGATAAAAAAATATTTTTATCTCCGTTAAACTTATATAATAACTTTACTATATCTATATTTTTATCTTCTGTTTGTTTAAATGAATTAGAAGTTTTGTATATTTGATTTGGCAGCAAATATTGTAAAATAAAATCTTTCATCAATTTAATTATATCAAAAGCATTATTCACCCTTGAGTGTTGTTTCTTTTCTTCAAGGCTCATTTTATTTATCTTATTATCTTTAAAAGTATAGCCTAATTTATTCAATCCTTTTATATGTTCATTACAAAATTGTACAATACTATCTTTATTATCCGATTCACTTTCTAAATATCCAGAAAGATGGTCATATATAACTTTACCGAAAGATTGTAAGCCTATACGGCTATAAAACTCCTCATGGTTATTCACTCTATAATAAGACTCGGTAGTTAACCACCACTTGTTTTCTTCAATAGGATAATTCAATTGATCGACATTATTCAAAGTTATTGATGTGGTTGGTGCTCCTTTTGAATTGAAAACATGAGAAACAGAATTCACCTGCCCAAAATAAATTCCAGAATTTGTTATTATCATTGCTGGAAGACCATTCGCTATATAAGGATTGAAATCCAATTGGACTTGCATCATTCTTGATTTGGCCCAATTTTCATTATAAGATTTTCTAGAAATTACAGCAACACTTTCATTAAACGATTCAGAATCAACTGTGTTTGTTATTATTTCATCACTTTCTTCATTATCTGCTTGTTCTTCATTATCTATATTAACCATATAACTCATAACATCCTTATATTCAACCTGCTCGGAATAATAAGTCCCCATAGCACGATTATTAAGATTGTTAGATGCAACTAAAGTTTTCATTTTATCAAAAGATAAAGCATCATTCGACGTATCATTTCTAATGCTATATAATTCATCCATCGTAAGCCCTTTTTTAGGGTAAGTGGATTGTCTTAAAGGTCCTGGATAAATGCCTGTCACATATGGAGATAAAGAAATATTTCCATTTGTGCTGCCAAATGTTGTTCCCACCCTAGTTGGATATTTATGCTGGACCTCAAAATTAATCGATGATATTTGAGAAGGTAATATTATATTAGATGAAGGAGGTATATAAGCAAAAGATTGGGGAATAAATAAATATTGGCCTATGCCCATATTTTTATCTTCTTCTCCTAAAGTTAATAAATCAGAATAGTATTTATTTCTAATGTTTTTAATTTGTTTAGGAAAAGATTCACCTTCACTATTAGCATTATATGAGCTAAGCTTAGGAAATAATTGTCCATACAGATTATGTTCCATATTATCTGCAAAAACACTTAATATTTGCATTAAAGAAGTTTCACCTTGAGCATTTTGAGCAAAATCTAATATACTTTTATTAAATAATGCTTTTAATACTCCTTTTTGATACGGCTGTTTTTCACTATTAGTACCTTCAGTTGCAAAATTATTATCAGAACGATAATTTATATCAGCACCTTCTAAAAAATTAGGGTCTCCAAATACTATCCTTCTTGAAAAATGATAAGCATCTTCTAAATCCATAAAATCATTCTGTAAGACAGATAGATATGTTATAACGGAAAAAAATAAAGTATCTTTTTTCAACTCTACTACTTCACTATCATCTTGATTTATCCCAAAATATTTACTCATAATTTGATTCAAAACATAATTAATACCTAATACTCCACTGTTGTTTTCTCCAAGACCTAAACTTTTAAAATCTGGATAATTGTGATTACGCACTAATAATTCTTTGGATACGTTATCTGGTAACTGATCGAAGTTTAATAGTTTTATACTCATAGGCCAATCAAATGGAGCTACAAAATCTAACGATATCTCATTTTTTGTTGGCCTTTTAATTCTTTGAGCACTTTTCAACAAACCATCTACAGCTGTTATCCATCCTTCCCCTTCTGTATTAAACAAATCATTTTTTACTTGTACTACAGCATAAGTATTAGGGGGCAATTCCATAAGAGCAGGAATTGGTGGAAAATAAGCTTTAAAATTTATTGTTTTACCAGAAGCAACTATCTGTACAGAATCACAATAAAATTCTTCATGTTCAATTAATATACGAAAATAAGTTTTCATATTATCACCTCTATAAAAAAATAGGGCAGTCTCTGCCCTAATTGATTAATATTCTATTCCTGTTCTCTGCTGTCTTATTTCTCTTTCGTATTGAATTTGAGTCTGTCTCGGAAGTTTATTAAATACTTTTTTATTGTTATATATCTTTTCATAATTAGTATCTTTTGTAAACTTCACATAATCTTTAGTTCCTTCTTTATAATTCCTTTTTGCCCAACCTGTAGTGTGATCTCTAAATTCTATAGTAGACAACCCATATGTTCTTTTCATATCCGTTTTGCATTCAGGGCATATAACTGCATCATCTCTTTCTTTAGAATATCTAAATTTTTCTTCTATACTTCCACATTTAGGGCATTCATATTTATATATTGGCAATTCTATCTCCCCTTATTTATTTATATACTATTACGTTTTTTCGGAACAAACCTTTTTTTGGGTCTTTTAACAAATTCTATAGCTTTCCCGTCAGGACCAAATGGAGGATTTTGAGGCCCTTTTCTTTTAAATTTTTTAGTAGCTGAAGATTGCACTTTAGTTTCTGGATCAGCAGAAGCAGCAGGCGCGCCCTTTGTTGTTTTCGAGTTTGTAGAAGTTTGAGTCACTTTTTGACCATTTTTACTTTTTTTCATATTTTCAATCATTTCATCTGCTCCAATTAAATCTCTAACTTTAGGATTAGTTAACGCTACTTTTCCACCTACACCTAACGTTGCTCCTAAAGCAAACCCTTTGCTTTTGTCACCGGGAGGTGCCATCATAGAACCTACCATTCCCCCGCCTAAACCTGTCATTAAAGCTTGTGTTTTAAATCCCATTTATATACGTCACATATATAAACTATATGCGACTTTCACCTCCTTTATTATTTGTTTGGATTGAATGCATTTGTTGCTGCATCTGATAAATTATTAGTTAACGCTGATACTCCGAATAACCCTGCAGCTCCAATACCTTTTGCTGTATTTCCTATGCCTTCCAACCCTTTTATAACTTTAGATTCTCCAGGAACGAAATTATCACTCTGAGGATTTTCTTGTGAAAAATTCCTGCTCGCAGACCTATATTGAGCATCTGGATTTGGATTATCAACTTTATTTTTTATGTTAGTTGAATAAGCTTCTTCTCTAACATTTTTATTAGAAAACCCTGATTTGATTTTTTCTGATTGCCTTTTGAAAAAACCTGGTTTCTTTTTTTTCCCAAAATTAAAAGCTTTATCTAATAAATTTCCGTCTATATCTCCTGCACTGCCTACTGCTTTATTAATAACTTTATTTGTTATAGCAGCACTTTTTATAAATTCATCATGAATCATGTGTTATCACCATCCTGTATAATAATCGTGTAATTCACTCCAGTATTCCTGTGGCAATGGTGTTTCCATTTGTATAGCAAAGTCTAATTTTTCTCTAGAATATTTATCTCTAATTATATAATTGAACTTCCCATATTTCACTCTTAAGATACCATTCGGATTTATTTCTACTATATCGTTGTTAATCACATCAACTACATCATAAAATCCTCCAACAATATCAGAAAAATCTATTAAGAATGGAAAGATTAATTTTTCTCCAGCTTTTAAATTATAATTCTCACCTTTTACTTTAACAGTTTGATCTTGGCCACTAAAGCTCACTAAAATTGTACCATAAAGGGTTACAGTGTTGAGTAATAAAATATCATTTATCAAATTATTAAATGAAACCGTTGTAGCCCTATTGAAACTAAACCTATCAATTCGAGGATATTTCTCTTTAAAAATAGCTATAGGATCATATTGAATAGGATTGGTTTCTTTATACATAGAAGTCAAATTACTGAATTGTATAACACTTCTTTTCTTAACTCTTTTAGTATCTTTACTAATATAATTGAAATTAGAAGCATAAATATAATTCCTTCTAATGACACCAGAAACAAAATTAGATGCATAAATTTCATTTTTTTGAGAATTATCCACATAACTATTCACAATTAAATTAGTTTCTTCTTTCAAAGAAGTGAGGTTCTTTGCATGAATTATATCTACATTTTCATTCTTAATCTTAGTCTTAAATACGTGATTGGTATATTTTAATAATGTTTCTTTAAATCTCAAATTTACTTCAGCTACATGCTCGCTAACAGGAATATTATAATATATTGTATTATATAACGTTGGATACAAGTAAGTAAGTGCATTAATATATAAATTATTTTTTTCTTCAGTATTAACTGGTATTCTAACTCCTAATATAACAGGTATGGTATTATCCACAAACCCTTTTATCATATAATCAAAACTACTTTCTTGCTTTGCCTTAGAAATTATATTTAAATTATATACATCAGGAACAACTCTTTTAAATAACATTTGACCATTTATTTCATAGCCAGAAGTTTTACCCCAAAGTTCATTGGCATTGTATACTTCCTCAACAGTTTTACTTTTTAAAGAATCAGTCTCATCATCGTACACCATAGCTGAATATTTTACATAAACTTGTGTGACATCTTCCCATAATTCAAAATCAAAATATTTAACTCCTGAGTTAGATTGTGATTTCCATTGGCTGTTTATTTTATAACTTCCGTATTTAGTTGTAATTCTTAATTCTATATCATCAGAAGTTAATAAATTAGTATATGGGTAAAATCTTATTATAGAAGCAGTGGACATGAACCAATTTCTTCTAGAATAAATATTCAACAATTTTGTTTTATCATTTCTATCCATATTATGTGCAGCATACCTTATACTTTTATTAGATACATGAGATACGTTTATGAAGGCATATGGCGATATTTTAATTACATCTGGTATAACTGCAGGCATAGTCCATAAACTTTCTATATCTTGTTCCAATGTTGTAGGATATAATGGCTTTGTTTCTCTAATTTCTGTTGTCTTAATCATAGAAAACATATTAGTTCTTATTAATTCTCCACCTTCAGTATACAACATTTTTATGTTTAAATTTATTGGATCTGTCTCTTCTTGATAATATACCCCACTACCTATTTTAAAGGTATCTTTGAAAAATTCAATTTCACCATTTTCATTATTTATGTACTCTAAAAATATAGATACAAAATTATAATCATCGGATACCCTAATCAATGAATAAAAATTTTCTTTTGTAGTGAATGTTTTTTCAAAATGTATAGGCAAGGTTAATTTATGAGAAACCATACTATTTTTTAAAACCATATAAGCTTTTACTGGTTCCTTCTTTATACCATCAACATCATAATAAAATTTATGTGTTTCATTAGGATGCATCAACTTATTCTCTAAATTACGTTCTTGAGTAAATTTCTTTTGACCTTGAACTCTATCACTTCTTACCTCAAATGACATATTATAAGAAACTGCATCATCATTAATAGAGTTCCTTGGGGTACCATCCTTAGCAGGTATGTTGTAATCTATAAATTTAGAATCAATATTATTTTTGTTGTTAAATCCTATAACTTCAATATCAACCGATTTAGCAATTTGAGGTATATACATCAACAAATACTTTTCCCCATATTTTTTCAAGTATCTATAGTTTCTAATGAACAAACTTTTATTTCTTTTGGTTTTTATTTTTACTCTAGCTTTTTTAAAATCTATATTTTTATCCCAATCCAATCGTATAGCATTAAAACCGTTTGTAATAAACGGCCTATTCTGCATTTCATTTAATTTATATTCAGTTATAATGTCCGTATTTAATACATCATACCAAACATCGGTTTTTATACCAGCTTTATATATTTCTTCTCTGAAAACTTTATTGAAAGATGAAGTACAGAAACCTTCTAATCGGTCTGTTTTCAAAGACATATTTAAATTTACTACTTCATCCATTTAGATCACCTTTCTTTCTAGTTAGAATCTCCCCAAATCTTCAAAAAAGATTTAACAAACCTGATAAAGAATAAAGAAGCAATTAACTCTATTATAGAATAAAAGATTAAATTATTTATGTTAAAATCATTTATGAAAATCAATATTCCGTAATTCAAAACATTAATGACAAAAAAAGATATAATCTTTTTCATAACAGCAATTCGATTTTCTTCTATAACATACAACCCATATTTCCCCATGCTAAACCAAAAGATTAAATTTGCAATTTGCATCAAATTTATAAACAGAGCTATTGTAAATACTAGTAATAAATTATCAACTAAGAAAAATAGCATAGAAGTCATTAATAATATAACTGGTTGATGTATATGTTGAGTACGTAAAGAAGAAAAAAACATTTTCATAAGACTTCTGTTCAACATTATATGAAAAAATATAAAAGAAAATATATATATAGATATTAAATTATCCTTAAAATATAAAATTGGGAAAAATCTATTTATAGAAAATGCAAAAACTCCTATGGCAAGAATTGAAAACTCAACATGATTAACTTTAACTTTTTTATATTCTTTATTCAAATTCATATATACATATAAATATATTACGCCTACTATCATTTGTATTATTCCGAATAAATAGTTAAACTCAATATCGCCCGCCTCAGCTAATATCATGTTTATTCACCCTCTTTTCATCACCTGTATTTTGTTTGATTTGTTTATCATATTTTAATCTGTCATTTGCCATATCTTTCTTAATAGATGTTTTAAAATATAAAAATTCATCTTCCGCCTGTACTTTAGCATTCCACATATCCTCATCGTTTATATTTTTGCCTTTTTTATTCTCTAAATCTCTATATTTGCTTAACACAGAAGTGCCTATAAATTCTTCTGTATTTTTTTTCTGAGCATCTGTAATCTGTTTTCTTAAATTTTTATATTCATCAAATACCTTTTGTTCTTTTTTAAAAGTTCTAGCCCTTTCCTTTAGAACAACTATAATATATAATAAAAAGAAATATATAATAACAAAAATAGATAATACTATAAATAACTCTGATGTAGAAAGTTCAATAACCATTACACTCACATCCCTAAATCTTCATCTTGTTCATGTTTATCTTCTATAGCATCAAACCCTTCTTTTGCTTTTTTTAATTTATCTATCGCTTCAAATGTCCTATCTGATTCTTCTCCTTGATCGTTATATGCTTGTACAACTGCTTCTTTTTTTAAATTTTTAATAATTAAGTTAAACAATTCCGGATTGCCTAATATAATTTTCAAAGTATCATTTTGTATTCTTTGAATAAATAAAATTTCTTTTAACATTTTTGATAGCTCAATTATACTATTACTATTATCTTCTCTTGATTGTGAATCAGATCTAATAACCTGTATCAAAACAACTAACAGCACTATAATTATAATCGGCATTAAGCCTACTTCGCCTACAGCTTGTGCAATTGTAATTATTTGTTCAAACATATCCATATTCATCACCTTCCTACAAAGAATGTTTCGGAAAATACGTTGTCTACAGTGATAGAATATCGACCGATTGGTAAATCTTCCAATTCTGCAGAATAAAACCATTTCCCGTCAATACTTTTTTTATAATATGGTATTGGTATTCTTTCATTTTCCCAATTAACTGCCTCTATTAAATCAATAGAATCATCTTCCGTCACACAAAAATAATGAGCTGTATTACTTTTGGACTTAAATCCATGTAATTCAGTGCCAAAATCTTTTTTATAAACATATATGGCTATATAATCAAATACATCATAAATATCTATATAATACATATATCCTGAATCATATGGTTCTGAGGTATATCTAAAATCCAATATATTTAAATCTTCATCTATAACTTCTAAATCATTTATCCTAGTGTATGAAAATAATTTTATTCTAGCCCCTAAAATAAATTCTTCGGTTGTATGTTCACATATAGTACTACCTAAAATAAATGTTCCCACGACAGCTCCACCACACTTGTTATAACTGGCTTAATTTTGCAATACACATTTTCCCTATTTAAAACAATATTAAAAGTTCTCGATGCTCCGGATATCAAATTAATTTTTTTTATTGTAGCTCCATCATCAAATTCACATTCGCCTTCTAATTCTAAAGAAAAAGTAAAATCTGCCATTTCTTGATTATCAATTTCATATGTAAAAGAAATATCACCAGTATTTTTGACATCGGAAAATATTATTTTCAAGCTATCGCTAATTTCTCCTTGAAAAACTTTGCCTTGTATTTCCCAACGTTCACCATTGAATTTACACGATGTTGCAGACAATGGTTTTATAGACACTATTTCTCCAGAACCGCCCATATATATAACAGCAACCGGATCCAAATTGTTCATTGGATCCGTAATTGTGGTACCATAATATTTATTCGGTTCTACATATACAGGAGGTTTTATTACAGGAGACAAAAAAGATTCCGCTGCTTTGTCACCATTTATTTTTAACAAAATCATTTTAAAGTACCGCTACAGTATTACCAGATGCCTTTATATTATAATTTAGGAAAAACAAACTTTTATCTATAGCATTCCAAGCTTGTAAATCGTTGGATAAATCCATTGTTAAAGTGACATCTAATACAGAGCCATTTGTAGTATATTCAGGTAATAATACTCCAGAGTTTAAATCAGAACCTGCTGTTCCTTGCCCCGAAAATATCTCTGTACCATTTGACAAAATAGAAATAGACATTGTATCCATATCAGGATATATATCTCCATCTGCATTGGCATTCCCCAACAAATCTTCAACTCTGATTATTACATTTTCATAATCGTTATCTGTAAAAGAGATCCTAAAAGTTTTAGATATCATCTGATTGTTATTATCTGGTATATCAGATTTCGTGAAAAAGTCATTAGGATCAGAACTATCAAATAAAGGGTTCCCTGTAGTTCTAATTAAAGACACTGCACCGTTAAATCCTGAAGGTATTTCTAATGTACCTGCAGTATCATCATATACAAAACCTGTAGGCAATGAAAAAGAAGAAGTCCCCTCATCGTACACAATCTTATTGACTTTATCTTCTCCTGTTTTGGATTTATCATATATAACTAATCTATATTCGCCTTTAGAAGTAGAATTTCTAAAATCTTCTGGCAAAGTATAAGTGCTACCTGCTATAGCCGGGTTAACCGACCAATCTTTGTTCAAGTTCACTCCAGATGTATCTTGAAAAATTATTGCCATTTTATATCACTCCCTTATATCAATTCTTCATATATCATGAGGATTTTAGTGTCTCCAACAGGGTTAGTCATCGTGCATTTATCGAACTTACTCTGTAAAGCTACATAATCAGTATAATATTTTTTACCAATTATAGTCGTCCCGTCAGTGTCGTATACATCTTCACCGTAGACATTAGATACCAATAAATCTGGATCAGTTGAAACTCTATCAGCTCCAGCAAAACATGTCATATATGAAGTATCCGGAGCTGTTTTTACTGGTTTTTTAGTTCCCGTTTCATATTCTGTTGGAGTTACTAAACCCGCATAAAGCGAGTACATGTTTCTTGCTTCAGATGATGTAAAAGGTACATCAAACGAAAACTTAACCCCTAACACTTCTGTTGTATCATCATCTAAAAACCATGCCCTAAAATATCTCTGCATAGAATAAACTGTATTAGAAGGATCTATCTTGACACCCATATTGATATCTGACCCATCTATATAATTATCTACATCCCCTAATATAAGAAGAGGTTTAGGCGATGATATATCAATATTTTCTGGATGATGGTTTATTGCAACAGCAGGATCACCCCAACCTACTTGATATTTAACAGTTCTAGCCATTATTGTAACACCTCCATTTGTTTGTACACTTCATAATTAGTTTATCATAACAGAGGAATTAATAAAGTAAAACCGAGTTGCTGTTAAACAACTCGGCCATTTTATGTATATATTTATTACACAATAATTTTTGATGCAAATGATTGATCCATAAGATCATCAATTTTTGATTCAGTTGAAGATAATTGATTCGCCATATCTTCGTATTGTTGTGCTGAAGATGTTCTAACATGTCCTAAAATACCTTCTCTAACAATTGTTCCGTCTGTAGAGTTAATGTCTATAATAACTTTATCTCCTTCAGCAAAATCTGCTTCAGAAACATCAAAAGTTAATTCATAAACTCCTGTGTTAGCTACTCTTGTGAAAGAGAAGCCTGAATAAATATTCTTTTTCAAGAAATATTTAGTTGTGATAGTGCTACCATTAACTTCTGCAACTTTGATATATTGAGAATATTCATCAATTATACCTGGAACTTCTGCTTCTACATCGCCCCAAGTTGTAGTTGTATCTATTGTTAAAGTTCCGCCTGCATCAGTAATTCTCGCTTCTAATTCAGCAACTAAGTCTGTTCTAGTTCCAGAACCATCAACAACTGTTGAACTTGTAGGTCCAACTTTTACTTTATCAGATACAGATACACCAGCACCATTAGATACATCTACATTAAAAATACCAACACTAGAAGTTAAAACATCTATATCGTTTGAAATTGTTATTGCAGGAGAATAATCACTTACATGAGGCATCATGACTTCGCTCAATGTTTGAACTGTATCAGTTAACCCTGTGATAGTTTTATTTACTGTATCGTCTTTATCTTGAACTCTAACTGATGCTTCCAAAGTTTTACCCATGAAGTTTAACCCAGCATCAACTAAAACTCTTTTAGATTCGTTTAATGCAATTATATTAGCCATCTACACACACCTCCTTATATATGAATCTCAACGTGAGTTTGAGCGTGAACTACATCAAGTCTAGTTTGCATTCTATCTGCTCTAGATTGAAGTACAGCAGCATTGTCTGCTTCTGATTTTCTGATTTCAACACTTTTAACTTCTCTTGTTTGACCTTGTAAGTCTTCAACAATTATAGTTAATTTGTCTCCTTCAGTCCAGTTAGTTTCATTTACATCAAATGTATATTCATAATAACCAGTGTTTTGTGCTCTATGCACTGTATCACCAGTTGTTAATGATGCTCTAAGAGCATATTTCAATACAATTGTGTAACTACCTGAATGATCTACAATGTCTACAACTTCGTTGAATTTTCTCCAATCTCTTGAACCAACTGCTTCTGAACCAAAATAAATTACATCTCCTGGCTCTAAATCGTAAACATTATCAACTGATACAGCATATAAATCTGCATCTTGAGCTGTAATGTCTTTATCTGATTGTACAGCAGGAGGAGTTGAGAAATCAGATATGTTTGTATCCATATACTCAGTCAATGTGATTTCTGGAGCTGCTGCATCATCATATGTTACTCCAGCGACAGTTTTTGACGCGCCTGTTTTATCTTGAGCTAAAATTCTACCTTTCACGTCAAGACCAAAAAAGTTTCTGTTTGTATCCAACATGATAGGAGTTTTCTCTCTAAGAATAAAGTTTTCTGCCATGTTCTTCCACCTCTCTTTTATAAAGTATTAGTTTTTTCAATACACACAAAAATATTATAACATTGCATGTTAACATCTACGGTTAAGTAGCCGGTTTAGCAATTTCGTTTAACACCACAGTTTGTTCAAAAATTCTCGATGATACTACATTAGGAATGAGTATTGGTGTTGGGTGAGGATCTGAATCGGTTGTCCCTATTCCAAGTTGGCCATAACCATTATATCCCCAAATATACAACTTGCCTGTCTCTGTTATGGCTGAGGAATGATTTCTCCCTAAACTAACAGCCACTATTTTCTCACCACCAAATGAATCTATTAATGTTGGGGTAGTTCTGCTAGTTGTAGTGCCATCACCAAGTTCACCATTATTATTATATCCCCAAGTATACAACTTACCTGTCTCCGTTATGGCTGAGGAGTGATAGCCACCTAAACTAACAGATACTATCTTCTCTCCACCAAATGCGTCTATGAGGGTTGGGGTATTTCGTTGAGTTGTAGTACCATCGCCAAGTTGGCCGTAATTATTAAAGCCCCAAGTATAGAGTTTGCCCGTTTCTGTTATGGCTGAGGAGTGATGCGTTCCTAAACTAACAGATACTATCTTCTCTCCACCAAATGCGTCTATGAGGGTTGGAGTGTTCCTTTGAGTTGTAGTACCATCGCCAAGTCGGCCATAGTTATTTAATCCCCAGGTATACAACTTACCTGTCTCCGTTATGGCTGAGGAATGATAATACCCTAAACTAACAGCCACTACTTTCTCGCCGCCAAATGAATCTATTAAGGTTGGAGTAGATATATTGGTTGTAGTACCATCACCAAGTTGGCCATAGTAATTATATCCCCAGATATACAACTTGCCTGTCTCCGTTATAGCTGAGGAATGACTTGCCCCTAAACTAACAGCCACTATTTTCTCGCCGTTGAAAGCATCTATTAAAGTTGGGGTGCTTTTATTTGTTGTAGTACCATCGCCAAGTTGGCCATATTGATTCCAACCCCAAGTATAGAGTTTACCCGTCTCCGTTATGGCTGAGGAATGGTCTTGTCCTGAACTAACCGCCACTATTTTTTCTTCATGGAAAGCGCTTGAAATCATGTTTATTTTTTTTGTTTCACCATAATCTCCTAAAGTTCCATAATTGTTAGAACCAACAGAATATATGTTGTCATTTATATCTATAAAATAGCTAAAGGAATAAGTAGAATGTTTTGCAGTATACACTTCTTTAATATTTTGAGGAAAATTATTTGTCACTTCAACTAAATCCATACTATCTATTGTGTCGTTAGTTCCTAATTGTCCATAATCATTTAAACCTGCTCCAAACACTTTATAATCCTGAGTAACAAACAAAGCATGTGTGTCGTCTATACTGACATCTAATATTAAACCTCCATTAAAATAAGGTGTTATATCCGTTAAATCCTGCAATGTAGTGTCATTGCCTAAACCTAATTTTCCATTAGAGTTATCACCTGCAACAAATAGCTTTCCAGAAGTCGTTATAACAGCTATATTATTTTCATAAGTTTTTATTTTTTCTGGGACTTCACTATTTAGATAACTTGTTAAATCTGTAGGTAAAGATAAATCGGTTGTATCTCCAGTTCCAAATTGATAATAACCATTGTCTCCTAATCCGTAAATTTTATTGGATTGAGTTAAAAATAAAGCTATAGACCCCGTTGAAGAAATATCTTTAATTATTTCTCCATTAAAATAAGATGTTATATCAACTGGAGATAATGCATCAACAGATGACCCAGGAACTAAAGTCAAATTACCAGAAGCATATATTTTGCTGTTTTCAGATAAAAAGAACGAATTATATCTACCTGTTTCAACTTTTACAATTTTATCTGGAAATTGAGATGTTATTTCAACCCAATCAGTTTGATCTATTCCAGTTCCATCAGCAAGTTCACCATTGGTATTTTCTCCAATCGCAAAAACTCGTCCGCTATCCATAACAACTATATTATGATAACCTCTACCAGCAACATCAACTATAATTTCACCAATCGGCAATTTATTCTTTTCTTCAGACATTAACTCCCTATCTCCATAATCTCTGAATTTTTGATAGTTATAACCACAATTGAATAAATGATTATCTGATGTTAAATATAGAACATCAGTTCCAGATAATTCTAATCTTTTTTTTATTTTACCCTCTATACTTTTTTTGATTTGTGTAAAGTCATACTTTGTTTCAAAAGAATCATCAAATCCCGAAGGTTCCCCTCCTGTACTGCTGACAAAAACTTCACCCAATTCAGTTAATATAAAGGTATGGTTATATCCTGTCAACATATCAGGAGAAGCTATTTTAGCACTACCTCTTTTTTTATTTATTAAATTAGGTTGCACTTTCAAATATATTTTCGTTGTCCCTGTAGCTAACTGCCCGGGGTATAACAATATTTTTTTAGTTTCAATATCTTCTATCCAAAAATCTATTTCGTTTCCATTGGCATCTTCAAATAAAAAATTACAGTAATAATTCCCTTGTGCATCAACATCAATCACAAAAGGTTGCCCTGATGTCTGCTTTGGTAATAACACATCCCAACTCATTCAATATCACCTCTTAAAATTGTAGTAATAACTGTGGTTTTTCTACAGTCACCTCTGGATTATTAACAACTATCTCGAATTTGTCAAACTCAGATACCCCTATAGTGGCAGTACCCAATTGTATCTTCAACCTATAATGAAGCAGACCTGAAAAACTACTCGAATCTATATTGATTTCATATTTATCAAATTCTGTTACTGTAGGTTTGGTTATAGGTAATTCTTCTGTACCGACAACAACATTTAAACCCTCATAATTCGCAGTAGACTTTTGCTGATCAAAAACTGGAACTGTATATTTATATCTGCCAGGGATTGTCGCTGGTTCATTACCACGGCCATAATTTCTGTTTAACGGATGTGGTTTTAGATAATATTTAGTTACTCCCGTTGGCAGTTTTTCAGGAAACAAAACTATTTCCTTTGAATCTATATCTTTTATCCAAAAATCTATTTCATTCCCATTTATATCTTCAAACAAAAAATTACAATAATAACTGTCACTAGAATCCCTTTCAATAACAAAAGGATTTGCATAATTTGTTTGAGGTAACAATACATTCCAAGCCATAATTATTACCTCCCTAAAAATTAAGTATTAGTTGTGGATTTTCAATCTGTGCATCATTGTTTATCACATTAATTTCAAATTTATCAAATTCATTGCTAACTGTATCAGAAGATAATTGTAATTCTAAAGTGTAATTCAACATCTCTTTGTCCAATGGGTTATCCAAGGAAATTTCATACTGTTCGAATTTAGGTTTTAAAAATATATAAGAGTTTACACCTTCATTTTCTGGATGTCCTACAGAAGCAACGAATTCATTGTTTACTGGAAAAACTGTGTAAAAATATTTATCACTACTATTAATATCTGTGAAGATTGGGTCTGTATCTTCCACTTTCACCAATCCATTTTTATATACTTTAGCAACAAAATCACCATCATCTCTATTCTGAGGATATGAACCTAACTTTCTCCTGATTTCAGAGAAGTTCCAGGTAGGATCATCAGGGTTTTGAAAATATATGTAAGCTAGCCCTCCATTGTCGTTAAAATATTGTTTGATAACAAAGTTATTAACTAACCCCTCATAAGGATCGGCATTAGGATCAAAGTTTTTATCTATTATTTCTAATTCTTTATTCGTATCTTTAACTATCAAACCACTTTTTGAAAAAGAAAATATCTCTATCTGTTTATTAGTTGTAGATATTATGTTGGTAGGGGAAACCGCTGCAAACAGTTCCCCTTTATTAGTCAAAACAAAGCCATTTTTTATCGATTTAGCGTTTTCTATACCGGATATCTTTACGAATCCTCCACTCATGTCAACACCACCTTAATTAGTCCAAGCGTAAGCATCGCGTTCTCTAGATAAAGCTAATATAGAATTTGTATCGGCAGATATATCAAGAACATCCACACCAGATAAATCAGCCTGTAATTTAACCGGTTCTTCTATATAAACAGGTACAGCAGATTCTATTTCTAACTGATACACATTTTCACCCCAAGTATATACATAGCCTTGGTCATCTAAAGCAACTGCATGGTTAGCATCAGCCGCTATTTTCAATATATTAACACCTGTTAAATCACCAGCAATTTGGGTAGGTACAGTGATATCAGAACCACCAGATATACCAGCTTGTCCCATATCATTAGCACCAAAACTCCATACAGTTCCATCTGTCTTCACAACATATCCAGTGTTAGCTCCAGCCGCTATTGTTCTGGCAACACCTGTAAATTCTGTATTCTCTACTGGAGAATTTGAAGAACTAGCAACACCTAACTGTCCTCTATCGTTTCTACCAAATACATAAACCAAACTGGCTTCGGTCATGAGCATAGTTGAATAATCCATCGCTTTGATCTTTTTAACTTTTTCAGAAGCGCCTAGTTCACCTATGCCGTTTATAAGAGTAGATGTACCAGTGGCATCACTAATTCCTTGACCTAGTTGGCCGTAGTCATTATCTCCTTCGGTATAAACTTCACCAGATGTTGTCAACTCAACTGTATGGCCTATTCCTGTTTCTATATCCTGATTAATAACATTTGCAACTATCAGTTTAAATAAATTTTCTTCAGGCAATAAAACATTATATACATCTTTTGTATTTTTAGGAAATGCTGTATAAAATACTGTATCTCCATCTTCAACTTGGAAATCATCAACCAAAGGAGCTACAGAATATTTATTTTTTTCTTCCGTTTCAGATACCAAATATCCATCTTGAATACCTTGTGGATAATCAGTCATCTTTCTCCTAATCATAGTAGCTGCCCATTTAGGCTCATTAGGATCGGTATATGTTATTTTTGGTTTAGATATATCTTGATCATATTCAACTAAAAACGATAACAATTTAGCTGTATAAACTTGATTATCATAAGGATTTATAGTTATAGATCTTGTTGTATTTTCATATATATCATTGACTCTCATTTCCATGTTATAGAAGCTTCTGGAAAACTGTAAAACTCTATCGTTAAAACTTATTCTAACATGAGCAACAGCTCGGCTTCTCATGAGCCTTACATCACCATTCACAACATCTATTATGATTTTATCTCCTTCTTCAAAATCGGGTTCTTTAACTTCTACATTAACTTTATAAATACCTGTTTTATTTGTTTTTGATATTTCAAATCCTGGATATATCTTTGCGTTTAGAATAGGCAATCTAAAACTAACTATTCCAAGCCCAACTTCTTCTATAATCCCATAATAAGTATAATCGGGTATTTCTGTTATATCCCAAGTTCCTCCACCTAAATCATCTGGCTTAGTTCCTCCAACAACAGGTGAGATTTGAACCACATCCTGAGGCTTCATACCCGTCACGTTATCTAACGCTAATTCTCTACTGTTATTGAAAGCAACAACACTTTTGTTATTAGTATAAGGCGTTATTGGGATAATCATTTCTTCTATTACATGATTTGTGTCAGTTATGCCAGTTATTGTTTTAGTGTTCCCATCTTTATCTATAACTGATATTTTCGCCTGTCCATTACCAGCACCTATAATTCTGCCATGAGTATCATAAGTGACTTGTTTGGATTCATTTAATATTGCTATTGCCATTATGTTCACCTCTCTTAACTATTAATATAAACATCATATTCTTTTATTAATATATTTGAACCTTCATAAAATATCTTCATCTTACCTGTCATACCATTTAAAAAACCAGGAAGAGTAATTGCTGCATAGCCATCCTTCGAAACCATAGTTCCTGAAAATTGGATATTACCTATTTCATCGGCAATGACTACTTCTAAGTTTTCTGAGAACAATTTATGAGTTTGGAAACCTACAACTCCATCTAAATACAACAAAGCTGCGTCAAATATTTCTTGTTTATGGGTATTATAACCGTCGTTTATATTATATCTTTTTCCGCCTGTAATTGTGGTAATTGCAGATACTTTTTGCCTATAAACAGAGATGTCTAAGTTAGATACATCAGGATCATCAAAATCAAAAATATTAAAAATATATCCAGCATCTCTCAGCCTCGTTGCTAAATCGCTCCATTCTGCCACGGTATGATCTACCCATGCCATAGGTGTAAAATAGTTTAACACAACTCTATTATTTGTTTTGGGATAAGAATCTAATATCATCTCTAAATATTGATAAAAATATTTACCATCACCTAAATATCTCCTGCCATTATAATCAAAAGAACCATAAAATTCCCCAAATATATTATTAGTACTATTTTCGTCTAACGGGGTATAACTGCTCGTATAATACACACCTGGATCACTTATACTTGTATTCCATGAAATAGCTCTATATGTCGGATTAAATGAGCCAGGTGGAATATCTTCCATACTAACTACAAAATCATTAAAGATATCCAACATCATAACCTTATAAGGACTTGGGTCGAAAAATCTAAGTGTCGGTGCTAAAAAAACCACATCCAAATTCTTCGTTAATTTCAAGTTATACAATCCATCATCTAATAGATTATAGTTAGCCGGATCAATATTAACTGACGATAAATCCAAATAACAGTAATTATCTATTTTTCTTAACTTTCTACCATTAGACAGTTTAAATCTTGTATAGTGTTTGAATATATCTCTATAACTCATAGTACATCACCGTCCATCACTTTTAAATATATAGCAGGGAATTCAGGAATGAAACCTTTAGTATTACTTTTCAAAACAATTTTATGGTTTATTTTATTTTCTATATTTTCAAACGATTCTACTATCTTACCTAATTTATGAACCCTAACATCGAAAGTTATTGTTTCCCCCGTGAACAATTTAGCTTTAATTCTCAGTTTTTCATTGGTCACGTCAGCACATTTTTTATAAGGGAAAATCAAATATCTTATACCATGTATAGGTTGTTGACAATATTTCATAGAACTAATCCTGACATAATTGTAATAATACTTTGTAGCCTGAGTTATCACCCTTATCCAGTTAAATGCTTTATCAGTTTTTAGAAACGCTTTAGCATTTATTCTCACCCAATTATATTTTGTTAATTTAACATCTTTTTCTATATTTTTGTATAACATTGGAATAACATCCGGTATCATATTACCTATACTCGAAGATAATCTATCTATTATTCTTGTTAGAGATTCGTATTTATATTTCCTATTTTGATTAATCAAAAAGTTTTTAGAAGAATAATTTAAATTGGAATCATTATAAATTAATAGCTTATCAGTTTTTCTAGAAATATCATTGGTAACAAACTGTATATCAGATAACATTTGCCTAAAAACATCCATTTGGTTTGTAAATATAAACGTATTCACATTTCTATTAGATGGATTTTCAAGTGCCATAAGAGTTTCACTTAGACCTAAATGTCTGTAAGAGGATAAAGAACTAGGAGATATATTATTTTCTACAGTAGCTAATGATTTGACTCTATTAAAAGCTATATATTTTTCCGTTACAGAATCTCGTCTCATATCATTAGCCATTAAATAGTTAAACACGTATTTTTCATCAGCCACAACAGAAGTTATCATCTTATTCATGATAAAAAAACTCTTTCCAAAGGAATTGTTTACCATATAATGTATAACCTTCCCAAAAGTTCCCAAATCAGAAGTGCTTAAATAATTTGATATAGTCTTATCTAAACTTCTTTTCATTGCAAACAAGAAGTTGAAATATGCATTATTGGAAGTATGTTTTAATCCAGATAAAATATTAAATAATCCTTTTTCTATTATAGTTTCTTCTTCTTGTATTACATTAAACACTTTCTTTAAAGCATCATTGTTTTTAGTTAATATAGAATTAAACCAACCTATAGCCGTATCATAATCTATATTTTGCAAATTATCTTCATCTTTATAAATGTTATACACGTTGCCTAATAGTTCATCATATTGAAAAGGATCTCCTAAATCATACATGTTATAGAAATATTCTATAAACACTCTCAAAGCAGCTACTGTTAATTTAGAAACACTATCCCCAATTTTAAATTCTTCTAATTGTTTGATTGTTGTTTCAGAAGGAGTGGGTATATCTTTTTCTATAGCAGATAATTCCAACATGCTCTGTATTCTTGGCATTTTTAGTTCTTCTTGAGGGTTAGGGGAAACTCTGACATAATTATAAAAAGTTTGTATATTATTTAAATCTAATTTTGAATAAACATTCGCACCAGCTTCAGTTACTATAGGTAATGAAAAAGAAATCCAGTTATAAGACTCTGGATTGTTTGGATCAGGTGTTATGTTATAACCTTGTGTTTTAACTTTTAAAAAAGAATTCCCTCTTTTATTGACTGTGCTATATACAACTTTGTTTTTTATAGATACATAATTGTATGAATAATATTTAACATTGTTATTTACAGGAATACTTTGTATATATTTCTTTTGATAATAATTAACTGGATTGCTAATTCCAATATAATTATAAGGCATTATAGGATAACTCCTCTAACTATAAAGGAAGACAACCCCTCAGTAGGATTATTTTCTGTAGAAAGATTTTTTATGTCAAATGGTGTTGAATATATCCCAGCATTCAAATTATTTTCCAACATTATCTTTTGTTGTTTATAAAAAGGGCAATTCGCATTACATTTGGTAGTTTGAAATTCCAATCTTCCTTTAGAACAATACTGTAATCCCGAGCCTTGCTCATAAATATTATTCTCACAATGTCCGTAATATTTAGCTTCAAGGTCTTCTTGCAATCCCAATATTTTTTGTCCATTTGTTGCTTCTAATATTTCAAATAAGTCATTATCTTTTGATTTTTCTGTATATCTTTCCATAACAACTACATCTACCCTATTATCTGATGAAGTTATAACGGCATCTACCTCTCCCATTCTAGGAATAGCCTCTACTCCATACATATTTTTAAAAAAATAATCGGTGGAATTTATAGTCACTAAACCTTCTACATTCAGAACTTCAGAAGGAGCAATGTACAAAACATTACTCCCAACTGGAATCTCTTTATCTTCTAATACTAATTTATTCAATCTATTTGTTGTGAACATTTATAAACACCTCGTTTAATCGAAGTCAATAAAAATCTGACTATCTTCAGATTTGTCCATACTAATTCTTTTAACTGTTAGTGGAACATACTCTTCATTTCTGATAGGTAATTTAACATAACTATTTACTTTGGCATATTCTAGCCAATACTGTTCAATAGTTGTTTCTTTATTACCTATTATTATTTTATCATTTGCGCCTATATTCGTTAAGTTTTTTAAATCTACCAATTTGCCAGGGAATCGCCATTGCCTGATTTTCAATTCTTTCTCAACTGAATCATATTCCAATATAATAGGTCTTTCATAATTAGAGCTTTCCATGTATCCGGATATCTTATAAGTGTTACCGCCATAAGGATACATAAGCATTTCTTCTGTCACCGCTACAGTTTCTGGAATAACTGTTGTGACATTTTCAGGAATATCAGTATGTGGTTTATTTTGTGGAGCTGATAATTTCAAATAATAGTATTGAGTTGTAGAAAGCTCTTTAATTTTAATAGCTTCTTTCTTTTTATCTACATCAAAATCAACTTCCACCATAGTGTCACTATTTAAAACTTTAAAGTTCACATCATTGAGGTTTAAACGTTTCCAATCAGTTTTTATATTGCCGTTTGAATCTTTTTCCACTTTATATAAAAAATCTTCATTGAACCTAAGGTTTCTATTCTCCTGTTTTGCAAACATTTTATCCATAATCATATAAAACACTTTACTGTTATCTGCAGCCACTATCTTCAGCCTGAGCTTTATATTAGATGTTATAAGCCTTTCTGTTGATGTTTTGAATAGTTCTACACCATTCTCATTATATATAAAAAAGAATTGCTTATATGAGCTTATATGAGCTTCTAAAGAAATAATCCCTGCAGGGATAACGCCATAATTGTACTTGTTAAATATTCTACTTGTATCTCCCATTTCATTTTTATCTAATGTTAAGTCAACTGAATCTATTAAAGTATCTGTGTTATCTAAAAATTCTAATATAAACTTCGAATTTTCTATTCCTTGTATTATTTCAAAGGACGTTCTCAATCTAAATGGAAGTTTATATAAGTTGTTTGTTTGAATATAATAATTTGAATCGGCAATGTTAGAATTATTTATCACTAAGGCATTGCCATCTGATGTATATAATCCGTTGGCATTAGTGATATCCCAATTTGTTATATCTATAAAATCTTCATTTAAAACTGATGATTGTGTTGTAGACAAAGAAGGAGTAACAGAGGAACCGTATTGCATTTCTATTTGATCAATCGATTTTATATCTGGAAAGTCTATTGAATATTTAGCTGTAGGTTTAGAAGAACTAGCTGTTATCATCCCTGTATATTCAAAGTTTGTCGCAGTATAAGTAGGCCCTTTATGTAATCCAAGTGCTCCATTTTCATTACTACCTTTAGCCATAATTCTACCATCCGGGGTTTGAGCAATTATATGTTTTTCTCCACAAGAAATAGAAGCATACCTACCTATTTTGGTAAATTCTAATATAGACTCTTCTGATTTATTCGGCCAAAGTTTAGCTATTGGATTATTATATCCTATACCCCAAACATTATCGTCTTTATCATATACAAATAAATTAAAACTATCCATTTCGTATTTTGTGATATGAGCTATAGCAGGGGGGATGAATTGTTGCAATTCAGGAATTGATAACAAATCTCCTGTATATAAAACCCCATGTTCGTTGTTCCCTTCAACCCAGATAGTGTCATCATTTTTAAACACTATAATGTTTCTGCTGTTAGACTGAAAATCATTTACATCTGTAGCAAAAACTGTGGGCGTAGGATCACCATACGCCCATATATATAATGTTCCATCTTCATTTAAGGAAACATATCTATCTTTATATTCGTCTTGTTTTATTATATTCGTGAACTCACTGTACTCGATTATTGGCATAAATTACACCTCACTTATATATTGGTGTTAAATCATTCTTGGTTAATGTTTGAGCAGTTTTTAACGTAGTCATATTGTTAACAGGTAATTCTATGTTTTCCCCGCTAAAACTAGTCGCATCTATTAAGGTTGGAGTAGATATATTGGTTGTAGTGCCATCCCCAAGTTGCCCGACATGATTTCTACCCCAAGTATAGAGCTTGCCCGTCTCTGTTATGGCTGATGAGTGATATGTATTGTCAGACGAAGAATTCCAAAAACCTCCTAAACTAACAGCTACTATCTTCTCACCGCCAAAAGCATCTATTAACGTTGGGGTAGGTCTGTTGGTTGTAGTGCCATCACCAATTTGGCCGTAATTATTAAAGCCCCAAGTATAGAGTTTGCCCGTTTCTGTTATGGCTGAGGAGTGATGCTGCCCTAAACTAACAGCTACTATCTTCTCTCCACCAAATGCGTCTATGAGGGTTGGAGTATTTCGTTGAGTTGTAGTACCATCACCTAGTTGACCTTGTGTATTATAGCCCCAAGTATAGAGTTTCCCCGTTTCCGTTATGGCTGAAGAATGATTGCCCCATAAACTAACAGCTACTATCTTCTCTCCACCAAATGCGTCTATGAGGGTTGGGGTATTTCGTTGAGTTGTAGTACCATCGCCAAGTTGGCCGTAATAATTATAGCCCCAAGTATAGAGTTTACCTGTTTCTGTTATGGCTGAAGTGTGATACGTTCCTAAACTAACAGATACTATCTTCTCGCCGCCAAATGAATCTATTAAGGTTGGAGTAGATATATTGGTTGTAGTGCCATCACCAATTTGGCCGTAATTATTAAAGCCCCAAGTATAGAGTTTGCCCGTTTCTGTTATGGCTGAGGAGTGATGCTGCCCTAAACTAACAGCTACTATCTTCTCTCCACCAAATGCGTCTATGAGGGTTGGGGTATTTCGTTGAGTTGTAGTACCATCGCCAAGTTGGCCGTAATAATTATAGCCCCAAGTATAGAGTTTCCCCGTTTCCGTTATGGCTGAAGAATGATAATACCCTAAACTAACAGCTACTATCTTCTCGCCGCCAAATGAATCTATTAAGGTTGGAGTAGATATATTGGTTGTAGTGCCATCACCAATTTGGCCGTAATTATTAAAGCCCCAAGTATAGAGTTTCCCCGTTTCTGTTATGGCTGAGGAGCTAGCATATGCTAAGCTAATAGTATAATTTTCACCGAATTTAGATTTTAAAACTCCCGAATCAACTATATCATTGAAAAATTTGATCTTTAAATTGTGTGTACCAATTGTTTTATTTTGCATCCTTACCCTAATCTTTTTTGTATCAGGATCAAAATCAAAAGGCACCTCATTATCCAATGAATCATATATTTTAAAATTACATCTTTTTCTACCTAAACTATCATATCCCATTACTGCGGGATTAAATGTTGCTCCCTCTGGAATGAAGATCTCTGTACCCATGTTATACCACCTCTCCTAATGTTATTTCTACATCTTCTCTGTATATATCAGAAGTTTTCTCTACATCAAATGAATATCCATCTATCATTTGTGTTGTTGTTGAATATGTGTCACCAGATATCTCTATACTTACATCGTCAAAGTTGTTATCTGGAACCGTTACTGTAAATTCATAACCAGAAATTAATTCGCTAGCATCTGTTTCCTGAATTGTTGATCTATTTTCAGGTAAATCCGTGTTATCTAGCTCAAAAGTTTGCAAGGTAATAAATGCTCTATAATAATATCTATCCGTAGTATTAGCAAATACAACTTCATCTACATAAGCTAATGATGCATATTTATTTAACTCTGCATTCCTAATAATAACGGTTCCATCTGAAATAGAAACAGGATAACTTCCTAATTTTCTTACTATTGTTGTATATCTCCAATCTGGGCTTTGTGGATCTTGCCAGGTTAAATAGACTTTATCTTTGTTATAAGCATTTAAAGCTACGAAATTACTAACAGATAATCCTAAATTAACATCCGACTCTACTTCTGGAGCATCAATATAATTTACAGCACCATCTTTTTGTTGTACAACAATTTTCGTTGCCTCAACTTTTATATCATCGGCATTTGTTATAGGTAATTCCACAGGTTTATCTGGGTTGTATAAACTTATAACCTTCCCATCATTAGTTACCAATACACTGTTAACTATCTTTTTCGCATTGGAGATGTTTTCTATCTTTCTAAACCCTATCGCCATTTTAAATCACCTCCATACTACCCAAATCTATAGAAATATAAATATTATTGCCTTCATTTGGTATATCATCAGGTATATTCAAATTAAATTCTAAACCAAGAAATTCTTTTTCTGGATTTTGAATAACCTCTTCTGTTTGTTCCTTTGTTTTTATTATTATCTTATCAGCTATAAAAGCTATATCGTCTACAGTTGGTATATCTAATTTCACAGTATTTGTAGGAGAAGATACTCTTATAACTTTTCCATCATTGGTAACTAGTTTATCCTTCTTCAATTTTTTAACATTTTCTACGCCTATTATCTTCTCAAAACCAGCCATTTATCATCACCGAATCGGTTGTAGGAAGCCTTTGCCTTTAGGCTTGGGAGGAATACAACCAATTCTCCCTCCTTTCAATATTATATTTAAACCCATCAATTTTTTGAATAAAAGGTTTATTATGTTTATCTAAAACAAATACCATAGGTTTTTAAACCTCCTTGCTCGTGTTGAGCAGTAATCTTGATATACATCAAGCCACATCGCCAATGTTATTTATGCTTTTTGCGTCAAGCACACTATTCATACCAACTTTAGAATTGTTTAATGCTAAACGACAGAGCATCAGACTTGTGGAGCATCCGAAGGTGTCATGACATAAATAACGTAGTCATTTAAGACTTAGGCTAGTCAACTAAGTTGGCTTTTTCAAGTCAACTCCTTCAGGGGTTGGTAGTTGACCTCATTCGTTTGTAAAAGAATATAAATCTGCCTCTATGTAAACATCAGTTCCCTCTTGAGGAACATCGTTGGGTACATTGATAGTCATTTCGTATGCATAAAATTCTTCATAAGATTCAACTTGTTTTTCTCTCCCAGATACCCACACATTCCCTTCAACATCTATAACATATGTGACATCATTCTCCACATAAGCCCTTTTCATTGCAGGCAATACTGTAGGCGTAGATACTGGCAATTCATTATTGTTTTTTTTGAACTTCACATTATCAAAAGTTTCGTTTATTTCATCCCTTTTAGTTACCAACACATCCATTTTTGAGGTCTGTATATCAAAATAGTTCTCCAACAAAATATCTTCTGAGTATACAGGGCTTGCCATCAAAGTTTCTGATACCCTTTTAATTAAAGGAGAATTGAAATCTACGAATTTATTAATAACCAAAAAGAAATCTTGCGTTGTATCTAAGGATACAGAATCATTAAACGTCGTTTGTTTATCTAAAAAGCTTGTATTGTTTAGTCCAGTTGTATTTTCTAATACCATAGGATTATTCGAAAGATTTTTAACTTCTGGATCTATATTATTTGTTTCTGCATATCCTTCGAATGTATTTGTATAAGGCCCATATATAACAGCGAGCGTTTCAAAAAACCTTGAGTTTAAAACATCGGTAAGATACACTTTCTCTCTTTGATAAAATGGACAATTTTCATTGCATTTATTAGTTTTATAATATGAAGATCCTGCAGCACAATAATTGGTCTCCACGGAAGGGTTATATATGTTGTTTAAACAATGTGTATAATCCTTAGAATCATTTTCTAAAACGCCTTTTATTAATCCAGGTTCTTTTATATATCCATAGTCAGTATTAGGGGATTTATCCCATAACCTATCAAAAAAACTCGGTGGAACCCTTTTGTTTCTTGGCAGTACATTAACTGTTACATCACCAATTAATTTTAGTGATTCTAATCCCTTCATTTCTTTATTGAAAAAAACCCCGGAGAAATCACCGGGGTCACTGGTTAATATATGAATATCATCATTATAATCTTTTATGCTTATATCTTTATTATCTTCTATAATAAGCAATTTATTGAGTAGTCTAGTCTGCATCATCTAAATCGACCTCCAATATATTTTAACAAATTGTCAGTTGGAGAGACGTTTAAAACAACTATGTCATCAGCTATGAGATAACCACTTGTATTATTACCTATTTTTAATGAATGTACTGTATCTGCTGGAATATATATCGTTTCATAAGTGAGAGTTTTTGGATTTAATATTTGTACATTATCTGAACTTATTTTAATTACTATATTTTGGAAATTCAAAGTATTCATTCCAATAAACTCCCCAGAATCACTTAATATCAAATTCCCATCCATATCTATTTCAAAGATTTTTTTACCGCTGATAGTAACTAATTCAGATATAGAACTTATATTTCTTTCAACTAATCCTCCAGTAACAAAATCAACATCATCATCTGAATCATCGTATTCTAAAGTAATAGATAATCCTCTCATTTGTTCCACTGTGAGTTTATAATTAAAGAACATAAATTCATTCAATAATTCTTTAGGTGTTGACCATACAGGATCAACTACATCAAAAACATTACCACCAAATGATATTTTTTCATTACCTGTTAAAGCCATAGTATTACCTATATTATTCAAAAATGCTGAAATAGATTTTTCACCATCTAACACAGTAAACAAATTATCTGTAGCTGGTTCGTAATACAACCCTATAGCTCTTATTTTATATTTATCGTTTGATTCAAAAGGATGTGCATTACTTGAAAAACTTGCTACTCCAGAAGTTTCAGTCTGAACATAACATTTAAATCCCGTAGATGTTGTATTAAATCTAATTTTATTTGATAAGCTAAATAATGTATGCTCGTTTGTATCCGTTGCCTTATGATATGTCCCTGCGTTAGTAAATATTGTAAATGTTTCACCTGTCCCTAATTCACTTAAAGCAAACTTCTTATCATACAACCCTGCTCTAACTATTTCAGAAACCTCTTGTGTTGTAAATCCATAATTATCTATCCCACCGGAATAATAAACATCAGATACTTTTGGTTTTACATACACCGAAGGAGATTTGGATAAATCCAATGTATAATCAGGGTCATATTCTATATTAAAAAATATTTCCGTGTCAGCTTGTGCTAGTGTGTAAGGATTATTATCATGATTCAAATTAACCAACCATTTAACGTGTTGAGCGTTAGGATCATACATTAATAGTATTACATCTAATACATTGCCATCTTTAGTAAATTTAATGTTGTTAATATCTCTGTTTGATAACACTGTTTGAGCCCATACATTAGAATCTATTTCAACAGGTACCCAAAACTCTCCTGTATTCCCGACTCTTTCTTCTAAAAATTTCAATCTAAATATCTGCCTGCTCCCACCTAAACCGGAACCAATTAAATCTAACAACACAGTTGCTCCTGTAGGAATGTTATTTATATTCAATATGTTATCATCAACTCTTACACCTTTTTTATCATACTGAGGTGTTTTAGGCATTGTAGCTGCTAATTGTAGATTTTCACTTTCCAATGAATTTTCGAATTTAAATCTATCTGAAGAATCTGTATTAATATTTGCGACAGAATTTGATTCATCTGCAACATATTTAATTATATTAGTTCCAGGATTAATAGTGGCTGCAGGAACAAATATTTTTCTTTCATCAAACCATTGAATTACCCTGGCAGAAATATCCGCACCGTTAAGGTTCATAAGTATAGGCCTAGCTGTATCATCCAACCCTTGTTTTAGGTGTAAATCATCTATATTTAACAAAAGGTCAACTGTTTCTGTTGAGTCTGTATCGTTATATACTGACCAACTTATATCACTGAAAGATTTATATTCTCTTACTATGGTTATATTATCTGTTTTTACACCTTGTTTTTCAACGACTTGGCCGTTATTTACAAACACAACCTCTTCATATAATTTAGCTATATTTGGGTTAAGAGTTAAATCTTCCAATGTATCTATATAACCTTTATTCAAAAATTCAGGCACCATTGTTTCTGGAACATGAACTATTTCAGTTCCATCCACGTCTTCCATGGTTATTTCAGAAGTTGAATCGAAGTAAATTTTTGTTTCTGTGCTATAAAGAGTAATATAATCTGAATAGTTTGAAGTAGAACGAAAAATAATATTTTTTGAAAAAAAATCATATTGATAAAATTTTATAAAGCTATTAAATGTTTTTATAGGCCAATAAGAAATATTATATGATTGATCTCGCCAATTTGGAGTATTAATTATATTTAACATCACGTTATATAAATTAAGTTCTCCTCCTCTTGACCATCTTACATTAGTATTTAACAGAATTGAATAAGGATATAACCCATAAATGTTTTTGTTTGAAACTAAATCTAGATAAGATAATGAATATTTCCCTGGCATTAATATCAAATTATCCCCGTTATCTTTAGCAGCTTCCAATGTCTTATAAGGATTTTCTTTAGAGCCATCACCGTTTGTGTCATCGCCATCAAATGCGTCCACGTACACTGTAGTTCCTTCCCACGAACCAGAAATTTTGGGATCTATTTTGACTTCAGGTATATGAACTACTTTAGATCCGTCAGATGAAAAATAATTTTCTCCATAATAAGGATTACCTTGATCATCTTTTACATACACTTGGTCAGAATAACCTTTTTCTAAAGATTGAATTTTAATCGGTTCGCTTATATCTATAGGTTCTGATTCTGCTATATAGTTTTCCTGATATATTGTTTTGCCAAAATACAAATCCACCATATAATCAGATTCGTGTTTAACTTTACCAGCAAAATAAACGACATTCCCCTGAACATCTAATATATACAATTCATCAAAATCAATATTAAAATCTGAATTCAATATAGTATTATAATTTATATCATTTTTTATATATCTATTCATCAATTCTTTATGACCATCTTCTATAAAAGTGGCTTGAACATCTGTATCTTCAAATAGATATCTAGGTATAGCGACATTAGGATAAACTATATAACCAGTTTTAGTAACTCTTACATACTTTAAAGTATCCGGGGCAACTTCTAATAACAAATCAATATTATTACCATCATTATTAGCATATCTTATTGTAGAACCAGTTATCATTGAAGTTGACATATAATTAACTCCAACGCCATCTATTGACCCAGTAATAGACGAATTATTTATAACGACAGAATTATCTATATCTAATTCAATTGTTTTATTATTTATAACATTATAAGGAAAACGAGCAAAAATTGCTTGAGACCCAGAAACTATAAAATTAGGTTCAGACGGTAGTGTCAATCCATTTGGAAACCAAGTTTTAGAAATTGAATCATATTCATATATCAATAGATTATCTACAGCATAAAATTTATAATAATCCCCTGCTATTTTATTAGAAAAAGGGTTCACTATATCTTTATAAGTCTTATCTAACGGATTATATAAAAAACTTCTATTTGTATCTATTATCATTAATTGGTTATCCGTATTCGCTATAACTGGATTATCATAAATATTATCCTCGCTCGTCCATGAAACTGGTATCTTCTCAGAAGAATCTACAGTTATTTGATAAGCTGCAGGTTTTGGCAATCCATTGTTATCATAGAAGATGTTCGGATCATTATAAATTTCTTTCTCTTTAGATAAAGATAACTCCATACCACCTATATCAGAACTGTTAGTGGTAAAAGAGTCGCTAAATATTAACTGAATATTTCTGGTGCCAAACGGTATTTCAAAAATCAATGCTGATAATCCAGTTTTTGCTATTCCATCAACCAATACCTTAGCATTACTTCCCCATTTAAATGTATTGAGCATTGATGTATTTGTAATAGGATCATTCAGGTACATATAATCGGCATAATAACCATCCGAAACTTTTACAGGGAAAAATATCCCTTCTTGAAAACTATCGTTATCGAATTTTGCATACCTGGTCATGAAATCAGTCTTGTTGAAATCTACCGGCAATCCATCAGCTAAAACCGTTTTAAGATTGGCATAAGCGATATCAGAAATCATTATTTTAGCATATCCAGATAAGAAATTTTCAGGCATTTTAAAATGCATTTTATTATCTATAACAGGTCTTGAATTTATAGCAATAGTTTTATATGGATGAACATACGGCAAATGTTTTACTGACATTTATCATCACATCCTTAAAGCAATTCATCTAATTTTTTCGTAATATCTTTCAAGCTTTCTATATTTACGCTGAAATCTTTTAAAGCATCATTACCATATTGAGAAATAATATAGTTATAAGCTATTTGTTTTTCTTTTGATGTAGCATTTTCATAATTTTCTAAAAAAGTTTTAGTTGTGTCGTTTAAAACTTTCAATCTACTTTTAGCATTTTGCAAAAAATCTATTTCGCTATTTCTCATAACTATCCCACCTTTATATTATTCTTTGAGTATATGTTTTGCCTTCTTCTTTTTTGTATATCATCATCGCTGGCTTATTCTCAGCAGAAACTAAATAATCACCATTCCACACTCCGTGAGTTTTGGTGTTCCTTATAGCCGGTATTGCAACAAATAAGCTATCAACAAAAGTATCAGTTGCTATATAAAAATTGCTAACAACATCAACTAAATTATTAATACCCGGATTTATTGGGAAGACACCTTCATCAGAAATTATTTCCATAGAACTAGGCTTTTTATTTAATATAACTCCAACAGTTTGCGAAGCTATATTCACTGGACCATAAATATAAGGATTACTTATAGTTGGTTGATATGTCAAAGAAACATTCTTGTTGTAAGTCAACCTTTGTAATAAAGGTTCTAATTCCAAAACAGCTCTTTCGTGCCTTGTTTGAGAAGGTTTAATTAGCTTTTTATCCCCTTGAATAACAAAAGCCCAAGCAGCAGGATCATCTTCGGGAAAATATCCTTCAATATCATATAATGTTTTATCAGTATTATTTTTAATTTTCATTTGAATAGTATCACCTGTTTCATCGTTGAACATTATTTCAGATACTATATCGTTTGTCGATGTTTCAAATTGTGCCATATCTGGATTAGCAAATACATTTATCCCTGAAATATCTATTGTACCTATTTCTGTTTTAGATATTTTAATGCCTTGAGACACTATATCAGTAGAAATTTTGAGAAGATTTCCTGTCTCATATGTAAAAATATTATCTGTTATTTCTTGCCATTGATTTTGGCCTACATAATTTTCTACTTTAAGAGTTTCATTTTTATTTGTTGTTAATGTAATAGAAGATATGTAAAAAGTGCTATCCCAATATATTTCTATTGAATCATTTTGAGATAAAGATACTGGCAAATTCAATATTGTCTTAACGCCAGATATATTTTTATATTTCACATGTTCTAAATTTAGTATATTAAACATCAATTATCTCTCCTTTTAAGAAGATACTCCGAATACAACGCCTATAATCATTTCTCCCGGACCACCAGCTGACATTAAATTAGAATAAGTCATTTCTCTTTTTATCCAAACTGCTATAGTATCACCTGGTTCCAATACAGCAGCTTCTTGTAATGGATTTATGAATATAGCGTTTGTAAACCCAATAGGGTTCTGCCATTGCCCTGTTCCGTAATTTGCTAAAAGAGTGTTGTCTGGAGATGTATTTGAATTAGGTATTGTAGACGCTGGGTTAGTAACTGTATCCCTATTGTCCATATTCTTTTCACTTTCAACAGCAATCCCCCATACTTCAGGAGCTCCTGCAGATTGTTCTATCCACACTCTTATATCATAAAGCGTTTTTGCAGTTGTATTTTTTAAAAATATTTTTGCAAATTGAGTATCAGATGGTTTTATAACAGGGTCTAAATTAACTATTTGAAATAAATTGTTCAAATCTTCCCCTGTTGTTGTATCATATCCAATACCTCCGCCAACAGAATCATCCGAAGCGTTTGGCGCATATGGTGTATATTGAGATAAAAATATATCACAATTTTCAGTTGTACCGTAAAAACTAGGAACTGTACTAGGCGTAATAGGCATTCAAATCATCCTCCCTCTTCATAACCTACTATTTTAAATCCTAATTCAAATTTATTATTAAGATAAGTTGCTGCCGGAGTTTGTATTTCTCTCTTAATCCATATTGCAACCTCATCATTATATTGTAACTCATTTGCTATATTAAAAGAGTTATCGGGGTCAACGGGATGTTCAAAAATATAAGACGATAAATTGTTCTTCAAATATTCTTCGCCATCCTCTTCTAAAGCATTAGCTAGAAAAATAGCATCATCGGGAGAAGGCGTCTCTCTATTTATAAAACATTGTAGTCTATATAAATTAAAATTAGGATCAATATACTTGATCCATAGTTTTCTATAATCTATAATCTTCCCTGTTAAATATAACCTATATCCTCTTACTGATTTGAATAAATTTTCAAAACCATAATGAGGAATAACCGCCTCATAATTTATATTTCCGTCATTAAGAGATATAATCTCGCCTACAGCTACAGCTTGACCCTCTGCAACCCCTAAACCTTCAGAGTTAGTTATGTAATCATAAGCTCCATTATCATAATTTATTTTATAACCGTTTTCTTGCGTTTCTATATTAGTAATAGTAGCAGCGAACGAAGCCCTTACCGGCCTCGTCGCTGCATAAAACATTAATTGATTGTCCATTAAACATCACTTCCCATACTTCCATCCCAAACATGTACTCTAAAATACAGTTTGTTTGCTGTCACTGGCGTTGATAAAGTATGTTTGAATCTCACATAATTTTCTCCATCGGCCGGAACCCCATTCACACCTTCTACACCTTCAATTCCTGGCTCTAGTCCCATAACTTGTTTCCATGTATATTTTTCAGGGGTAGTTCCTGGGGTATAGAATGTAGAATAACTAAATTTAGCAGGGTTGTATGTATAACCGTCAGAACTTCTAAATGGCTTTTTATCTTTTTCAAACGATTTAAATGCAATAAGTCTATCAGAAACTGAATAAGTTGGATCATCGAAATCTTTTGTGGCTACTTCTATAGCAAAATGTTCTGTACCTTCTACTAAGTTTTCAGGAGCTAACCAAACAACATCTATATCTTGATCGCTTATAGGAGCACCTAAAGCTGGATAAACAAGCTCAGGCATTTTATATACATCCATCATATATAGATCAACTTTTCTCAATGTTGGATATTTACTAATAGAAGATTTAAAATCAAACTTCATTTGATAAACTAAATTATCAGATTCAAGGTTTTCAAATTCAGGCAATGCCCTTATATCAGCTGTATTTTCAACAGCAATCCATCCTCTAGTATTCCAAGTTCTACCATTATCAGAAGAATATCTAATAAAACTGCTTATATTAGAATCATATAACGGGATTCTTCCTTTAGGTTCATCTTTCACTATAACCAAATCAAATAACTTAGAAGCTCTAGGTGGTTTAAATACAGGCGTAATAATAGAACTATTTATTTCTTTATCAGACTCAGCTTCAAATATTATGTTTGCTGATTCAAATCCCGGGAATGGGCCATTATTATCAGATACCAAATAAATCAATCCTAAATAGAAATTTTGTGGATCATCATAAAGGTTAAAAAAATCTGCCCATTCTTCATAAGTTATTTCCGAAGTTTCTATATTAGTATTAGAAGCAGTTTTAGTTTGGTTTGTTCCATACATGACTTCTACCCAAGTTCTGGTATCTGTATCTAAGTAATACCATCTTTTGTTATCAGCAGAGAAAATATATTTTATAGTATGAGCGACTATTCCATTAACTTCTTTAGATCTTGTACCTAAATACATTTGTTTTATCGATTTAAGTTGAGCTGCATTATATACTGCTTTATTTATTGTTTTAACATAAATAGCACCTTTGTTTTCATCTGTTTTTACAGCCATAGAATCAAGATTTATATTGTTTATCCTGATTTCACTATTATAATTTTTTATGAAAATTTTGTTTATTTTAACGTCTATAGACCATTTAGAAGAGTTTTCTAAACCTGTATACACTTTTCCTATATTTTCAGTAGCTCCACTTCTAGGTAACTGCAACAATGTTTCATGAGTTTCAATTTGTGATTCTGTCGCCCCATCTGGGGTATAAACAATATTATGAGTATAAATTACTTCAGCGATGCTCTCGTTTGTAAATGTCATTGGTTCTTCTACAGCCGTCATGTTATACCAATATCTGGCCCTCCACTGCGTATAATAAACGTTTCCATCTATATCTGACCATGTAACTCCTGAATTAAATCTTCCTATCAAAGCTTTTTGAGAATCATTATTTTTGAGAATCATTGATTTCATTCTAGTAATTTTAGGCTCTATATCTCCAAATTTAAAACCTGTATAAGATTTGTAATTGAATTCTCCAGTTATTATATCTTTATGATTGAAATGCAACTCAAACTGTTTTTCGGGCGGTAAAGTTTCAACAGTATACAATTCATTAGCATTTTCAAATTCCACTTGATATCCCGGGTACCCAAAATCAGGTTTCGGAACGCTATAAGAGCGACCATATACTCTACTATCTTGAGTAAATGTTTGTTCTCCAGACACTTCGTGATCTCCAAACAAAACATGTGTAGCATCAAACGACATTTTAGACACAGGGATTTCTCTTTGGAATTCAAATTTATATGCAGAATTAGGATCAAGTTGTAACATAGGATTCCCACTTGCATCATCTACTGTATGTTGCGTAATAAATTCGTCGGCAGTCATTATAACAACTGTTGAATCATTAGCAAAATCAACATTAGTTACTGACCCTATTAAATTAGTTGTATCTATTTTATAAACTCTAGCAATCAGACTTCTAATTTCAGGAGAAGTTAGACCAAAGTTTTCTACATTTATAGGGGTAGCTTCGACTTCCATATTAGTCCTAACTATTGTTTCATTACTTAAATTAAGAATATTGTTCCAACCAGCCTCCATTGTTGGTTCTATAGTTCTTAAATGAGAATTGATTGGATCTTCTCCTAACACTTCCATATTTCTTGCAAATCCATTTGATAGAAATTCTCCCATTCTATCAGCAAGAACTTCAATAGGTATACTTTTTAACACTAATGAAGTATCTCCAGCTGTACCAGATATATTCACCAATTGAAAATTAGAACTATCTGCTGGATAAGATATTTCAAAATCATTCATATCTAGAGGAAATTTAGCATTCAACATTCCAAATGTATCATCCATTATTACACCAGAAGGTTTTTGTTCTAACTTATTATCAAAAACAAATCCTTCATGTCCTTCGTACAAAGAAGCTGATTCCGGATTAAAGTTCAATGAACCTCTCCAAAATTCATTTTCTTTAATAAATATTGGGTCCAATGTTCTATCTGGTGCTGGCACATTATGTGGATTTGTCATTAACGATTCATTTGTAAAACTTGTTAATTTAGCATAATACATAATAGTTGTACCAGGATCTACTCCAAATCCTTTATCTTCATAAACGTAAGTATCCATAATGTATGTCATTTGATTAACAGATGGATCTATAGGTTCAGTTTCTAAAATGTTTATTTGAGTTGGATCAATTGTTATAATTTGGCTTTCATAATTTACCGATAACACCTTTACACCAGTAAAGTGATATGAAGTATCAGCAAAATCTATTGTTATTTTTCCATCTTCTCCTAAACCGTTCAACAATTTATTTTTAGGGTCAGAATAATCTAATTTCAAATAAGATATATTCCCAAAAAAACTCCCAGAAATTTCATCATCGGGATTGTTTGAACTTAAAGGAATTACCTTTTGAGCGTTATTTTCTACAGCAACTTTACCTATTCTGAAAGGCTTGGCATCTCCAGGTAGTTGCCTAAATATTTCTATATTATCTATTTCTGAAATTCTAGTATCAGTTATATCAATATTTAATAAAATAGTATCGTCATGCGTTGAATGGCTTAATTGTGGCTGTTCAAACTCAACTAAAGTTGTAAAAGTATCTACGGATGTTTCGGCACCTTTAGCTCCAACGGAGTAAGGTATAGCTTTAACATTATACTGTGTATCAGATGTTAATCCATTTATAATTACTGGAATAACAGATGCAGCACTGTCTAAATAAACTGTTTGGTCTAACCTGAATTCAGTTTCAGAATTTTCTTTTATCAATATTTCTATCTTTGCGTATTTTGTCTTGTTTTCTAAAGATATAGTATATGTAACTGAATGAGATTTAGTTTTAGCTCTCTCAAAATTTTTAATAGGTGGAACTGTAGCTGCTGCTTCCATCCAAAAATATGCAGGAGTATATACAACAAAATCATTATCATTTACAACTTGTATATCCCATACATCGTTTAAAGTCCAAGCATCCCCTACAAAATCAGTGTCATCAAGAGTATAGTTTTCTTCTATTGTTAGAGTTAAATCACCAGTAGTTGCATCCCAAAGATTATCTTCTCCAGCTATTCTTAATGCAACAAATCCACCTTTATTAGAATCTTCAGCTATAAGAGGAGCATTGTAATCAAATTCTGTAGCTCCTATATATATCAAATCATTCTTTATTTCAACAGCTGGTATCCTTCCTGTATAAAATTGTGAGGGTAATATCAACGCTGTTTTTTCAGGTTGTGTTTCATCAAACACATAGTTAGAGCTTAACAATCTAACATAATTTTGGTTTTTAATAGTAAAATCAACCATATCAACTATAAAATAAAAAGCTCCACCGTTTATATATTTATGGCCAGTTGCTGTAGGATCATATTCTCCACGTAAACCAACAGCCACATGTAATTTCTTAGTATCAAAAGAGTAATCAAATCCTATACTTTCTATTTCGTTAGTTGTAGGATCTAACGGACTCGTTGATGCTGTTATATCTGTAAAGTCTGTAATTTTTATAGTTTGAACTGCAATATTTGGCATAAACGCATATCCATTATTAATTTGCATTTTAAAATATACTTTCAAATCATTTTTTAAAGAATATAAAACCATATCATTCTTCATCGATACAGCTGAAAAATTAACATTTGGCGTAATGTTATAAGATGTAGTTACAGAATCTATAGTAGACGCAGATTGAGTCATTGATCCAAAATATTGTACTAAAGAATCTGAGCCATTATTTCCCATCAACATCAAATATTCATCACCTAATTCATTTTTTACAAATTGAATACCTTTTAACTCTGTATATGATTTAACAGGAGCTGTAGCATTTTGTGCATAACTTAAGTTCCAAGTTCTTGTATAATAAGACAATTCACTTGCTATAGCCCCAGCTGTATAAATTCCATTATTTCTATATAATGCAACATAATCTCTGGCAAAATCCAACACAATCCCTATTGGTTGAGATTTGTTAAAAATAGCCAATTTACCATTTTTAGCTGAAATCACAAAATCTGAATTTTCATAATCTAAATGCATAAACATTCTTAATTCATATATATATGAGCCAGCTGTTTCATTGAGGTTTATATTAAACCAAGGTTTCATAGTTTCAGCATCATACCATACAAACCTATTGTCCTGTGTTAAAACTATTAAATTTTTCCTAGGCATTTGCCCGTATTTTTTGTACCAACTTAATGATTTATTTTTTAGCATTAGATCATCTGGATCGAAATCATCTGTCCTATCATATAAAAACATTCCTTTGATTTTCCCAGATATAGTCGTTTTTTTAATCAAACCTGATTGTAACGGCATGTATCACACCTCCATTATTTTATCGGAATATCTGATTGTATTTTTTCATAACTAGCCGTTGTATTGTTGAATTTGTATACATCGGCAGTATCTATCAAATTATATGGATCAGCAAAAGAAACTATCATATTTCCATCAGAACATATTTGTGTTCCTAAAACTCCTGTTTGAGATAATCCTCCTAAGATATCCGATAATGTTTTTCCCACATAACCATAACCTTTTATTTTAAAAGGAGGAACCAACCCATAATCTGCAGGTGGCTGTTCAAAAGCTAGAGTACCTCCAACATAATCAAAAAACCACCCAACATCATGTCCAGATGGGATAGGTGTATTTGAACCATCTAACAACTCTATTATATAATCTTTACCGTATGTTGGCGGTATAAGTATAGGGTCGTTAGTATCTCTGTGGTAAGAACGCTTGTCTCCTACTGTTATATCCTCTATTAATTCTTCATCTATACATAATGCTATACCATTGGATACTGCTTGAGTTGGTATATCAGCTATTGGGGATACCCAAACTAAGTTAGGGTTAGTAATTCCTAGTGCTGACCATCTTGCTTCTTCATAAAATTCTTTATCATTAGTAGAATGTGTCTTGTCATTTATCTTCTTAAAAGGATAATTGATTTTGGTATCTTTATTCATAGCCATTCAAATCACCAGCCTATTTCTTTGATATTGTCTAAATAACATCCATCAGAAATGGATATTTTTATCACATATGAATAATCTGTATATGCAGTGGAATTAGTCCCAGCAGTCCAATTAACTTTTACTCCACCGCTAATATTTTCAAATTTAGTAGCAGCTCCATCATCATCTGCCCCGGTAAAAGTACCTAAATCATAGTATTTAGATAGATCTAACCATCCTGTTTGACCAGGTAGCTTTATATAAGCTTTTAAATTAGTTCCAAAAATAAAATCACCCGTTAATTGAAGAATGCCATTATTTCTAGGTTCAGAACCTTTAAACATTCTAATATAATCCACAAATTGTTGTGAAGAACTTAATGAATAACTATATTCTGGAGCTGTTTGTATACTTCCAATATAATTAGGATGGACTAACTTTCCAGAGTAAACAATAGCTTCATCAGTTAATGATTGAGTTGAATCCCATACATCTTTAGCGGGTGTTGGCAACTCATTATAATTATCTAAAGGTAAACGATATGTCTCAGTACAAAATTTTTCTTCTAACCAACTACTTTCACAGGATATATTATTAACCCAATAAGGAAAATTGAAACTTTGTTGTGAAATGCTAAAAACATTGTAAAATGATAACTTGACTGTATCAGTAGATAAACGCATCTTATTTTGTGGTAGAGAAAAAGAAAAATTCTTAGAAAACAAAGAATCCCAAGCGTTAGGAATTTTTCCCCAAAGTTGAGTATAAGAAACATTTCCAACTAAACCTAAACTATTTAATCTAACATTCACAGGATATTGTTTGACTGTATATTGAACTAAATTTTTAATTGTAGGTAATTCAAATTCAAAGTCAGCATCCTTTAAATAAGCTATTCCAGATAAATATTTAAATTGAGTATTGCTTATAAACATATTAACATTATCAGGATTATAATCTACAGATATATCGTTTTCTAAAAAGAAAGATTTACTTTGTTGTACTACAATATTTCCTTTAGAATCTCTAAACGATACTCTTAATGTAGAATAACCATCTGATAAGTTTTCTGTTTTAAACACTACTTCTAAATCTCCGTTATATGGTGTTTTAAATATTCCTAAAAACTGTTCAGGATTAGTTACCTTTGCATTCATTATATCTCCTATTTTTTCAGCTTTATTTGGGTAATCACAAGTTTGCCCTATAGGTATTTCCCAACTTTCTTTTATTTGATCGTTATTTTTATCTGCATAAAAAATATATCTAACGCCAGATTTAATTTTGGAATTGAATATTATTGGTGTACCTGTTTTAACTACAGTAGCAGGAGAACCTCCGACTAAACCAAACCCAACATTATTGGCATATACAACTCCTGAAGCATAAGTTCCCTGCCAATTAATGTTAGAGAATTCAGGCTGATAACATAACCTCAATTGTTCTGAGACTTCCCTTAAAGCCTCATTTAATTTATCTACTCCATTGGCAACGGTATCCGAAGGGAATAATCTAATAGGAGAAACACCTCCCAAATACCCATCATCATAACTTCCATCTGACGGAATACCCAAAGTTCCTATGTTACCTATATCTCTCAACATCTTTAGTATATAATCAATCTGTTGCTGCATATGATGTATTTGTCTAGGCAATGGCAACAAATTCGAATATTCCTGTTCCCAATTTTCAAACTGGTCTTTATATTTAGAATATTTATCCAAAAACTCTCTTTGAGGGCCAGTTAAATATTGTTGTATCCTTTCCACACTATCGGCTATATTATCTACATCAGAATTTCTTACCACATCACCAGCTTCATAAAAAGATACAGTTATACTTTGTCCTACGTAAGATGGATCAATCCATATCCTGTTATTTTCAGGTTCAAAATAAAAATAATCTGATTTAGGTTCAGGCAAAGGAAAGTTTACAACCCTAGCTAAAGTTTTTCCATTATCCAAAACTGCTGTAATTATTTTAGTGGTATCAACTAATTTTCCCAGTTCAACAAATTCATGTTCTATATCATAAGTAAGTTCTGCATATCTAGATTCATAACTTCCATCAGGTTTTTTTAGTTGAGGGCTGTAATCTTTCAGTTCATCTGGATTAAAATCATTTTCTGGCATATTACACACCTACTTTCTGTTTTAAGTTTGCTGATTTTTCAGCGTTTGAATATCTTCAGATAAAGCTCTTACATTATCAGCCATTCTGTTTATTTCTTCAGGCAATCTCAATATTTCCCTTGATTGTGTTCTGACTATATCACTAAATTGAGTGGTGGCATTACTAAATGTCTTTGTAGAATCATCGAATTGCGTAATAGACTCATTGAACAAAGCAGAAGACTCATTTCCTTCTTTTAAATCTCCCGAAGATTTCTCTAAAATTTCCGATGAAGTAACCCCTTTAAAAATAAGATCGGTTACTCCAGAAATTTCCTGTGATTGAAGAAGCACTTCTCCACCAACTTCATTTTTATATCTTTCAAGAGCATCACTAGTAAAATCTCTCATAGGTACGACTTTATTCCATCCCCTAAAAGAACTTGCGGCTTCAGGAGTTAAATAATCTTCAAGGTTTATTTCCTCACCAGAATTAGCTTTATCTCTGAGTGTTTCTCTTAAATCCATAGCGTAGAATTCACTTGTGTTTTTAGCCGCTCCTGTAACCGTAAAATAATCCTCTAACAGTTTTATTTGTTCTAACTCAGTTTCGTCATCTGTCAAACTTTTTAAATTATCAAAAATTAAACTAACATTTTCTGGCCCGATACTTTCAAACATATCTTGGATTTCAGATCTTGTAATCCCTCCACCTTTAACTGATTCTAAAGCACCAGCAAACCTATACGGAAGATATTGTGATTTACTCATCTCTCCTTGATGTATATTGGCTGCAACATTTTCAGCGCTGTTTAAAATATCTCGGTTCAAAGCCTGTATATCTGGAGAGCTGTTTAGAAAATTATTCCCAGCTTCTTGAGCCGAAATGTTATAGTTCAGCAATTCATTTATCACTGGAGCAGTTTCAAACCCCCGACTCTTATATAACGAATTCATAGCAGGCTGTAAAGCTTGAGATATTATCTCTGGATTCACACCCCTAAGTTCTTCAGATTGTAAGATTTCTCTTATTCTATTCGCGTATTGTATCCTTTCTTCTTCTGTTTGTGGTATATCATTTACAGCTCTATATAACTCATAAATCTGATTTTTCCTTCCGGCATCGCCCTCTATACCAGATAAATCTGCATTCTCTGAAAAATTATCAGAGTAAACTTTGTTATAATATGTACTGGCAATATTATTAAATTGTTCATTAGCAATTGGAGCTGTTAAATTTTGAACATTAATCATATCTAATGCCCCTATCGGTGTAGAGTAGTTACGGGCTTGCTCTAACATTCCTGCCGATAATTGCCAATTAGGATTTTGCCTTATCTCACCAAAAAAATCAGATAAATTATCCGCTTTTGAGATATTTCTTAATTCTTCAATTCCTACCCCAAATTTATTACGAAGCGACTTATTAACTTCATCTTCTAATTCAGGCTGATATTTTGAGTTTGCATAACTATTTACTTGTGATCTTAAATAAGAAAGGCTCCCAATATCTAAGCCGTACTCAGATAATTCTTTTTCAAAATCAGACATCCTTTTTAAAGCTTCGGTTTTAGCAACTTCATAACCTTCTTCATCTTTAACATCCACTATACCACTAATACCTTCACGGACATTTATTTGATACTCCCCATTAATTTTTTCAAATTCTTGGCCAGGTAAAGCCGTTCTATTATATTGTTTAAAAAAATTTTCTAAATCTTTTTGTTGACTATAATTTATTTTATTAATGATTTTTCTGGCGTCTTCCTGGCTTAATCTGTTCATAGCTGGATTGAACATACCACCTAAATCTTTTAAATTATTCTCTTCATCAAAAAACATTCTATTAAAAGCAGACATAACACTTTCATCTGGCTCTCTTCCGTAAGCTTTTTGATAGACATTTCTAAAATATTCTTTCACTTCTTCTGATGTCACTTGACTCATATCTTTATTATTAAATTCTGCAACCGTCATTGCTGATGCTATATTCAAATTAGAATCAAGAGTTGTGAAAGTATTTGTTAAATCTGATTGCCTAGTTTCATAATCAGTGCTTCTCATATAATCATAATACTGTTTAGCATTAGCTTCATTTTTAATAATTTCATTAGTTGCCTCGAGATTTTTTTCGTTTTCCGCAGATAAATTACCAGCTGCACCAACCGTTCTATTAATCATCCCATACAATTGTTGAACAGCTTCAGGATTATTTTCGTTCGCTATAAGAAATTTTTGGATTTTGTCTTTTAGCTCTTTATTATCCATATTACCTTCAGAGATGACATCAACTATTTCTTTCAATAAGTTTATTTGGGAAGTTTCTGCTATAGCTTCAGCATTATTAACACTATTCGGATTATAATTTTCTGCAAAATCCCGAGCATAGCTTCTAACTTGTTCTTGCATAGCTGCATAATCAGCAGTAGATACTTGCATACCAGTAAAATTAGAAATACCTTCCTTAATTAAGTTATCTATTGAATCAATTAATCCGCTAGTAAATTCTTTAGGTATTGCAATCCCCATTAAATTCAAATTACCAGCTTCGATATCTTTTCTATACTGTTCCCGCTGTTGTCTAATTGATTGTATTTGATCTGGAGCAAAATAATCTTCATAATAACTTGTGTATAATTCCGTACCTGTTAAACCCATCCCGTAATTATTCATATTGTTATACATTGACCAAGATGGAGTTCTAGTATTGTAATAAGTGTCTGCTGTTCTTTCCATATACCCTAACATTTCTGTTCTAGCTTCTCTGAATACATCCATAAAACTTTCAAATACATTTTGTATTCTTTTAGTAAATGGTATTTGTTGAAATGACATATTAGAATTAACAACTCTATCTATTTCAGCAAGCCTAGTATCTTGAAACACCCTATTAGTTATTCCTTCAGAGCCGTTTGTTCCAACTTCATTTACTAATTGTTTTAAAAATTGAACGCTACCAAAACCCTGTCTGTTAAGATTTTGAATAGCTAAATTTTCATTACCGTTTACAGATGCTAAGGTAAACTTAATAACCTCACTTAATATCGCAGGGGATATTGCTGATTGTTCAAATTGAGATAGAACATCAGGATTATTTTCTATAGCTTGAGAAACATAGTTCATTATCATTTCTGGTGAATTTAATTGCAACCTTGCAGCTAATCCTTGACCTGCTGTCGCTAGTTCAACAGAATTAACATCTCCAGAAATTACACTTTGAACTCTGTTACGATCTAATTCGCCATTATTAGAAAACATTCCACCTAATAACATTGTAGTAAAATCTCTATTTTGAAACATATTTTGCATAATGGCAGTAGATTGTTTGGCTACATTAGCCGCTCCACCTGAATTTCGTACAAACTGATCAGCATTATTTGTATCGTTTACCATAAAAGAGGCCAAATTATTTGAAGCATTAGCAACTAAACCTAAAGCTTCTCCATATAAACCCGCTTGATTACCCATTTGCATATTAGCTGTAGTCTGTTGCATTTGAAATTCTTCAGTTGTGCCTGTATTCCAAGCTGATTGTCTTGCATTAAAAGCTATTTGTTGCATTTGATCTGTGTTTGTAATACCAACATTGCTGAATCCTTTCATCAACTCTAACGCATCTTCTGTAGAAGTCTTTAAAGTTTGAGAAATCAATCTATTGGTTTCCATTAAACCTTTAAAATCCTTTTTAAACTGATCTACAGTATATTTAGCATTAGAAATCAAATTAGATTGCGAAACTTGGGTGAATAGTTTTTTAGCATCTTCACCATTAAAGACAGGGTCTGTCCTTGATGTTTTTATGATCTCATTTAATATTTCACTAGATTCAGACATAGAAAGAGGAGTATTTGCTCTTGCACTTCTATCTCTAAATAATCTATTTCCTATTTGTCTTGTAGCCATCAACCCTGGCATATCCATAATATTTTCAACAATTCCACCCATACCTAAGCCAAGCATATTTCCTACAGCAGCGCCTAAAACTGTTCCTACTCCAGGAATAGGTATTAAAGACCCTAATCCAGCCCCTACAGCTGTTCCTAATCCACTTACACCAAAATTGCTCATCATTTGTAAACTAGTTGCTGGAAATTGAGATTGAGCTTCCATATATGCTTCTGTTGGCAACATATGTCTAGCATAACCTGCAGCCATATATTCTGGCCTAAGACTATTCATGAAAGACATTGTTGGGACAGGTCTTAAGGTTTGATATGGATTTGTAGCCATAGGAGTCATAAGAGCTGGTGCCATAGTTGCCGCTCTTGATTGCATCATTGCAGGTTGAGGCATGTTAAATGCAGCCGCCGCTTGTTCATTAAAACCAGCAGTAGCTCCATAAAATTGTGAAGAAAAACCCGGTCCTCCACTTGCCTGTGTATATCCATTTAAAAATTGACTTCCCACATAAAACGCTGGGGAATTCAGCATATTAAATCCTTGAGCTAATGTATCGGGTGTTATCATCATAATTCGTCACCTCTCGTCCCTATTTTTCAACATATTCATTATATTTTTTGCAGCATTTGATATTTCTACATCTGAAAAATCTATTTTTTTATCTTGAGTCATAACATTTGAATCAGTTCCAGAAATAATTTCATAAAATGTTTTAAACTGTTCTTGAACCTCATCGAATAATTGTTTTTTATATTCACTACTTACATACTGCAATTTTAAAGTGTTAAATAAAATGCTTAAACTCAAATATTCTTTTTCTTGCCGCTTACGCAGAGCATTCATCATTAATATCTTATGTTTTTGATTTTTAGTGTACCCATGTTGTAGCAACATCTCCCCTGCATAATAAGCACGAGAGGATTTTAAAAATTTTTAATTGAATCACCTGCAGAATCTTGTATTCTTTGATTTAATTTTGCATTTGTATCTCCAATTATATTCATTAACATTGCAGGTTTATCTGAAAATAAATTTATATATGGCTTTAAATCATTTTCATAAAATTCTGCCAAAAATTCATCTATTTTCTCATTTTTTAATTTAGCAATTTGACTCATGTCAGTATCAACATCTAATCCTGTATCGTATATTAAATCCAATAATCTTTCTCTATACTTAGGATCAATAGGTTTATATATTTGTTCTCCGTTAATTTTTTCCACAGTAAACCTTGATGCAATAAATAGCTTCATGATATTGAACGTCACAGTGTTCATGTATGACTCTTTCCGTCTTATAAGAAAAGATAAAGTCAATTGAAACAAAAGACTCTCTGTAGAATTGGTTACCCTTAAAGTAAACGAGAACTTATCCTTAATTTTGAAAGTTTTGGAAAAATTATCATCCAAATAATAACCTAATAAATCATCTTCAGTTAATTCAAAATCCAAAGCATATGGATATGGATCTACTTCTTTTGCTTTGTTTTCTTCAACGCTGTTGTTGTTTACTTGTTTGCTTTTTTCTTTAGTTTCTTTTTTATTTTTTGACTTTACCTTTCCTATTTTCATATTAGGCAATTGCAAAGACTCCGGTTCTGATTCTTCACCGTTATTTGCTATTTGTTCTGCCGCTTTTTTTGCAGCCCCCATTATTTTTTTTACATCTTCATCGTTTGCCATGATAATCCCTCCAAATATATATGTAGCCTTTAATTCTAACTTATTATAACATAGAATAAATGCGTTACTCAGTTTAATACCAACTGTCTTTTTTGTTTTTTGATAGAATTATACTAAAGGAGGATTGAATATGAAAAAAATGATATTAAAAATTTCTGACAAAGTTACCAACGACACTTTAAAAAATATTTTGAAAGATAAAAGTGAAAAAATAATAAATAAATGTAAGCCAATGTACGTAAAATTAGAAAAGGAATGATAATATATGACAGAATTTATTGATGCTTTTGTTCAAAAAGTCAATCCCACTAAAGGCATTGTCACAGTTATAGACCAAAAATATCACAAACAACATATTGTCCCTTATACTAAGTTTTTCTATGCTAAATTTAAAGGGATGGAAATTGTACCTAAAAAAGATACTATAGGACTTATAGTCATAACTCCTGAGAAGAAAATATTTTTCCCTATACAAGCAACAATAGTTAATGAAATAGAAAAAAATGCTAGCAAATTCCCGTTAGGTGAAGGAGATGTAGCTTTTATCAACGATACATCTTTAATAAAAATATCTGAAAATGAACTTTTAATAAAATATCAAAAAGGAATACAAATTCATTATGACCATGAAAATGGATTATTCTTAATAAAAACAAAATCATTGTCTATATATGACCATGCTTTATATTATTCAACAAATTATAATGACCAACTGGATAAATCCTCTCCATCTATTTCTTTCTCAGATAAACCTGAAAATGAAGATAATTTCTTTCAGGTAAAATTATTTGATATGGATCAATTATTGAAAGTTTTTTTATCCCATAAAGATGAAAATATTTTTAACTTTTCTATAACAGACAAAAAGTATATGCTGTTATCAATTTTCAATTTAAATATATCTATAAACGAAGACTCTCTATCTTTAAATTTTAACGATTCCAAAATATCTATATCCAATGGATTATCTCTTAAAACACCAGATTTTAAAATAGAAACAGATAATGCGGAAGTTGTTTCTGGGAACGTTAAACTAACTCTCAATCAAAATAATGGTAAAATCCAATCAGGTGAGAATAGTATTACTATAAGTGAAAACGGTATTGACATAGATGGAAACAACATAAATATTAATGCCGATAACTTAAATCTTACCGGTTCAAACTTTAATGTAGAATCTCAAAATGCAAACTTTGACATACCAACTTCTAATTTTCAAGGCGATGTAAGCTTTAGAAAAGGTCAAGAAAACTCATTTGACGTAACTAATCAACAAGAATTAGATGCAGCTATAAAAGAATTAGAAGTTAAATTTAATACAAAAATAACAAAAGTAAAGACAGACATAAGTGGATTTAAAGGCAGATATGCAGTACATACTCATACAAACATTGCTGGGCCAACAACTCCACCGTCGTCATAATTGATAAGAAAAGGGAGGATAATTACTAATGAATAATTTAACATTCAAGTTACCACATATGAAAGAACAATGGGCAGCTAGCCTTTTACAAGGCTTATACACACAGCATCCATATTTAATAGTAGATTCGTCAAAAGTAATCATAAACGATTATGCTTTAAATGATGCTGAATTAGCTATTGTATATTTAACCATGCAAGGTCAAAGGTTTGGTGCCCCTACTATCATAAAGGATGGAGAAGCATATCCGTTTGATATTTTATTATTGCCAAATGGAGAAGTAGAACTTTTAAATAGAGATAATTATGAAAAAATACTCTCTGAAATATATCAAGTTGCAACTCCTGCGCCAAGAACAAGATCTACAGGTGATTTGTTCAAAGTAAAAACTTCTGGAAGATTACCAATTGATCAAATGATGGTATTAGATAGTCTTACCAAGCTATCATCTTACAACAAGTTCTTGTTTAGAGAATATGATCCAGCAGAATTTTTAAAAACTGCTCAAGAAGTATTTAGTGCAGTTCCACCTGAAATAAAAGATTATGCTAAAGAATTAAATTTAAGACAATCAAAATTATTTGATACTAATCCTAACGATATAACTGAATTTGAAATTTTTGATAAAACAGCAGGATATAAATTTATTTTTTATAACAATGGAGATAAAGTCAAAGAATTTTTAGGTGGAAAATCTGAATTAGAAAAAGTTGCCAATTCATTTGATATTTCAGATGAAGAAATAAAATTAATGCAAGACACAAAATATGCCAAATTCAAAAAGCACGCTTCTGAATTATATATAGATTATGAAACGGAAGAAAAACCAGAAATTAGTATAAGAAAAATGAATGGTGAAATAGAAAAAACTGCAAATGCAAATTTCTTAATAAAACCAGCAGAACCTAAAGCTGGATTAAGAATGACATTTGCAGAAAAAGATCCTAATGGTGATACGATCTATTCTGAACCTATTTATTTAACTAAAGTAGCAGATGACGAAATAGAAGGGTATTCTTCTGTTGGTTTCATAAAATTAAAAGAAACGGATAAACATATGATAAAAAAGGCTTCAATTCCCGAAAGAAAATTATATTTATTAACCGCTAATGCATTACCTTTTGAAGTTGTAGATAAGAAAAACGTAAACTTCGATGAAAAATATCAAAAACTTATAAAAAAAGCTTCTTTTGATAAAATAAAAATTTTCAAAGGCAAATCAAATTATACAATTAATGATTCTAAGGTAGTAAAAGATATCACAGATGTCAACGAATATTTAATGAAAACAGCTGGATTTGCTGCTATGGATACTTTATACATAGACAATCATTTAGAAAATATAAGCCCTTTGCATAGTATTTCTATTGATTACAAGCATAAAACAGATGAGCCATTAGAAAAGCTAGCTAACGATAAATTTGAAATCACTAAAAATGAAAAGAAATCATTTATAAAGTTTGCAGCTTATTTATTGAAAGTTGCTGCAGACACACCTGAACCTTATTCGCCACAACATGTAGGATTTGTTGATGATAATAAAGATCCTGAACAAAGTAATTTCGACCAATCAAAACAAGAAATAACAAGCAGGGATTTATTAGACCAAGCCTTACAGCAAAATCCAGATGATGCAATTGCCAACAATGTGTTAGAAATGTCAGGTGCTAAAAATATGAGTGTGGAAGAATTAGCTAGTCAATTTCAACTATTAGAATACACAAAAAATGCTTTGATAAAGTTAATGTTCCAAGCAGAAGTTGGAATATTACCTATTGAGTATAAAATAGTTAGAAGTGCTTTATTGGCTTTAGAGAGTGTTATACTTAGACTAGAAAATACATTAAACCAAATGAATATATAAATAAAACAGAACATAAAGGGGGAATTAGATGTTGCCTTACAATCGTCTCCTAGTCGCTCTAAAAAGCCTTGGCTATAACTTTAGAGAAACGCAATCTATATTGAACAACTATAAATTCCCAACTTTAACAGAAGCCCAATTTGTCAAATTAAATGCAGAAGATGTAGATGATTGGGTAAAAGAATTGATTACCGCTTGGGAAGACAAAGACTCATATAAAGTAGTTTTTTATAAATTATTAAACAATGCTAAGTTGAGATATAAAGTTATACCGTTATTAACAGCCAATTCCAATACCAAAGAATTAGCGAAAGCTATGTTAGAAAATGGATATAGAGAAATAACTGAAGAATCTTTAGAATATTTTAAAAAATGGTTTTGGGATGTTGATGAAGTCAAGGAAAAAGACTGGGACTATATTTTTACAAATAATAGATTTCCAAGAATTATTTCAGATAAAATTCAAAATGCTTTATATGGTAGCGAAATGAACGCCTATTTTGAAAACGGGATTTTTCCACAAGCTAATCCCGATTCTTTTTTAAACGGCGTAATTTCTGTTGCTTATCAAAAAATGCGCGATATGATGTCCGACCCTATAAAACGTAATCGAATTAGTTATAGTGAAGCGACTAAACAAGCAATGAAAGCGATAGAAGTTTTAACCAATAGACAAAAAAATGGTGCAGAAGATGTTGATCCTAACGATATCATAGGTATATTAGAAGGTGAGATAAAATTTAAAAATATGAACAGTTTTGAAAACTTCAACAATCTTAAAGAAGGTGACGATTAATGTTTTTAAGCGATTTTGCAGATAAAACAAATACACAATTAAAAGATATAATTATAAGAAAAATCAAAGAAATGTATCCAATAGAAAATGCAAATAGAAAAATAACTCTAGAACATATAACTGTTGACATACCAAAAGAAGCATATGATCCAGAAACTTTTTCTGATAAAAAAGCAACTAAATCTAACATTTCTATGACTGCAAATATGAAGTTAAATCTTATAGATAAAGAGTCTAACAAAACGATAGACTCTAAAACTATAAAACTAAAAATTCCTGCTATGAATTTAAAGGGAACTTTTTTGGTTGGAGGTAATGAATATTTATTACCTACTCAATTAAGACTTAAACCAGGTATTTATACCAGAGTTAGGGAAAATGGAGAAATAGTTTCCGAATTTAAAATGGAAAAAGGTGAAAACTTTAAAGTTGTTCTTAATCCTAATAAAAATACCCTTAGAATAGATCAAGGTAGACAAATAAAATTAATTCCATTTTTGAAAGGTATGGGTGTAACAGAAGCCCAAATGAAACAAGCATGGGGGGCTAAAGAATTTGACACTCTTAACCAGTCAGATGGAAACGGTGATCCGGAAAAAGAAGTACAGAAAGTTTTAGAAAAAGATTTTTCTAGAATGTATCAATGGATGTGGAAAGACATTGATCCAGAAGCATCACCACAAGATAAAATTAAAGAATATATGAAAAAAACAGAATTAAACCCTAAAATAACCAACATTACTTTAGAAAAAGAACATAGTAAAGCTGATATTCAAGCTATAATGGACGCAGCTAAAAGGGTTATACAAATATCCAAAGAAGAGAAGAAACCTTCAGGAATGAGCTCTACCGTGTTCAAGAAGGCTAATAAGCCTATACATTACATAGAAGAAAAATTAGGAGAAATGGATAGAGTATTAAACAGTAGCGTTAAAAAGAGAATGTCTCAATTTGACGATCTACATAAAATTATTTCTCCCGCATATACACAGAAAATATTTGATGATTTCTTTTTAACATCTTCAGTGTCTCAAATAGCTGACCAACCTAACCCAATAGGATTATTAACTAATTTGGGTAAAACTACTTTAACTGGTGAAGGTGCAATAGAACAAGATAGAGCTATTACAAAAGCAGACAGAAGTGTTGACCCTTATCATTTCGCTTTTTTAGATCCTGTACATACTCCAGAATCTGAAAAAATCGGGTCTAACCTTTATGCCACTTCTGGCACTTTAAGTTCAATTTATAACGATCCTGAACCTGAATTAAAAAATAGTTTTTATAATTTCAATACTAATAAAGTAGAAAAATTATCACCTATAGATGTATATGATAAGGTGTTAGCTTTCCCTGGTGAAATAACTTCTAAACAAAGAACAGGTAAAATAGTCAAAGCTATTCACAAAGGAGAAATTAAAAATGTAAAAGATACTGAAGTAGATATTATGTTGACTAATGCTTCGAGTATGTTTGATGCTTCAACAAATATTCTTCCATTTTTACAATCTATAAATGGAAATAGGGCTATGATGGCTTCAAAACATTTAACTCATGCTATCCCAATTGAAGATCCAGAAGAGCCATTTGTTCAAAGTATTATACCTGGAACTAAAAATACCTTCGAACAATCAGTTGGTCAAACAACTACAGCTAAGTCTACAGTAGATGGAGTTGTAACTTCAGTAAGCGAAAATAGAATAATGATCAAAGATAATAATGGTAAAGAACATAAGATTAGTTTATTGAGTTATTTAGAAACTGGAGATAGTACTTTTTTAAAACAAAAACCAATAGTAAAACCAGGAGATAAAGTTAAAAAAGGACAATTAATTGCCGAATCAAACGTCACTAAAAACGGGACATTGGCTTTAGGTAAAAATTTAAAAGTTGCTTATGTGCCTTATAAAGGGCATAACTATGAAGATGGTATCGTAATTTCACAATCAGCAGCTAAAAAATTGTCTTCAGAACATTTGCATAATTTTAAAGTTGAAATAACACCTGGCTTGATTTTAGATAAAAATAAATTCAAAGCTTATTTTCCTCAAGAATATACAACCCAACAATTGAATAATTTAGATGAACAAGGGATAATTAAAAAAGGCGCAACAATAAATAATGGAGATCCCTTAGCTTTAGTTATGGCAGAACGTTCTCAATCATTACATGAAAAATTAATTGGTGATTTACATAAACAACTTATGGCCCCAGTAAGAAATAAAGCTGTGGAATGGGATAAGAGCGTTAAAGGCGAAGTAGTTAAAGTGGTAAAACAACCATCTTTAATCCAAATTATGGTAAGGTCAGTAGAACCTGTTATTGCTGGAGATAAAATAGTCGGAAGACATGGTAATAAAGGAACAGTTGCGCAAATAATACCAGATGCAGAAATGCCTAAAGATGAGTCTGGAGAAAATATGGAGATACTAATGAACCCTGCTGGTATCCCCTCTAGAATAAATCCTTCTCAAATTTTAGAAACAGCTGCAGCTAAAATAGCAAAGAAAACTGGGAAACCATATAACGTGGAAAACTTCAAACCTGGAACAAATTATTTAGAACAAATAAAAGCTGATTTAAAAAAATACGGTATAAAAGATAAAGAGTTTTTAACCGATCCTAACATAGGTAAGTTGGAAGAACCTGTACTAACAGGATATCAGTATATAGTCAAACTTCCTCAACAAGTTGAACATAAAACAAACATAAGAGAAGAATGGGGTTATGATGCAGATAAAAGACCTCTTAAAGGTGGAGGCGAAGGTGGAGGAGCTAGAGCTCTTGACCCTTTAACTTCTTATGCTTTAATGGCTCATAATGCCAGAGCTAATTTAAGAGAAATGGCAACTTATAAGGCTGAACAAAATGATGATTTTTGGTTTGCAATAGAGAACGGGCAAATTCCTCCAGCGCCTAAACCTACATTTGCTTTTAACAAGTTCACTGGTTATCTAAAAGGCGCAGGTATCAACGTTACTAAATCTGGTAATAATTTGCAATTATCTCCTATGAAAGACAGTGATATAACTTCTATGTCAAACGGAGAAGTTAAAACACCTGATACCATTAAAGGCTATAATATGACACCTGAAAAAGGTGGAATATTCGATGTGGATACTTTAGGCGGATTGCAAGGAGATAAATGGGGACATATTAAATTATCAGAACCTATTTTAAATCCTACATTTGAAAAACAAACTAGAAAACTTTTAAATTTAAAAACAACAGAATTTAATGCACTTACTAACGGCTCTAAAGGCATCGATAAAAACGGTAACATTGTAGATGCTGATAAAGCTGATTACTTTGGTGGAGAAGCTTTTAAACATATGTTAAGTAAAATTGATCCAGATAAAGAACTAAATTCTATTAGACAAAAATTAAGTAATGACGAAAAAATTAAACCTAATGAAGTGGATAATTTATTATATAAAGCCAAAATACTTAGAGGGTTTAAAGATACTAATACTAGCCCACAAGATTATGTTGTAAATAATTTACCAGTAATACCTCCAAAGTATAGGCCCGTTTATCCTTCACAAGATGAAAAGTTTGTAGTTGTTTCTCCAATAAATCACCTATATAAAGATACTATTTTATTAAATAACCAAATTAAAGAAGCTAAAGATAGTAAAATATTGACTCCAGAAGATCAAAATAAACTTTCTGGTGAATTGTACCAACAAGCAAAGGCTTTAGTTGGTATGAGAGATCCTCTTCCATTCACACAATCTCAAAAAGAAGGAGCTTCAGGTGCATTAAAGTTTTTGGCTGGTAATGGCAGCCCTAAATCAGGTTATTTCCAATCTAAAGTATTAAGCAAAAGGCAGGAACTATCTTCCAATTTAGTAATACAAAATGGGCCTGAATTGGATTTAGATGAAGCAGCCATTCCGGAAGATGCCGCTTGGAGTTTATACAAACCATTTTTAGTAAAGAAAATTCAAGATCAAGGATATAACATAAAAGAAGCTAAGGATATGATCAAACAAAGAGACCCTTTAGCAAGAAAAATGTTGGAAGAAGAAACAGAAAATAGGCCGGTTTTGTTAAACAGGAGTCCATCTTTGCATAAATTTTCTGTTATGGCTTTCAAACCTAAAATAACACAAGATCAAGTAATTAGGTTGAACCCTAGTGTAGTTGGAGGCTTTAACGCAGATTTTGATGGTGATTCAAGCATCAATTCTGTGTTTGTTGAATTTTTAAAAGTTGACAAATTTAAGAGATTAGGGTATGATTTAATCGGAGGTGGTAATATGCCATTCGATAAATTATCCTTACGAACAAAAACTGGCTTAGTAAACTTAAAAGATTTTCCAAGAATAAAAGAAAGCAAAAGAGTTGAAGGAAATAAAGAAATTTATGATGTTCCTAAAGATATAAAAATATTGGCTTCTAAAGATGGTAAAACAGGATATTATCCTATTGAAAGTTTTAGTATCCATAAAAATTTAGAAATAATAGAAGTAAAAACCAATACTTCAAGGACCATCCAATGTTCTAAAGACCATTCATTAATAACCGTAGATAAAGATCTGAATTACATCAAACACAAACCAGAAAAAAATATAACTATCCCTAGAATTAGAAAACCAGTTGAAGGGCACGCAATAGAAAGTATAGTTTTACATGATAAACAGGAAAGTCAATATGATTTCAATTTCAAAATACCTTTAGATGAAAAATGGGGATATGTCAACGGAGTTTATGTTGGCGATGGATGGATAGACAAAATTAAAAATAAAAAAAGTTATGGTATTCATCTAGCCAACGTATCTAACGAACTTTTTGAAGATGTTCAAGACACAATCAATAGTTATATCAATGATGGAAATAAAATAAACTTCTATATCAAAGACAACCCACATGATTTTAACGGATTTGAAAGCTTTTCAAGAAAAATGACATGGTTTTCAAAAACCTTTCATCATTATTTCGGTTTATTAGGACACAAAGCCCAAAATAAGCACCTGCCAAAATATTGGTTGCATGCTCCTGAAGATTTTAGATGGGGATTGCTAGGTGGTCTTATAGATACAGACGGAACTATAAACTATAACAAAACTAATAAAGGGACAAAAAGAATGACTGTAGGTTATTATACTACATCCAGAACTTTAGCTTTCGAAGTAGTAGCTTTAGCTTCAAGCTTAAACTTAACTGCTTCTGCAACACCTACATTCACACCTAAAAAGGAAGAATCATGGACTATAACTTTCACTCAAGAATCAATTGTGAATATGAAAAACAAAATAAAGTTAAGAGTTCCAGAAAAACAAAAACTAATAAAAGAATTTGAACCAAATAAAGATTATGATAGAAATAAATATACTCCTAAACTTTCTAAAAAAAGATTAGATGAGTTAAGAAAAGCCATAGGTTCTCCTAGATTGAGAAACAAGAAGGGAGAATTGATGACGGATGATTTAGAGAAACAGGCAGAGATAAAACACAAAAGAAGTTTAAACGCTATTTGTGCAAGAATCTTGAAAAACAACACAGCTTTAACCAAAAAAACAGCCTTAGAAATATTTGACTTAGGTTTAGAATTATTTGAAAAAGATGATTTTTGGAAAAAGTGGAAAGAAATGGTTTTAGATGAAAATATAGAGTGGGAATTAATAACAGAAACTAAAGCTTTACCTGAAATAACTGAAGCTTATGATTTAACAGCTGGCCCTATGTATACAATGGTTACCGAAAATGGTTTTATTATTCAAGATACAATGGCTTTACATATTCCTGTCACTGAAGAAGCCAGACAAGAATCTTTAAGGATGACTCCTTCTAAAAATTTATTCAAGCCAGCTAGTGGTAGTTTAATGAATAACTTTAGTTTAGAGTATAATGGCGCTATATATAATTTAACAAAAGCTCCTCAAAATGAAGAAGTCAAGAATACTCAAGCTAATGACTTTAGACAATTATTCCAAGAACTCCAAAGTAATAAGCTAAGGTATAATGATATCATTAATTTTCACGGAAGAAAATCCACTGTTGGAAGACACTTGGTAAATGAATTATTCCCAGAAAAATATAGAGACTATAACAACAGATGGGATAAAAAAATCATTAACTCTAAACTGCAAACGATAGCAAAAGAAAATCCAGATAAAGCTGTAGAAATATTAAATAATCTTAAAGAAATAGCAAGATATGCTATGTATAAAATACCTTTTAGTGTATCTATAAATGACTTAACTTTGCCAAATGCAAAACCATTGCAAGAAAAGATATTATCATTAGACTCATCTAATATACCAGAGAAACAAAAACTAAAAGAATTAGAAAAACTTGATAATGAAGTAACTAAACTAATAGATCAATCAGCTTTAACAAATACAGATAGTAATGGATTTTTACATATGAAAGCTTCAGGAACAAAAGGATCCACGTCTCAAATCAAACAATTATTAGTTGGACCTGTTAGAGTACAAAATAACTTTGGTAATCCAATACCAGCAGGTCTTGGCAAAAGTTATGGTGAAGGATTAACTCCAGCACAATACTTCTCAGCATCATATGGTGCACGTATGGGTATGTTGGCAAAAAAGCTTGGTGTTTCTGAGCCGGGTGCATTGAATAAAGAAATATTAAATTCAGTTGCCGATCAAGTAGTCACACAATTTGATGATCCTAATGACCCGGGTGTACCTTTCAAATTATCAGAAGAATCAGATAAAGACATGATAGGAAGAAGATTAGCAAAAGATATCATAGATAAAAGAGGCAAAATAATTGCAAAAAAAGGTGAAGAGGTAACATCACACATGTTATCAATGGTAAGAAATCACAATATAAAATACATTTATTTAAAGTCTCCTTTATCTGACACAGCGCCAAAAGGAATGAGTGGTACAAGCTTTGGCATTGATGAAACCGGGAAAATACCTGATATAGGAATTAACATAGGTATTAAAAATACACAAGCAATTACTGAGCCTTTATCTCAAGGAGCTTTAAACTTTTTCCATACTGGAGGTGTTTCATCTACCGAATCAACAATGTCTACATATGATACTATAAACACCATGACAAAACTAACTCAAACATTCAAAGCAAACTCTGCTGTATTATCTCAAGTAACTGGTACTGTTGAGAAAGTTGAAAGGCAATCACTTGGTGGATACGCCGTAACAGTAGATGGATTAAGGCACATAATACCACCAGGATTACGACCTAAAGTTAAAAAAGGTGATAAAATTAGAAAAGGAGAACCATTATCTACAGGTATGATTCATCCAGAAAACGCTTTTAATGCAAGAGGTATGGGATACGCAAGACAAACTATGTCCAATCAGTTCAAAAACGCCTTAAAAAAAGATATAAATGTTAATTCTTCAACTGTAGAAACGTTAGTTAGAGGATTAACTTCAAGCGTAGAAATATTAAATCCGGGGCAATATAGAAATAAATTTGATGTAGGAGATGTTGTCCAAGGGCAATATGTAGATTATCTCAACAGAAAAGCTACTAACACTAAAAAGAAAGTTGACTCAAGTTTAATTGGATGGATGGTAGGGGATAATTATGAACACATTAATGTTGGCACTCCTATAGATAGAAATATATTAAAAGAATTACAAGAACTAGGTTTAAAAGAAATTATGGCTTATAAAGAAGTAATAAAATATAGACCTATAATAAGAGGAACTACAACTTTACCTCATAAAAAATCTGATTGGTTACAAAGATCTTCGTTCAGAGGATTAAAAAACGCCTTATCAGAAGAAGCGGCTTTCGGAGGAAAAGCAGATCTTCACGGGACCAGTCCAATAACGGCATGGTCATACGGTGCTGAAATTAGGCAAGATGAAAAAGGTCAATATTAAAGTTGGTGATAAAATGATAAGTGATGAATTTATAAAAACCTCTGGATTCAAAGGGATGATAGGTGAAGGCGCTTTCGACTTAGCAGCTGGATTGCCTATACAAGTAGGTTCTTTTAAAGCACAGCAAAAGACTCAAAAAAACTTGCAAAGCTTAGCCACTACTTATAAACAAACTACTGGGGATGACTTAACAAAAGACTTAAGCAAATATAAAAAAGAAAGAAAAGGTGGTCTTGGTCAAGTCGTAGGGTTATTAGGCGGTACTTTATTAGGCTCTGCATTAGGAGGTAAAGTTGGAGGTAAACTTGCTGGAAAATTTCTTAAAAATGTGCCAGGCAAAAAAGTTACCAGCACATTAATTGGCGCTAATACCACAAAAGAATTTGGGGAAATAGTAGGAAGCTCATTAGGTTCAAACGTAGCCAGTTTTGCTGACACTGCTTATGATAAAAGTCTTATAAATAAAGGTAGAAAAAAATTACAAAAAGATCAAAGTTTAGATCCAAATAAAAAGAAATTATTGAATCAAGCGTTAGATTTACAAGAAGAATCATCGAATAAATATAATGCTGTAGATACCATAGATTTATTTACTTCTCCTTTAATACAGCATGGTTCTTCATCTTTATTAAGAAAGTTTAAAAAATAAAGCCCTTTAACAGAGGGCTTTTTTCTTTTCCTATTGCTTGCTTCAAGGTTTTATTTTGTGGTATAATAAGTCGAGGTGATGACAAATGGACTTAAAACAGGCAAAAGATTATATAAAAGAGAATTTAAAAATCGAAGAAGTTATAGGAAATTACGTGAAACTAAAAAAATCAGGTAAAAACTTCAATGCTCCTTGCCCCTTTCACGCTGAAGATGCCCCGAGTTTTTTTGTTTTCCCTAAAACTCAAACTTTTAAATGTTTTGGTTGTGGAGAACAAGGCGATATAATTTCTTTTGTAGAAAAATATGAAAACTTAACTTTCACGGAAACTATAAAGAAATTAGCTATTGAAAATGGAATTGAAATAGAAAAACAACCTGAAGATCAATATAAGGCTATGTTGAATGATTTAAGTAAAAATTATTATAATACTTTACTTAACTTGCCTCAAAATCATCCAGCAAAAATTTATGCATTAACCCGATTTTCTGAAACAGAAATAAATGAATTTAATATAGGATACTCAACAGGTGAAGAGTATAAAGAATTTTATAAAAATAATTCTCAATTATTTAAAGAATTAAATTATAAAGAATATGATATGTTTAAAAATAGAATAATATTTCCTATAAAAGATGTGGGGAAAAATACTGTGGGTTTTACTGCAAGATCTATAACAAATGAAAAATATAAATATCTTAATTCGCCAGATTCATTCTTGTTTAATAAGAAAAATATTTTATATGGTATAGATATTGCCAGAAAATATGCTAAGGAAAATGATATGATAATAGTAACTGAAGGATTAGCAGATACTATTAAAATGCACTCTATTGGATTTAAAAATACAATAGGACTTTTGGGTTTAGATATATCATTAGATCGCTTAAAATTGATCTCAAGGCTTTCTAAGCAACAAATACTGATGATGGATAATGATAAATCTGGCATAAAAGCCATTAATGAATATATTGAAAAATCCATTCCTTTACAGTTACAAATAGCAGTACCTTTATATAAAGAAAAAGATCCAGATGAACTAATCACTAAATATGGAAAAGACAAAACTTTTTCAATTCTTAAGCAAAGTATACCAGGTATAGATTTTTTCGTGTCTTCAAAGCAAAGCGAATATAATTTAAAAAATGTATTTCAAAAACAACAGTTCATGCAGGATTTATATAATCTATATAATAAACTATTAAATAATAAACAACCGGTATTTGCAGAAAATATATTAAACAAAGTAGAAGAAATAGGAATTACAAAAGAATCTTTTTTGAAGACTATTTCAGAACCGATAAGAAAAAAAGAAAAAAAAGAGTCTAATGTTAGTTTCAATTATAATAGACAATTGAACAATTTAGAAAAAACATTGATTGTACTTATTATAAATGCGGATGATAAAATACATGATTTTTTAATGGAATTATCTACAGATAGTCTTACAACTAAATATAGCGTAGAAATTTTAGAAAATTACCAATATAATCAGAAATTAAATATAGTGTCTGAGAAATATGAAAAAATTTCTGATTTTCTTATGAATCACTATAATAACATTTCATCAATGCCAAAAGAAAAAGTATTGAAACATTATAATAAGTTCAAAAATTATATTCAAAATAATTTTAATGCATTCAACAAAATTAAAAAGATAAACGAAAAAATGTCTAAAACAGATTCTTTTTCAGAGAAATTGGATTTAATTGAGCAGTTAATTGTCACACAGAAAAAAATAAAAGAAGGTGAAAAACAGTGACAGAAGAGATAACATACGGTTTAAATAATTCACGAACTATATTTTATTTATATTTACCTAAAACATTTATTAAAAGACATGGTAAACCCGAAGGTCTTAAATATCATCAAGAAAAAGATATATGGTTCGAATATACAATAAAGAAGCAGGCTTGGAATAAAACATTTGATTTTCTAGAATCAAAAATTAGTTCAGAAACATTACAAAACATAAAATCTCTTTTCTCTAAAAGCAAACAATATGTATTAAAAATAAAAAATAAAAACATACTAATTAAAACCACAGATAAAAATATTCAAGCTTTACTTCAACAAGCATCGTTTTTATATGATAACAAATATAATTTTTTTCACTCTGATTTTGAAACAGCTTTAAATCATCAAAATATCATTGATCAAATAGATCCAGAGATAATTGAAGAAATAAAAGAAACTTTGAAGCCAAAGCCTTACATACAAGATGTAAATAAACAATTAATTCAAAAACATTTAATTAAATACATTCCTGATTATTTATATGATTTTCAAAAAGAATTCGTTGAAAAAGCTTTAACTGACTATTTAAACGGAGAAACTGGTATAATGCTTGCAGATGATGTTGGGTTGGGTAAATCGGCTCAAAGTTTAGGAGTAGCTGCTGCATTATTAAAAGCAGATAAAATAGATAAAGTATTAATAGTCACTAAAAAAAATGTTGTTAAACAATTTGCAAGTGAAGTAAAAAGCTTCTTAAATATTACACCAGAAATTTTATCCACACAACATTGGGAACCTCAAAATAGTACAGTGTTAATAAGCAATTTTGCGCCAATATCAAAATTTGTCGATCAATGGAAACTTGTTCCAAAAGGCAAAGAAGACCGAGTGTTGTTTATTATAGATGAAGTTACAAATTTAAAAAATCCTGATAATGCAAGGAGAAAAGCGTTCAATAAACTGTTTAAAACATATCCTGGGTTTCGTATTGGAATGACAGCTACACCTTTTGGTAAAGAACTAGTAGATATGTTTTATATGTTTAATTTGTTAGTCCCAGATTTTATGAGTTGGCCTAGATTTGATAATAGACATAGAAATACTTTTACTATTAATAAACAAATAAGAACTAAATATGGGAAAACATTTACAAAGAAAATAGATATTGTAAAGAATTATAAGAACTTCAAAGAATTTCACAATGCAATTTCACCTCATATGGTAAGAAGAAAGAAAAATATTGCAGATAAAGCTTTAGGTCCCAAACATACTCATCCTATTTTCTTACCAGTTTCAGATAAATTCTTGGAATTATACAATAGATTTTCAAATGATATAGTTAATGCAGTAAAAAAACAATACAACAAAAAAGAACAAGGACTAGCTACCTTATTAGGAGTATCTTTGTTAAGGCAATTCTGCAATTATGTTGGATTGTTTGAAGAATCCAGCGCCAAATTATTATCTCATATACCATATAGAGAATATATGATAGAAACCCCCACTCCTAAATTGGACTGGACAGTAAACACTGTAAAAAAAATAGATGATAAAGTTATAATATTTACTGAATTTGCTAAAATGGCAAATGTATTGAATAACCATTTAACAAATCTTGGATATAAAACAAAAATAATAACAGGTTCTACAGAAAGAGATGACAGAGAAGAACTAAGAAAGAGTTTTCAAAAGGATAGATTCCAAATATTAGTAGGTACTAATGCTATTGCTTATGGGGGGAACTTCCAATTTGTAGATCATTTAATAAATTACGATATGGCGTATAATCCTGAAGTAAACTGGCAAAGAGAAGGACGTATTCATAGATTGGGAAACACAAATGAAAAACATATTTATAATTTAACATTACAAAGTGGTATTCCAGATTCACCTCTTATAGAAGAATTGATATATCAAAAAGTTACAAGAAGAATGCAGGAAGCTGAAAAAGCTGTAGATGGCAGAGAATTAGAAATAGATCACAATGATGATTCTGTTATAAAAGAAATATCAAAGAAACTTTTCAAGTGAAATAAATTTATTAAAATATTTGGTATATATTATATGTTAGATTTAGTAAAAAAAGGGTGGTCATTTTTGACCGCCCTTTTCTGATTGTACTATTAAAGCTGGATATTTTGAAAAAGAAAGAGAAACATTTTTAATTTTATTCATTATTCTACCATTGGTATCTAAAAATAAAGAAGGGTAAAAATTTTTATCGTTGTTAAAATAATAAGCTATATTTCTCTCAATGATTTTTAATATAGTCTGTTCTAAGTATTGATATAAATGGAAATCAATGATTTCTGCTGGAGTTATGGCTGTATTAACTAAATCTTCCTCTAAACCAGAATTCTCATAAGTATCATAAATATAAATCTTAGTATTATAATCTATTATTTTAGATAAATCATTATAAATAGACATAGAAAGAAATTTAAAAAAATTCATGTTATTATTAATGATTTGATAATTAAATTCATCGTACTCTTTGAATTCTAAAAAATTAATTACAGAAGGCATATAACCATTAATCACAACACTAATAATTTTATAAAAATCTGATTTATTAAAATGATTATAATTCATAGAATCACCTTAGAGATTCTAAAATCAATTACCTTATCTTTGTTTTCAACAATAGGTTGTTTATGTTCTATGTTTTTAATCATCTCATCTCTCAAATCTAAAATAGCTTTTTTAATATTAACTTTTTCTATTTTATAAATACCAGACTTCAAAACAGGTAGAATCTCAGCATCGTACTTTTTTCCTTTAATAATAACAGATTCTAAAAAAACTTGTAATTGGTCAATTTTTTCAATATCATCTGGTTCATATGCTGTCATTTTACTACGTTCGAAGTGTCCATCTCCTACAGTAATTTTATATTCTCCAGTAAATAAAAGTGTAGAATATTTCAACGCATAAAAAGAGTTATTATTCCCTTTAATACTCTTGACTAACATAGCTTTCTTATTTTTATTACCAACTATCTGTGTTAAAATAATGTCAAAATCATAGATAACATCTTTAATATATCGAGTTTTATTAAAGTTGTATCCAAACAAAATGTCAGATAAAATTCTAAAACTAGAAGAAAGATGAAGATACGACAATAGCAATTGTCTTTCAGTCTCTACAAGCAAGAGTCTTCACTTCCTTCATATAAGGATTTTCACTTAATTATAACATGAGTTTTTTAAAAAAACAAGAAAGGAGGTAAAATTGATGAATTATGATCTTATGAAATGCTTTGAACTTTTAAGAAAAGATAAAACTATTGGAGGATTATTGAAACAATACCAAGAGAAAGAACAAGAGCTAACCGTGTTGGATAAATATTTAAAAGAGCAATATAATGGTATAAGGAAGAAAAACCGTGACGATTCTAACTTTTATCCTTTGTAAACGAACTAATGTTATGATAAAATTAATTATACTAAATACAAAGGAGTTTGAAAATGGTTATTATAAAAATCATACGAAAATTCATTGATCTATATGACCCTGGAATCGCCCCAAGAACTTTCTATAATTTTATAATTACTATTATAGAATTATCAGAAAGAAAAGCGTTGATTACTGGTACTAAATTAAACATGGGCGAAATTTCAAGAAAATATCATAGCCCTCGTCCAAGAATTCTTGATAGTTGGAAATCATTAAATGACCAAGGCTTTTTAGTAGCAACTAATGATAAAAATTCTGGCAGGTATATGGTAAAACTCGGGCCCGTATTTCAAGAATATTTTGCAGCTATAATGTTAGAAAACAATGAATTTCCAGGCGGAGAATTTATTCAAATATTGTTTAAACAATTCTATGCTAACACAAGAGATACTTTCGCACATGAGCTCACTAAAGTTATAAATAACACTATGACTCTTTCGTTTAAAGAGGAATATCCAGATTTATGGAAATTTTTATCAGATGATGATAAAGAAATATTAGAGGTATACGAAACATATGCCGGGAAATTAGATATCACAGATTATGGAACCTTTGAAAAAGTATGTAGATTATATAACAAAAGTGATATATTAGAAGGCATTAAAAAAACTTATTCTGAAACAAGAGAAGATAACTTTTTGAATAAATTTGGTATTACCGCTTTAGATAATTACTTATCTTTAAAAAATAAAAAGGAGTGATCTAAATGAAACTTTTTGATCAATTAACCAACGATTGGTATTTGCCATATGTTGGGAAAATTAAGACAGGAACAAAAGAATGGAGAAATGGTAAATCAATTCCTGTAAAATACAATTATTTTGTCATTTTCTCTGTTGCAAAACAAGGTAAATTAGAACATCAACTTCACCCAGTATTTAATCAGATTTACAATAAGAAAAAAGGTATTCCGATAACTTTTCCGTCAGATAATATAGAAGATATTTTTGAAGTACATTACGCAGTATATAAGGGTTCTAAACCAATTTGCAAAGGTGACGGTGAAAAATATGAAAGAGATTTCAATGGTCAAAAAACAACTGGAGTATGCGACTATAACAACTGCCAATTTGCCAAACAAAATGGATGTAAAATGAAAATGTCTTTGAAAGTGTTGATAAGAAATAAGGAAACTGGTAAGGTTTTCACAGGAGGTTATTTTTCATTCTATAGTTCTGGGTTCAAAACAATAAAAACTATAGCTAAAAATTTAAGCATGGCTAAAAGTGTCTTTGGATATTTATCAGGAATACCAGCTTATTTAATGATGGATAATGATAGTACCAAATTACAAAATGGTGGAAAAGAATTTATATCAGAATATCATTATGAAAGAATAGATTTTGAAATGCCTTTAGAAGCATTAAAAGGAAAACAATTAACCATTAAATACGAAGGGAATGAAATTGGTAATTCTGATGAATACGAAGAAGACTTTAACCAAGGATATGACAATAATTACAATCAACAACCGGCAAATAATTACAATCAAAATTACAATAATTATCAACAACAATACAATTACAACCAACAACCTCCTGTGACAAATCCAGGGTATGAGCAAGGTTATGATTGGCAAAACAATCAACAACCACAACAAAATAAGCAAAAACCTAAACAACAAGTAAGAACTAATCAAAACACAAAAATAGAATCACAATTTGATATCCAAGAAGAAGATCCATATACGAATAAATTGCCTGATCTTGATGAAGATCCATTTGCAGATATTGAAAGTGACATCTAAAAAAAAGGAGTGATAATATGCCAGCAAGAGCTCAATCATCTAGTAGTATTAAAAAAGCTGAATGTCTAGAATCTTATAAACATATTTATATTGAAAAATTAAAGAAATTCGAATCTGGTGCTGCGGCACAAACAGGAACTGCTGTACATAAAATTCATGAATTATATTTTCAAAAAATAGTTCAATCTCAAGAAGAAAACAAACATAATGAAGACTTATTTAAAGAAGCAATAGAAACAGTTTTACAAGATGTATCAGAAGAAACCATCAAAAATGATGTGTTCAAAATAACAAAATCTTTAAATCCTGAAACGTATTTATATGAAATTGCATTAACTAAAGGTACAACTGAGAAAAGAATAGCTATCGATCGCGATTTCAATAAAATAGCATATGATAGCAAAGATGCTTATGCAAGAGGTATTATTGATGTTCTTTGGTTTGAGGGTGATACTTTATACATATTAGATTATAAAACTAATTCACAACAAAATGCAGATAAAAAACAATTGGAATTTTATTCTTGGCTAGCATATGAATATTATAAAAACGATAGTGACATTAATTTTGATAACGTAGTTTTATTATATGCTTATTTGAGATTCCCTCATGATCCATTGAAAAAGGTAGCTGAATTCACAACAAAACATATAAGAGAAAATATAAAACCAGGTATTGTAAAAACTATAGAATTAGTAAATAATACAGATGAGTTTCCACCCAATCCTTCTCCACAAAGATGTAATTTTTGTGAAGTATCATATGCATGTTCTCTATTAAGTGATTTAAGAAAAACTCCATTAAAACCTGAAGATCAAATAACAAAAGAAGATGCTAAACATTATGCTAAAATTTATTTAGTAGCTAAAGCGACAGCAGATAAATTAAAACCAATGGTAGAAGGATTTATCCAAAAAGAAAAAGAATTAGATTTAGGTGAAGAAATATTATACTTCAAAACAACTAAACGAAGAAATCCTATTAAAGAAAACTTTATTCCACAATTACAAAAATTAAAGAAAGATCAACTAATTGATGAATTAAAAGTAACACAAAAACTAATACATAAATATGGTCTAAAAGCTACGGATGAAGATTTTAAAGACACAATTTCAAATAGGTTAGATTCTAGACCAAAAAAATAAACAAAAGAGCCCAGGGTGTATATCCCTGGGCATAATCTTAACTGTGAGGTGAAAAAAAATGGATCTATTAGAAATTTTAGATAATCATGTAAACGATTATAAGAAAATTAAAAACAGTAATTTTAATTTGAATCCCAAACAAATACTAAAACAATTAGAGTCTTTTGTGAAAGAAGAGACGCTATTTGCACCCCAAGAAATTCAGTTATACATAAAAACAACTTTACTAAGAATAGATGCTATGCTTTCAGCTGAAATAGTAGAAGATAAAGATTTACAAATACTAAAAGACCTAAGAGGTTTATTATTAGAATTTTCAAATGCATATGATATTGATTCATAAAAGGGCGATATGCCCTTTTTTTTACATATTCAGCTTTTTAATTACCTTTATATATTTTGCTATATCCCTAACATTTTCTAATTCTTTAGGCATATCAGATAATATCTTAGCCGCAGTTAAGGTCCACCCTTCTGCTTCAAGTTCATTCCCAGATGCCGCTATTTTCATTTCTAAAGCTTCAGAAGCAGCTGGCATTTTTAAATAATTAAATCCCAAAGCATAATTATCTTCAAAATTAACAGATTCGAATGATGGCTGAATCTTTTTTAATGCTTCATTTACATCAACTGATGAAAAATTAGAATAATCTTCAAAAAGATATGTTAAATCTTTCCCTTCTTCAAACACTAACTTTGATCCTTCTTCTCTTTCTACTACAGCCAACATTAAAACTCCCAAATGTAATTTTGAAACTTCTTCACTTTGATCATAAAAGAAAATCATAAAATTCTTTTTTTTATCTTCTGAATCAAACCATGGATAAAATTCGACCGTAGATTTATAATGTCCACTTAATTCTTCTTCCAATTCTCTAGAAGCTGCTTTCATCAATATTCTAACAAAAGAATCTCCTTCTTCAACATCGTTATCATTTATATGCCCACCAAGTCCTAAGGCGGTTTTACCTGCTAGCCTTTTTTCAGTAGCATTATCTGACCTAACCCCCATCACAACATTTTGTTTTAATTTATCTATTGTTATTATATAAGGAATTACTTGAACAACATCTAAATCGTCTGGATTCAATTTATTGTCTGGGTCATCCCCTGCCTCTCTTCTAGTAACAAATTCCATAGTATCTGAAAAATCTGTATCAGATTCTCCTACCATTATCATTACAATATTGTCGTCCCCTTCTTTTACCCTCATTCCAAAAGTCAAAAGGTCCTTTGCGTTGCTAAACAATTTCTTCTTATTAAGGCATAACACTTTTTCATCATATTTGCTCACAAAACATACCTCCAATTTGATTTTTATAGAATTAAATTATATAATATAATTAGATTATAACATAGTTTTCAACAAAAATAAACTAAAGGGAGAGTTAAAATTGAGGATCAGTCCATATAAAGTAACATTTTATGTAGAAAAATTTGATATAGAGAAATTAGATAAATTTATAGATACCACCTATAATATAGGTACAACTACAGATTTTATAATTTATGATAAAGGATATATAAAACTAAAAGGGATACCTAAAAATAGAAAACCAAAAGACATAATTTACCCTCGAGGCAAATATTTTTATAATGGAGTAAAAACATTAGCCGCATGGATTGCATTATTCAAGAGATATAAAGTATCTTATAAAGAGTATATAAGTAGTAAACTGAATTATCCCATAGAAACTATATTTGTTCAATCACCAAACATTTGGGTTTTTAATGATGATTCATATGATTTGGATAACAGAATGTTTAAAAGAGTAAGAGAAGATAAAATAGATTTTTTACCTAAATATTTCTGGACAACTTACAATAATATCATGAATGAATTGTTGAAGTATCAACCAAAAGAATTTTATGATAACATAATAAATTTTTCTGGATTAAACTCAACAGCCAAGTTTTTTTCTCTTGAATATAAAAGTAACATATTATATTGCAATCTAGCTATTTTAAAAAACGATCATAATTTCAATAAGGAATATAAAACTGTGTTGGTTTTAAACACTAAAAAAGGCGAGATGACCTTTCCATATTACAATACTGTAAGGTCTAAAAGCAATATGAGTTTAGTAGAAACTAAGAAGAAAATAAGGTCATTAAAACTTTCGTTGACAATATAACATGGTAAGTGGTATAATAATTTTAGGCAAATCTCGTTCCCTTTTCTTTACTTCTCCTTGCAATTAGTAAAGAAAAAGGAGCTGCGATATCAGCTCCTGAGATTTGTACTCCCCAATGAAAGGAGTAATCAAAATGCAAATCATTTTTGAAAATGTCATTAAAAAAGTCAATCAAAAGGAATTCAAAAAACTTGTTCGCGAAGGACAAGAGTTTTTTATAAGAACTTTTGAAGACTCTTACATTAAAAATTATATCATTTTTTTCAACGATAGTCAAGAAGAAGAAGTAATTGAAATTCAATCTTTACTGGAGTCTAAAGGAATAAGTTATGATATTGTTGACAAAAGTATTTGGGTGTCATTTGATAACTATATTTTAGAATCTAGATTAAATTTTGTTAGAGAAAAAGTAGAAGAACTTGGTTTAATGGATAATATTTTTTTAAATGCAGACTGGATTAAATATCCTGTTGAACTAGTAGTATTAAAATATAATAACGCTAAAAAGTTCAATTATTTTGAACTAAATACAGACTATTCAAAAGGGGACAAATCAGACATGTGGATGACAAAAGATTTTTTCATTTCTCTATTAGAATCTGAAAATGCTGTATATGACGAAAAGACAGACTCATATATTATCCCAGATAGTGAAGAAGTTTTCCCAACAAGAATTATTTTGAAACAAGATAAAAGAGGAGAATACTTTATTAAAAGATTAGACGGTAGTTATTTTTTAGATTCAGAAGGAAACAAAACTAGAAAAATTACAGTACAAGAATTTTATTATTACCATATTAACAAAGAACTCAGAAAACTTACTAAGAAAGAATTTATTAACGCTACTCAAAGCATGATGGAATATTTTAACTTCTATCATGAAGTTAAAGGGGAAAAATATTTAAAAGTACAACAAGCATTATCTAAATCAGAAATAAGTTCAGTTCACGGACTCTTTGAAACTATGGTTTTAGCTTTACACATGCAAGCACACTCAGAAAAATTAGGTTTTAAAACTTTTGGATTAACTAAACATTTTATAGAAGGATATTTAGGGATACATAGAACAACAGCTTTTTCTATATTAATAGCTTTAACAGGTTCTGGGCTATTAGAAAGAACAAAAGAAATAAAGATAAATGATCATAGATCATATTCTTATAAAGTTGCAGATCATGTTTTTACAAACCCTGAAGATGCCTTTAAAAGAGCATATTATAGATTACAAAAAATACAGAAAACAGCTAAAACCAAAGGAGTTAGTAAAATATTAGCAAAACACGTCTATATAACTTTTGGAGTTGAAAAAGGTGAAAAACTTTTACAAATGTCTTATGATTTTTATGAAGAACATTATGTTGGTAAAACATTTTTAGATGTAAATACCAATAGATTAAACTCTTCTATTAAAAATAGAAAACGTAGAGAAATTTCTTTTACTAAAAATCTATTGATGTTTATGAATATGGTACATAATCAACCATATTTTGATAGCGTAGTTAGAAATTTCAGGAAAGACCATACTAACTTTGGCGATCCAACAATGGAATTTGTTTCAGCTTCGCCCGGCGGCGCCTAACGTTGCCTTTTAAAAAATAATGTTTTTTCTAAATTTATGACATTAAATGTAAATATTAGTATACTACAAAAGGTTAATGAAATATAACCTTCTATTTTTTTATGGATTTTTAAATATGATATTTTATATCTTAATTGAAATTATGAAATTCTTAAAGTTTTTCAAAAAAAATGATTTTTTTACACCCTTGATATTGAAAATTCTTTTTCGATATCATAGTCATCGACTGCTCTTTGTCGATGACTAAATAAAAGGTATGCAAGCTAAAAAGATAGGCTTTTTTGGTATATATTATTTGTACTTGTTGACCTAGCCTTTTAGCTGGTAGATAAAATTCATACGACTTATACCACATAAAATCTCAGTCGGATTTAACATTAATAGTTTATTTAGTTTGACAAAGGCTTTCAGGTATGATAGAATTAAAATATAAATATAAAAGGAGTGATCAAAATGGCTGGATACAAAAACAATAATTACAAAGGAAAAGGAAACAACAAAAAGAAAACAGAAAAGAAGTATAAACACAAACCAGGAACGGTTAATCCAATATTAGATATTCAGGAAAAACTTTTTAATCAGTTAAAAGACAAAAACAAAATCTTGGAAATATCTATGAAAAACGGAGACGCTTATCAAGGAGTTTTTATAAAGCAAACTACATTTGAAATACTTATTAAATTAGGTAAAAAAATGTTAGATATAAACAAATCATATATAAAATATTTTACTGTAGAAGACTTTAATTTAGATATTAAAAATCAATTGCTAACTGATATTACGGGATTAAAGTTGAAAAGCAAAACAAGTGTCGAATTAATTTTATCAGATGACACTACCGTAAAAGATTTTGAATGGTTAGCTGAAGATAAATTTGTGGTAGCTGGTAAAATGAATGGCAAAAACGAACTCGCAATCGTCTATAAACACGCTATTCAAGTTATTAAGTAAGCTAAGATGGAAAGCGTTGTTAGTGTCTAAGGTGGGGCTCAATAGAGTTCCACCTTTTTTATTTGTTAGTAGGAAAATATAAGATGGCTTAATGCCATCTTTTTTATTATACTTATGTATGGTGGGGAAAAATTCCCCATAGTGTACATTAGTATGTGGGGAAAAATTCCCCACCCTCAACATGTGTTTATTAATATGGTTATAGGTAAGTGGGGAAAAATTCCCCATAGTGTACGACTGTATGGTGGGGAAAAATTCCCCATAGTATATAAATGTATGTGGGGAAAAATTCCCCACCCTAAAAAAATAAAGGAGTTGATTTGAATGAGTAAAATGGAGTTATTTCAAAATGCAGAATTTGGGAAAATAAGAGCAATGGAAAGGGAAGGAGAAATATGGTTTGTAGCTAAGGATGTGTGCAATATTTTAGAGCTATCTGATGTAAGCATGTCTTTATCCAGATTATCAGAAAAGCAAAAGCTGATACAAACAGTATTTGTATCAGGTCAAAATCGAAATATTTGGACTATAAATGAATCTGGGCTTTATAAGTTAGCTTTTACCTCAAGAAAGAAAGAAGCAGAAAAATTCACTGATTGGGTAACAGAAGAAGTACTACCTTCTATTAGGAAGCACGGTCATTATTCCGACAAAAAAATGACCAATTTAGATATGTTTGAAATGGCTGTAAAAGCTCTTAGAGAAGCAGAAATAAGGCAAAGAAAGCAAGAAGAAGAACTATACAAACAAAAAAATGACATTAGAATTTTGAATGCAAGAATAAATAATTTTGATAAATTAAATGTAGAAAACAAAAGGCAAAAACTTGTAAGAATGGTAAATAAATATTCCTATAACAATGGTATTAATATGCAAAAAGCATGGGGAGAGTTTACTAGATATTATAACAATGCATTTCACACTAATCTTTCAAGGCTTATAAATTCATACAAAGAAAAGAACAATATGAAAAAATTAAGTAGGCCAGAATATCTAGAAAAAACAGGAAGTTTGGATGATGCATTAAGAGTAATTGATGCTATGCTAAATAAAAAGGAGGGATAAGATGGACTTGTTATTTATAATTAAAAAGGGAGACATATATGAGTTCTATAAATTTATAGCTACAAATAAGTATAAACATGTTATGCTATTCGGAGAAACTCAGCATTTGCCTCCCAATAAACATAAGGTAGTAATCAATGAATCTTTAGAAGATATAATAACTTCTATACCATTTGATACAAGGCATCTAATAGCTGGTTCTATACATACTATGCTTATGGAAACAAATTATGAAATGGATTTAATATATAAAATGGAAGGATATGAAATTTCAGTTAGGATAAATAATGATCATGAATTATCTAAAGATTATGATAGTAAAGATGAGAAAAAATTTAAAAATGCTGTTAGAGATTTTTTAACAAGAATATATATAGATATGAATTTTAAATCATACGCGACAATGGCTAATGCTAGGAGGGAGTTTTATGCTACTCGAGATAAAAATAGACAAAGGCAATCAGAAAGAAACAATATACATGGACGATCAAAAAATAATAGTAAGGGGAACTATACAAAAAGAGATACCAAAAGATATTGATGATTTAATAGATAAAATAAAGTATAATTTAATCTATCCTAAAGTTCAATACTACGGGGATGGATTTTCCATTAAAGCCAAAAATGGATATGTAAGATATTTTATGTGAATAGGAGCTATAATTGGTTTCTTATTATCCATATAAAAAAGGGCGCATTAATATGCGTCCTTATTTTTTTTATTATGATATTCTTCATAAGCTGCATCAGTCAACACTATTGCATCATCTTTGCCTTTATTTAAATAAATATGCTTTGGCTTTTTATATAATATTCTTAAATTAGTTCCGCCAAAACTAGGCATTTCTTTAACTCTAAAACTCCCAATTGCTCTTAAACTAAATTTCCCAATTCCAGTTATTTGTTCCCAAAAGATGTCTTTAAGAGCTTTCATTACTTTTCTTACATCGTTGTATTTTACTTCAGTTCTATTAGATATTTCTTCTATAAGTTCTCTGTGCTTCAATTAATAGCATCTCCTATTTTATAGAATTTGTGATAAAAATTATCCGGAGTAGGAACTTCTATCACGCTAAAATACCTGGTAAATATATCTTGAGGGGTTTTACCTTTAGCCTCCAATTCAGACAACCTTTTTTTAGTAATATAAAATACAGCTTCCTCTGAAAAATGTTTTTTACCTCGAAGATATAATTCGGTGTATTCTTCTGCAATAATACCACATTCTATAAATTTATCCAAATCGTATTGCGTTGTTAGATGTATGTTTGGAGCATTCCATGCATCAAAATTTTTTGCTAAATCTCTAGGATCTGGTAATCCATCATTGTTATCATCACCATCATTATCAAAATAATGTATAGGATAAGATAATTGATTCATAAATACTCCAGCAATCATTTTCTTTTCTTTTACAGGGCAAATAGATGCCTCACCAAAAATCAAAATTTGTAATATTTGTTTTAATTCTCTATAATCCATACAAATACCTCCAACTTATTATTAAATTTCAGTAAAAAACTGATAAAAATTAATGTTAAATATGCTATAATAAAATCAGACACTACAACGAAAGGAGTTGCTTACTTGTGAGTTTTGAAATAGAAAAGCGTACATATGCTGATGAAGAACAACTTATTTCAATTCTATTATATGACTATCACAAAAATATGCCGGTTGTGGACAATATAGTCACACCGGATATGTTTTCTGATGAAAATCTCAGAAGCGTATATGAAGCTTTACAGATAGAATTTAAAAACGATCCACAAACTACTTTGAAACAAGCGTTAAGTTATCATGGAGTCAATGTAGACCTAGATAAAATAAGAGTAATGGTCAATGACTTTGATTTTTCAATTAATCAAGATAATGATGAAGAAGTTATTAAAATTGCTAACAAAGTTGTAGATCATTATCAAGCTAGAAAATTGATCAACATGATTAATACTTCCGCACAACGTTTATCTCAAGGTGCTATGTTAGATGATGTTAAAATTAATATAGAAAAATTATTCAATGAAATGAATAAAGATACAGCTAAAACTTCCGTAACTTCCTTAGGGGAAAACTTCTTAAACTTTTTACAAGAATATGAGATCAAAGAAGAAATAAAAAGAAAAGATCCAGATGCTAATTTATTAGCTGGTGATACTACTGGGTTTAAAATAATAGATCAGTGGACATATGGTTTAAAGAAACAAGAAATGTGGATCATTGCTGGGAGACCATCTATGGGTAAAACAGCTTTGGCGTTAAGAATGTCTTATTTAACTGCTAAGAAAAACAATAAACCAGCGCTTTTTATATCTCTAGAAACTTCTGAAGAAAGTTTGACAAAACGTTTAATGGTCATGGAAACCAAAATACATAATTCCAAAATATCAGAGGCTAAATTAAATAAAGAAGAAAAGAAAAGAATGATAAATTTTGCTACCACTGTAGAAGATACACCTTTGCATTTTTTAGATGCCGTTAATATCACACCTAACTTCATACGCAATGTTATAATCCAATTTAATGAAAGACATTCTGAGCCAATGCGATATATTTTTATAGACTATCTTCAACTTTTAACTCCAAACGAAAAATCTACAATGAGACAAGAACAGGTTAGTTCAATATCTAGAGATCTTAAATTAATAGCAAAAGAATTTAACATCACAGTTGTTGCTTTAGCACAACTTAGCAGGGAAGTAGAAAAAAGGCCAGATAAACGCCCTAAAATGTCAGATTTAAGGGAATCTGGATCTATGGAGCAAGATGCCGATATTATACTTTTACTATATAGAGATGAATATTATTTGTCAAAAGAAGAAAAAAGACCGGAAGCACAACAAAGTTTAGCAGAAATTGTTCAAGCAAAGTTTAAAGAAGGAGCTACAGGTGTTTATGATTTATCTTTTATTCCAGAATATATGTACTTTTCAGATTACATTAATGACGAGGTGTGACGTATGACTGAAGCTATCTTTCAAAAATTAAACCGAAAAGATATACCTCACAGCGTGTATAAGGTATATATTTATTTAGAAATGAACGATGAAATACCTAAAAATATTAACGCGTTATCTAAAATTTTAAATATGGCCAGAAAAACATTAAGAAATGCCTTATCTATTTTAGAAGAACTAGTACCTGAAATTTTAGAAAAATTAAAGCCTATTGAATTTTATAACCATAATGTCAATATTAAATTTGAGGTGGAAAAGGTAAGTATAGAGAAACCAAAAGATAAACCAAAAGAAACAGAAGAAACAGAAGAAACAGAAGAAACAGAAGAAACAGAAGAAAATATTAAAAAATCTTATTCAGAAAGGTATCCTTTAAAATGGAAACAATTAAAGAAAACAATGAAAAATCTCATTACTCAATTTGAAAAAAAAGAAATATTTACAGAAAAACAATTTGAATATATAAATAACAGTGTTGTTTATTGCAAAAAGCACCTTGAAGATCCCCTCGACGAAGAAGCTATCCTAACTTTATTGATCCCATCTTTAAAACAAATACAAAAAAATGGATATAAAAATATTAAAGATTTATGGCTTCAAACAATACAATATTTGGTCCAAAAATTTCCCGGATCTCCTCTTTATGAAACCCAACTAAAGCATTCTAAATCAAGACAATATCAAGAAAAAATAAAACAAGAAAAGAAAGAAAATGATATCCCCGATACTCAATACAAAGAAATAGAAAAACTATTCAAGAAAATATTACCTCATTTAACTATAGATTATACTAAAGCAGGATTACTACCATACTCCACTAGAAATAAAATACAAAGAAGTTGGTTAGAATATCACGATTTGAAAGAATGGGAAACTGCATTTAAGAAAATTAAAAACAGCGAATTTATTCAAAATCATTCATCTTGGCAACCAGATTTTGAATGGATTGTAGAAATAAATCACTTACGTAAAATATTAAATGGTAAGTTTGATTCTAAAAATAACAATTCTAAATTGAATGAAAGATATGTAGAACAAAATTTAAAGAATAAAGGTACTTCAAAGTTTGCATTACCAGGATATATTAAACAGTACACAAAAGAAGGCGTGTTTTTTGTTAATGAATTAAGAAAGAATTATGATGATGATGATAGATTCATCAACCATGCAATTGCATTAGCAAAAAAACATAATTTGAAGGTGCAAGATATTACAACGAAAGTATAGGGGGTTTTTGGTGTGAAAAAAGAAATACTTTTAAAAGTAGTGGAAGCTATCAAGAAAAAGCCTAATTTACGAATGTCAAATTATGAAGCAGCAGTAGAACACATGAAACAAAATAATTATAAGTGTTTTGATGAATGCAATTTAATGTTATTTGAAAAAAATGGGGATTATTTAAAATGTCCTATTGCATCAAAAAGAAAAAAAATACAAGAAAAAGAAGTACATTTCCCAAAACGGTTTGATGATATGATTTTTAATAGTTTTGATGTAGAAAGAAATTCTGAGGCATTTTTCGCAAGTAAGTTTTTTGCGGATAATTATCCAAATAATAAAGATAGAAATCTTATATTATACGGAGATATAGGAACAGGAAAGACTCATTTGGCTGTTAGCATAATGAAAAAATTGTTGTATTTTACCCAGTTTGAAGACATTGAATTTGAAGTCTTTAATAATTCTCATGATTTCTTAAAAAATTCTTATAGAATAAATCAATTGAAAAATTGTGACCTTTTGATATTAGATGATTTAGGTGTATATAATTTAAAAAACTGGGCTCAAGAAACTTTACATGATATTATAGATCATAGATATAAAAGTAAATTGGGAACAGTTGTCACAACTAATATTGGAGCACATATAACAGATCAAGATAAATTTATAGAAGAATTCAGTAAAGAATTTGATGCCAGACAAGCTAGCAGATTAGTAAGTAATGCAGATATTGTAAGAGTCAAAGGTAATGATAACCGATTGGTCGGTGACAATTGATGTATTATTTAAACACGTATATTGAATGGAAACAACATATCACAGAAGCTTACTTATATCCAGAATTTGAAAAAGGGAATCACTATACAAATAAGTATAACAATTTTTTGGATTGCGAAGATAAAATAACTTTGATAAAACATGGATATAAAATATACAAAAGTTATTGTCTTATGATACCTTTCAATTCACATGAAGAATACAAAAAAATGATGTCTATATTAAAGAGGGTATTGTTACCCAAAACTTATAATTTAGTCTTACAATCAAAGGCTTTAATGCCAAAAATAATTAAGGAAAAAGGATTCAACATAACTATATTAATATCAAATTTCGACCAAGTTTCTGGCTTATCTAATTTTAGCAGAAGACAATTAAAGCCATTCCGTGAATCACAAAATATTAAAGATTTCATGTACTTTTTCGATAAATTAGAAACAGATACGGAATACGAGAATAACTACAAAAAAATATTTATCACTAAAGAAACATCTAATGATAGGTTTGAATCATATACTAAACGAAAACCAAAAAAGAAAAGAAAGAAAGAACCAAGTTTAAGATTATTTTAGGAGTTGATTGTCATAGAATTCGAAAAACAAATGAGAATTGATATGGATAAAATCCCTATATCAGTTAATGCAGCCTACAAAAGAGCTAAAATGAGGTCAGGAAAACCTGGTATGTATATGTCCCAAAAAGCAAGAGAATATAAAGAGGAATTAGCCTGGTCTGCTAAATTGGCATCAAAAAAATATAATTGGAAATTGTTTAAAGAAAAAAGATTTTTTTATGTGGATTTATACTTTACTTTTAAATCTAAGAAGCGTTTTGTAGATCCTAATAACACTCATAAAATAACATTAGATGCTTTAGAAGGTATTCTGTTTGAAAATGATAAATGGGCTCTTACAAGAGATATGAATGCTGAATTTGGAAATAAAGAACATTTAACGATAATAATAAGAATTCCAAAAAAAGAAGAGGAGTAATACACTCCTCTTTTTTACCTATATATTAATATTTTATTTCTACACCCGCAAAAATTTCTGTTTTTTTATCTTCAAAATATTGCCTTACTCCACCGCCTATGCTTACATTATCTTTCTTATCTAAAGGGACAAACAATCCACCACCAGCAGATTTGTTAGTTAAAATAGCGTCGGCGTTGATTCTAAAACCACCTTTTTCTCCTGGGTCAAAAGTATGGACAGTTACTGAATATCCTTCTTGAACTTCACCTTTATGGTCTATGACTTTGGTTTGTCGAATCGTTTGTCCAAAAGAAAAACCGCAGCTTCAATAGCAGCATCTAATAATGTTTCATCTCTTTCTTCAATGTTAATACCGTGATTTTTTAAAATATCTTTAGACATTTGTAAAGCTCTTTCTTTTTTTTGTTTACCTGATAGCCCTTCGTTTTCTCCCATCTGTTCAATTGCAATAACTGCATCTTGAGCAACTGTTTTTATAATATCAGATAAATCAATAAACTTTTTTTTACTATCTGCCGGTATTTTACTACCAAAATAAACAGCTAATAAAGAAATAGCAAATACTACCAAATACATTATAATTTCACTCATTTGTCTTTCACCTCCGTATTTTGATGTTTCTCTTTATCTTCTTTTTCATCTTCATCATCTTCTGTTGTTTCTTCATCAATTAATTTAATTGGTTCTAACGGTTGCGCGTTATCTTCCATAAAGTTTTTAAGATTTGGTATATCAGTTTCCTCATCATCTTCATCTTCTATATCTTGAAAAGGATCTTCATCTTTTGGTGTGTTTGTTTTTTCTTTCTTTTCTTCTTCTTTATTATTTTTAGAATCATCAGTTTTTTTCTCTTCATTTTCAATAGCTTCATAATATTCTAAAAATATAGTAACTCCCCCACTTGCAGAAGTAAAGACCTTTTTATCTAAAATTTGAAATTTATCATTTGGTCCACAATTGTTCATAATGTTTTCGTATACTTCTTTTTGTTCTTCACTAAAAAGCTTAAATTCATTACATTTATATCTATATTGTTTTTTAAAATTCTCAAATACATCTTCGTTTACTGTTCTGGATAAAGCTATAGTAGCTGGATCCTTTTTTAGTTTAGAGATTATTTTCTTTTTCGATTCACTCATGCATTGTATCCCCCTTTTTTACATTTGACTTGCTTTGCCTTGTGGAGGCTTTTGCTCATTCATTTTCCTTTTATTTACTTCACCACTTGCATTAGATTGTTGTGGTTGTTGTTGCCCAGGTTGAGTTAGTCCCATCAGTTGAGATAACACAGGGTCTTGTAACATTGCTCTTTGCATCGCTACTGCTGTATATTGATTTGTTATTTGCATTAATATGTCATCTGGTATTTTATCAAATTGCCCTTTCATAACATAATTTGCGATCTCACCTAATTCTTGATTTTCAATAGCAGGAGCGTCTCCTCCTGTTTGCATCATTTTTTGTGATTGAACTTGCCCAATAACTTGTTGTAATTGTTGATAATATTGAGTTTGAATTTGGACTTTAGCCTGATCTTCTGCTTCACTAACCATCTGTTTGGCTTCATAGTTATAATCAAAATCAAATTCTTCTAATAATGTTTTATCAGATATTTTATCTAATTGAGAAAGATTAATCAATAAGTCTTTCCTTATAGTATCATCAGCCATTTTGAAGTCTCTCAATTTGATTTTAATTTTAGGTAAATCAGTTAATTTGCTTATTTTATCAGTTAAAAAATAAAAAATTTTATCTAAACTACTTCTATAATTTAAGAAATGATTTTCTAACATTCTTAAAGAAACACTGCTACCAGACCATGATAATCCACCAAATAGAAATTCTCTTGGTACTCCCATGCCTGCAATAATTTCATTTATTGTAGAATCTATTTCTTGAAATACCATAAGTGCTTTAGCATCTCCACCTATTTTCCCTTCATGAATAGGCATTGGAAATGTATGAATAGCATTAGGGTTTTTCTCCCAATTTGATAAAGCTTGTTGTATTTTATTTTTCCAATTGTTCAAATTCATGCTACCAGTTATACCAGCTGGGCCTTGTATTCCCATTACCATATCGCTTGGCGGAGCCACATACCTTTTAGTCAATACATGATCTTCAGCAATTGCTGTTTGAGCTCTTCTAAGCATGTTCAAATAAAATATTTGGTTCATAACTGGTTGAATTGGTGGTAATCCCCATCCACCATATCTGGATGTAATACTTGGATATTTAGTATGTAATAAATTTTTACTATTTAATTTTAATTCATCATAATTTTTAATTATTGCATCTAACATCCATGTAGGAGTGTGCTTTAAGAAATCTATTTCTTCCTTTATCTTTTTCTTTTCTTCCTTTTCTATCTTATAATAATAAACCTTTTCATCTGTAAAAGAATTGTAATTAATTCTTATATTTAAAGGATTCCAAAAAATCATTTTGAAACCACTTGCATCATTAATTGTTTGTTGTTTAATTTGTACAGGAACTTTTTTCTTATGTTTTTCTGAATATATTAGAAGTTCTTCTCCTTTAATCTCCCAATTAGGGACTTCTCTTTTTTTATGAGTATTTTCATAATGATATTTCAAATCTAAAATATCATTTTGGTCATCTTTATTAATAAATATATTTTTAAATGGAGGAAGTATAGTAGTAAAAACATTTCCGTAAGTATTATAATTTAACCCATACTCAATTAGCTTTTCTTTCACACCTATTTCATTAAAAATTTCTTTATATTTTTCTTTTACCTTGTCATTATCTGTATTAAATTGAATTTCAGTGACTGGATATTCAGACATTTTATATATAATAGATGAAATAATATGATTTGTTAAATAATAATATTGAGACATAACTAAAATAGAATGCATATCATCTGGCACATAAAAACTTAATGGGTCAAATCTTTTCCAATATTTATTTTTTAAATATTTGTAGTTTGTCGGCGAAGATAAACTATTTATTGTGTCCATTATTTAAGCCCCCTTATTACAACCATGTACTTTCTATAGAAAAATTGTTAAACTGTTTTAATGCTTTATCTAAAATATATATTTTTTTCAATTGTATTTCTTCCAATTCAGAGAACCCACCTCGGTTTAAAACATCAACTATATCGGGTCTATTTTGGATTTTCTCGTATTTATTCTCAATTTGTGTCCTTTCTATTGATCCTGGTAATTCGATTCCATAATAAGCCAATAACGGATGGCTGATTATTATTCCAAATTGTTTAGTCCACATTTGTCTTATATAACTTTTTACTTCTTCATTAAATTGTTTATTTGGCCTAAGTTTTTTGAGTAAGTCTAAAGTGACTATAAGTTCTATATCTTCAATTGGTTCTAAAGATTCTGTATCACCTAATCCATCTACTATAAAGTTTGCAATACTGTGAAAAACATGCCATTGTTCAAAGATCAAATTGGAAGTCAAAAGGGCTTTATAAGCCCTTAATTTATTTTTTAAACTTTCAGACATTTTAACTCCTAGATATTTAGAAATATAAAACTCTAAAGTATCTATGGAGTTATTAATGTCAATATTTATATTTTTTTTTGCAAAAAATTGTTTTAATAAATTAAATATTTTTTCTGGATGAATAGAATTAGGTTCTGTAATTATTGATAAATCAGCCATTAACCTCTAACGCTCCTTATTTTTTGCCAAATGGCATCTTGAGTTTCTATTGGTAGTTCAGGCCATATGACATCTGGGTTTTCTAACAAAGCTTCAGCGGTATCTTCTTCTATTATACCGTCAAAATCATTAGAAACCAAATATAAATCATCTAAAGAGGGTTTTGCTGCTGCTGTTTTCTCTACTTCTAATTCATCTATCCAATTATTCATTGCTTCTTCAGGAGTACCTATGATAGCATAATACTTATCTAAAGATGCAACTTTATCAAGTTTTTCCATTCTTTCAGCAAATTCATCTGGTGTAAAATAGCTTGATACTTTGTATAATTTTTTATATCCTTCCTTGACTTTAGCACTAGATGCTAATTTTACCCTCTTTTCAACAATTTCGTGTAAATTCTCTGGATAAATATTAACACCTGCATATTTGTTTAGTGGATTAGTTTCAGAAATATTGATATTATATTGTTTAGCTTTCTGCCTTATATTTTTTGCTAAAGTTGTACGTTGTTTGGGTGGCAAATTTTTATACGTTTTGCCAAACATACTTATAGCGAATTGAACATGATTTTCATCATGCATAGGAAATTTTCTAACTTTTTTGCCATTGTTATTTATTACTAAGCCAAATGTTGAATCTGGCAAACTATTTCTTTCTTCTTTACCTAACTTAGCTGCTGTTTTTTTCATTTGCATATCTTCTACTGTCGGTACATTATCTTCTATAAAATGTATTACTGGATATTCTGGATTGAATTGTTTTGCAATATTAGCGTATTTAGACAAACCAAAAGGAATTTCTAATCCGTATTTGTTACCAGCAGACATTATTCTTTTAGCTACTTTATTAACACAATTCATAGGTAATTTGCTGGCATTTTTTTCAAAATATTCTATAGAAATACTTGTATTGGTTTCCGAATCTAAAGGATATTTAGGGTATGAATTCCCTTTGTGATCTCTGAAAATAACAGCATGTTTATTATTAGGTGGTCTGTTTAAAGAAGCGGATTTCCTAATATCAGATGCGACTTTTTCAAAAGAATCGTCATACTGATCAAATATTTCCCCTACTAAATTAAACATCTAAATCACCTCATATCTTTATTTATAGTAGCGCGCAATACATTAGTTATCAGAATATATTCAAGTTTGTGTCTCAGAGCTTTTTGGTGGTTCGTTTATTGGATTTATCCTAGTAAAAGTAAATTGTAGATTTTCTGCTACCATTACATTATTAGACGACAAGCTCAATGAATAACTTCCCAAAAGAACATCTTTTAATTCAATTATTTTTTTAGGATATTCCCCTATATTATCAAGCCCAGTTGTAGCCGTACCGCCACTAGAAGTTCCAACTGTTGTATCAAATTGAGTACCACTACCATACATAGCTATAATTAATGATACTTCATTTGAAAACAATTGAGTTAACATACTGAATATTACTTTATTCTTTTTTGTTGTAGCATCATAAAATTCATCTGGAGAAGATGAACTTTTTATAAAATTGAAATATTTTAAAAGATTTCCTGTATTCATTTGCAATTTAGCTATAGATAAATTTCCACTTACCATACCTTCAGCAAAGTCAGAAAGATCAGATCCTATTTCAAAAAACCTTTGTAATTGTTTTGATTGATTCAAACTAAGATTTTGTATCATACCTACTGGGACTAAATCATCTGCTTCTGTAAATTCTTTAACTATGTAATAATGTGATCCACCAGTATCTTTTTTAACTGGTAGCATTAACAAAAAATGACTACCTTTAACAAAATCAGATGTGTTATATTCTTTTTGTTCTACAAACTCTTTCTTTGGGTTCCAAGCTGTATGTGCCATCCTTCAAACACCTCCTAAGATATTGGAACATCGGTTATTTTGACAAATTGGAAAGAAGCTGATTCAATTACCATTGGTTGGCCGGCACTTATATTTAAACTCTTATTCTGTATTTTGGCTTTTTCAATTTTTGCTTTTCCCACTATAGAAGCACTTGATCCTGTCAAGTTATTCTTATCAGCTCCAGAAGTTGTTTTTGGATCAAAAGCATATATATATAAATCTGTAGCTTTACCGAAAGTGGATAATATATCCATTTCTAATCCACTAATATCATTATGTGTTGCAGATAAAATACCTTCTTCAAATAATAAAACTTTTGATAAACTGATACTCCCTTGAAATGGGCCCGGCAAATATTTAGGTAGTAAGCTTCCAATCTCAGAAACAGGTTGGTTCATTCTAGCTTCTTGCAATTGAAAATCTTGCAGCATACCTATTGCTATTTGTGAACCATTACCATCATCTATGGCAATTGCAAATCTATATGAGGATAACAAATCAGATTCTTTTGGGCTTAACATTTTTTCAACATTCTGATCTAATTTCCATTCTTTCATAGCCATCTAGTACACCTCCATATATCAACGGGGGCTATGAAGCCCCCTCTATAATCTATCTTGATTGAACTTTAAGAGTTATTGTTCCACCCTTCATAGGTAATTCAGGGAAATAATTTATTGTTATATTTACAAATTTAGGATTTTCAGGATCAACCCCGAAATCATCCACTCTTACATTTTTGTTTATAAGGCCTAGTTCAGCATGTCTTACTAATCTTTCATTAACCATATCAACTATTAATCTTATAGAACTCATAGTAAGATTTTGTGTGTTCTTTAGCTTATTTTGAACTAAATCATTTATATCTTTGGAAGACCAGTCAACAGATGCTACTACCGAATGTTCGCTTCCTTTAACATCTAAAGTATCTGTTGTAACTTGATCTACCAATGTTGGTAGTCCTTCTACCCCTTGTTCTAAAACCATAAAGCCTGAAGCAGATAAATTTTCAATTTGTGCTTCATTAAAATACAATCTATTATCTAATGGATAATATACTCCTGATATCATTGGCAATGTTTGGTAAGTCAATTGATTGTAAGGTGTTGTTTCGTTCATATATCTTGCATTCAATGACATAATAGCTGCTGCTCCATAGACGCCAGGTACAGGATAAGCAAACCCATTATAATTTACCTTTATAACTGGATTAAAGAAAACGTTTAATCTTTTTTCATTTACGCTATCAATCTTAGAAGTAACATCTTCCAATATAGCTGATTTATCATTAGTAGAGAAATTAACAGAAGCATCATTAAATCCGTTAAATCCTAAAGTAAATTTCACATAATCCATTTTACTTTCTCTAGTTTTAATAAATGAATTCACTTGAGGCAATATAGAGAAATTAGATAACATTATGTATGAATACATGTCTCTTTCTGCCAACATGTTCATTTTATCTTGAATATCAACCATATCATTTAAATCAAATATAGAATCATAATCATGGTCGCTAACTGTTGTTGCAGCAGCATATACTCCTCGTCCTGAACCACTAATAACCAAATTACATCCATAAGATAAAGGGTTCAAAGGATGAATAGGTCCAAAGTTACTTTCTATATCATTTTTGTCTCCTATATATTTAAGAGATGTATATATTGGATTATCCACATTATATTCAACTATTAACTCTTTATCAGTCATACTATAAGAAGGATTGATGTAGATCAAACCTCTCATAGGATCAACATAATATTCAGGATCTACAGCTGTGGACTCAGAAAAATCTCTATCTTGTAAAAAATCTGGATAATAAACAAACTCTTCTTCTACATCTATTGGATTATCAGGGTCAGAATCATTGACATAAAAAGTTTTTACAGTCAAATAAGCTGTAGGGTTTGTTGATGAAAATTTTATAGGATTATCTTTTAACTCAAATACTGTTTGATTTGTCTCCATATTTCCCATTGCAGTAGAAAATGATTGAGTTTTAGATATAGTTTTCTTTTTTACTGCTTTATATTCTACCAATATAGCAAAATTATTGTTTGATGTACCATCAGATTCAATAACAATAGGTTTAGTAGATCCTGCTAAATTATGTGGGGTTGGAACTGTTCCAGAACCATTTTGATCTAATAATAAGCTAGGAATTATAATTTTATCTTTTGTTATTCCACCAATTACAATATTCCCTTGGTTATCATCCCATTCTGTTTCTTTAACTACTTTAGTTATATCCACATAAGATACATCAATCCCTGGAACTTTTAGAGGTGGGAACCCTCTGAAATAATCTCTAGAAAAATTTCTAATTCCTATATCTAAAGATTCAGAAGCTGGAATTAAATAAATCTTAACAGAATCTAAATCCACTTCATCATATAATTCGTTTCTTTTTGGATATCCAATAACAGTGTTATTAGCTGCGCCTGTTTTATAATTTATTCTGTTTCCAGATGCATTTAAAACTAAAGCATCTTGTCCTTCAACTATAATGTTGCTTGCACCAATTATACCTGTTGGAAACGCAGGTATTTGTGAATTTAATTGTTGTTCTTGTATATATTCTTGTTTTATGTTAAAACCTGGACTTCTATAAGCCATCGTACGTACACCTCCTATTTTATTCAATACCATACACGATAAAATTTTACCATTTCTCTAATTAATAGTTAGTTTAATGTCAATCACTCTTTTTGTCGCTATTAGTTATAACTTTTATTCCTTCTAAAATTTCGTCAAAAACTTCAAAGTTCATTTTATAATCAAACAGTATATTAATTTGTAAAGGAATATTATATAAAGGATTACCGCCATTTTGTATAAGCATAGCAGAATTTACTCCCACAGGATCAACTTGATGAAAAAAATTCTCAAATGTAGTTTTATCTCGTTGAAGTTGCAAAAAATACTGGGTACTCAATCTATATCCTTCAACCTCATCAGGTGTTATAAAACTAACAATAGCATTTGTAGCCATCAAAAATGTATGTGGACCTGTTTTATATAATTGTGAACCAGTTTCATTAGGAAAATAATTGGTAGCATCATTTATGCCTGTAACATCAACCAACACGACAACTCTTTTATTACCTTTACTATTAAACTCTACTGAGTTAAAAGCGAAACGTATATCAAATTCTTCCTCGTTCAATTCCATTACTTCAGACATAAAAAAAGTTAAATGTTTTATGAAAACTGACGCAATGTTCTCATGAAAAGACCAGTTAAATTCTTTTGGAGTCGTTGAATCCACGGTATCACCATCCCTAAATTTTGTCTAGCTTCCATTACAGATTCAGAAACACTATCGACAACTGTATCTCTTAAATAGTACCTGGCTTCTATTCCTGGATTCCACCAGCCACCACGTTCTAAGGATTCTTGGGAAACATATCTTATAATAGTTCTTCCATCATTTGTTTTAATCGGAACCCTTTTCCCTCTCAAATAAGTCATTTGCCTAGGGCTCGTTCCTTGTTCTAAATAGTTAAAAATTTTATTGCTGGATACTATTCTTACACCACTTGCTTCAGAAGTAATGTTTATATCTTGAAGGAATTTTTTAATAGCTCTATTAGACAGTCTTCTATCTCTTAATAAAGTTATCCTAATATTTTCTATAATATTTCTTGCAACGGCATTAGCTGATGTATAATTCGAATCAGCCCAAGTCAAAAGGTATGTAAGTTCGTTCCCTTTGTTTATTGTGTTCAAGGTGAACCGATAAGAATCTTCGTAAAATATCATATTTTTCACCTTCTTCCCCTAAGATAGATTGATATAAAATACTATTTAAATTAGTGATAGTTTTTGCAGCTGAAATTTTAACTATTATATCGTGTGTGTCAAAGTATAGAAAATCGCCTTCATATGCTGGAATAGATAAAGCAGCTATCACATTAATTCTTTGATCTTTTAGCATAGGCTTTTTATTATTAGTTTGATTAGAGTTTTTAGTATAAGTGCCATAAAAATCTATCCCTTTTAGGTATCCCCCTTTGAATCCTGTTCCATAACATATATTACAATTTGGATTACCTGCTTTTTTTAAAGTCGGGTTATAGCATTCGCACAATTCCCCGCCTTTTCTAAGTTTGAACAGATAACCATGTACAGCCCCACCATTTTTAAATTGTAGCTCAAGGGTCTCTCTCATCCTTTTAGTGACAAGATCTTCTTGCTCGTTTATAGATATGAACTCCGTTTTATATTCTTTGCCTGTCTTCGTATCAATCATAACAAGTTGATACCAAATATATCTATTGAAAAAATGGTGATCTTCTCTATATAATATGTCACGATAAAACTCTACAAAGTCAGGTAGTTTTATCTTTTTTATAATATCGCCAGGGGTGTCCAATGATCTGTACAAAAACACATCCCACCTATCGGCATCGAATTTATATTCATTATTAAATTCCCAAGTTAACATATAACCTAAAGGGTCTACAAATACTTGAAAGTCTTTAATATATTTCACATTTACCACCATCCCCAGCCTGTTACTCCTCCTGTATCGAAGACACCCCATGCACTATCCATATTAGCTTGTCTTTTATATTCGTTTAAATAGTGCTGATATTTGGTGTTAAACATTTCAAACCATTTGTCAAAATGCTGAGTTTTATCTAAATTTATAGCTAATTCTCCGCCTTGCCATGGAACATTATTTCTTCCTGAAGCATCTGCAAGTCTTCTATAAGCATGGGATATAGATCCATATATTATTATATTATCTATTTTCCCATATCCTTGTTCTAAAGTAAGTTTTTTAGTTAAAGGTGGTGTGAGGTTGAATTCTTTAAGTGTTTGTTTGATAAATTCTATATATTGGCAATCTTTATAAAAGACTTTATTGAGTAACTTGTTGACTTCAGGATAGTCTCCAATTATAAGTCTTATAGCTTCTATATATTCTTTATATATTTTTGGTAAAGTCATATTTAATAGATTTACCATATATATTTGAGATTCAAATTCATCAGGAGCATCAGATTTTAATCTTGTCAAATTACTAAATCTAATCTCATCAACAAAAGTATTAGGTTTTATTAAATTAGTTAATTCTATAGTGTTCAGCATTGCCACATTATTAGTTGCGTATATTTCAGATGTACTCGTTTCAATAGGCATTACTACAACCCCCTTTAAAGAAAAAAGAGGACTTATATAAGCCCCCTTTTCTTATATATCATTATGCTAAAAATTTATTGTCTAATTTTTCAATGATATCTTTTTTGGTATCGTTAGAAGTTATTTTTATGTCATTATCTTCTGCTATTTTTGTCAACTCTGCTTTAGTCATTTCGTCAGAATAATCAGGTATCTCTTCGGCTGATTCTTTTTTTGCAACATCTTTTATATCTTCAACTGATTCTTTTTTTGCAACACCTTTTATATCTTCAGCTGGTTCTTCATCAGATAATTCTTTATAATCAATATAACCTAAATCTTTTAATTTATTCAAATCTTGTATAGTTCTTTCAAAATTATCCTCTATTGCGTCATAAACAATCGTTTTTCCTGAAGGAATAGCAGCAAATCTATTTAACAATCTTACTGGGAATTTAGCTTTATTTGTTACTTCAAAGTGTTTCATTTTCTAATTCCTCCTTTCAATGCTTCAACTTTCTTTACAGTTATTTTAGAATTATCTTCTCTAGGATTACCTGTTGATTGCAAAGCTTTTATATATTCTTTGGCTTTTTCTTTTTCTTCTTTTATTTTTTTATCTCCTATTTTCAAATATTCTTCAAACTCTTTGTCAAATCCTTTTTCTATTTCTTCTTTCTCAAATTCTTTAGGCACTAAATACCCCATTTTTGTTAAATCTTCTAATTGATTAATCATTTCAGCTTTTGCATCTATAAGATCAACTCTTATAGTTGAACCTTTTTTATAACTTCTTAATCCCCATATTCTAACTTGTCCATTTCTAGTAACAAATTTAGCCATTAATATCTCTCCCTTCTCTGTAGCCTTTTTTTAAAAGCAAAAAGGGGAATTAAACCCCTTTTGCATTATCAATTCAATTAAGAATTTAATTCCAATTTTGCAACTGCTTTAGGGTTAATTATACTCATACCTAAATTAGACCATACTTGGAATGAAGCAATATTCTTCTCAACATCATGCCAGAATGTTAGGTCTTCATTTAGATAGAAGAATTTTCCTAAATAATCTTCATTGGTAAATCCAAATACTTCATTTTCGGCTACAACATCTTTCTTGTTAGTTGTTAAGAAAGGTCTATTCATGAAAGTATCATAGTTATAACCTTTAATGAATGTTTCTTTAAATAATTCATCTCCAAGTTCAGAAGCAGGTAATGTAAGTAATTCATTGTATAACTTTACAGGGAATAACATTTTTTCAACTTTTAAAGGTTTGTCTGCAGTATCAATAAAATTAATCATATCCATTACAGCTTTTTTGAATGAGAATCCAGTTGCACCAAAAGAAGCTGCGGTTTGTTGTCCAGTTGAATTAGTTGCGCTTCTACACATATCGACGAATTTCTTTTCAATTGCTTTTTCGAAATTATATGTTAATCTATTTTTGATAACTTCTGTGAATGGATATTTATATGCCCATAATTCTTCTTTTGTGAATTCAATTTCAGGAGAAATAACCTTATAAAAATATACAGGTGCTTTATCTCCTCTAACCCTTCTTGTTTCAGCTTCTGCTAAAAAGTCTCCATAAATTACTTCTTCTGATAATTCTGGTTCTATTTCAATATATAACATTAAACTTCTACCAGCAGGATCTTGATCCAAATCATCTGGAGTAATTGTTTTTGGAGTAATAATACTTGGCAAAAACATTGCCTCTCTAAATTCAGTTTTTATTAAATCATTTATAGTTTTTCCAATTTCTTCACCAGCAGCAGTTTTTTCAAAGTAAGCATCAGAAATAAGCTCGTTAAAAGCCTTATTCCCTCCAACTGACCTTATTAATTCTTCTACTTTTAAATTATTCATCAAAGACACCTCCTGTCATTAATAAGTTCTTATTTTAAGTGCTACTACGTTTGAGCTTTCTGTGATAGTTTCTTCAACAACAGCTACAGATTTAACAGTTTCTCCAGCACCTGGAGTGATTGTTGCATTAGTTAGCACTGTTTTGTTACCGTCTTTTTTTGCAAACAATTCTTGTCCAGCCTCATACGCTTTTCCTGAAGTAGCCGCATCTTCGAAATTATCTGTTATCAATCTTGTTTTGCCAAAGAAAGCTGTTAATCCATTAGATGCTATAACGTCGTTTGTAATTCCCGAGCCATATACTTGCATATCTCTTCCTATATCTGATATAGTCCAGTATACTAATCCATAGCCATCATAAGGAATTTGTTTATATTCATTATCTAAGATTGCGACAGGAGTACCTATTGCAAACATCTCTTTTTTTACATCTACATCACTTATAGCGCTATCCATTTGTTTTGTATTTCTAGTAACATCTCTTAAGCTGTGAAGTAGTTCAAATCTTCTAGCCATCAGCGTACACCTCCAATATGTTTAAAAATTACCCGTTTTTATATTTTTTCATTTTTTCTATTAATTCTTCAAATAATTCATCTGAAGTTTTTGGCCCGTTATTATCATTATATGAAGCTCTTTTGTTATGAGGTTCAGCTACATTTAATTCGTCATTTAAAACCTTTTCATTCCAATACTCGGCTTCTTTTTCTAATTCTTCATCATCTTTTTCTCTCATGATTTTAGACTCTCTCAAAATATCAGAAGCTTTCATGTTAGTAAAATGAGCCTTTTTTTCTAAAACATCAGAAATAATGTTTTCTTTTTCTTCTTCCGAATATAAAGACCTTTTTTTATTTTCGGGTTCTTCTGTAGTATTATCTTCAGCTGTTTTTTCATTTTCTTCAGAAACTTCATCTACCCCAAGTATAGAATCTAAATATTCATCGAAAGCATTTCTTTCGTTTGTTGAAGATGCTTCTTTTTGCATTTCATCAGTTTGATCAGAAGCAACTTTAAACTCAGACTCAGGACTATAATTTTGAGATAACGGAATTCTTTGTCCAGGGATTACTTGATCACCTTGCAATTGACCTTGTTGTACTTGTTCTCTCATTAAATCTAGCTGCATTTCTCTTAATTCTTCTTGGTTTTTTTGAACTTTTTTATTATCTTTTATCCCTTGATAAGCAGAAGCAGCTAAAACTCCAGTTCCTAACGTTCCAGCAATCCCAGAGGCCATCTGTGTAGCTTTGAGAGCTGTGTCAATCGCTTTTCCTTTGGCTGCAGCTGTTTTAGTAATACCTTCGTTTGAGTTCAGTAATAAATAACCTACAACTCCATTCATGGGAGCACACCTCCCTTCAATTACATTCCTGGTGCAGATGGAACACTTGTATTTCCCATTGTAGCTTGAGCAGGAGCACTGTATTGTTCAAATCTTTGTTGCCCAGTAGCATTATGAGCTTGAGTTCCGTTAACTACTGCTTTACCTTCTTCAAATTTTGGTGCTAATTCAGAGTTATTTTTTACCAAATCTTGTAATCCATTTTGCATTACGAAAGCATAAAATTGAGCTGGTAACATTTTGTCTGATTGCTGTTTAATTTCTTGTGTTGCAATAGCTGGAGTTACAGTATCAGTTGTTGGAACTTGTGTAGGTGTCACTGTTTTTGGATCGGGGTTGCCATTGCTGACATTTCCTGCAACCATTTGATCTGTCAAATCACCAGCTACCTTATTCATTCCTATTCTTTGCCCCATACCAAAAATTAAACCTTGTCTAAACATTTCAGCATCTTCGGCAGTTTTTACTAAGCCGTTAGTTTGTTCAGCTGCTTCTTTAATAAATTCGTTATTTTCTGCAATTTTTTCAAAATCATCAGTTGACCATGTTCTTTTCATTACAAATTACCTCCTTTATTTTTCAAAAAGTTAACGACAAAATCGTTATAAATATTAAGTGTTTCATCTGATGCAGCTTTATAAATCATCTTATAGTGAGTTTCTCTCGGATCCGAAGCATAATATGGCTGATGTTCAATAGGCGAATTAAACTCTCTAAAAGCTTGGCTGTATATTTGATCTTGCTTCCTTATCGTGGATTGATAAATTTCTTCTTCTAATCGTTGAAGATTTTTCCCGCCTTCCACTAATATGTCATTTGCTAATTCTTTAGTTAAGTTGCCGAGCAGACTATAAATATCATTTAATTCTGTTTTAGATGACATACTAGCTACCTTTATGTAGCCCTTATATCCCGGATCTTCCATATTAAAATGATCGGGATTATAAAAGTTTCCGGAATCATGATTAGCTATAAGATGAGGTATAAAACTTCTTCTCATAATTAATGATAACATGCGTTTTACTAACCCCCGGTTAAAACGTCCTTTGTTAAACGCATACGCAAAAGTGTCTGGTGCATCAGTCATAATATATAAGCCGGGGCCCGCTATCCGCCTAACCTCTATAGGTTTTAATGGGACTTTCATCAAAGAAAATGTTTTTATTATATCTTCATCTGGATACTCACTCAATTGTTGATATTCTTCTTCTTGTATAGGTTTATCTTGTAAAAATTTTTGATTTAAGTATTTTTTAATTTCATATGGTTCTATTTCTTTTAATGCATCTGCTGGTATTTCTTTATCAATTGCAGCTTGTTTGTCTGATTTATCAGACGCTACTTTTGCAAATACTTTTGCTGTAACTTCTGCTCCTCTAGTAACTTTTGAAATATCAAAAAATTTAGGATTAATATTTATAGCATATACTTTTCTACCATCAGGAAGTATATTATTCATTTTAAATTTTAAATGATCACAATATTCACTTCTTTTAGTAGCCGCATTACCACATATAGAACATACATCAAAAGGCACAGTACAGCCCATAGATACATCTATAGTTTCCCCATTTTCAAGTTCAGCCATCATTTTTTTCCCTTTTGGATTGCTCATATCGACAGATACTATGAGTTCTACTCTATCCATCCTATCATTCCAAAATGATTTTATTATTTTTCCAAAAGATTTAGCAGGGTCTTTGTTCACATGATGTTCAAATAGGTGTCCATCTTCAAAAGTATGATATGTTTTTAACAACTCATCTCTAGGAAAATAATCACCATTCCTATTAGCACCCCATGATTCACCAGCAGAAACAGCTATAACTGCAATATATCTGAAGTTATCTTCTGTTTTAAGTTCTTCTTTAAAACGAATCAATTCTGGGGTGAGCACATTTAAAGCTGCATTTTTTTCCATAGTTTTGTTTTCATCTATCACAAAAACATTATCTTGTAAAGTAAACTGAAACCCGTTTATTTCCTTATACATAAAATCACAACCCTCTGGCCATTAAAGTCGAATATTGTAACAGCATATTCGGATCTATACCTCCATAATTAAATGCTTTTTTTACTGCTTCTTCTACAGCGTATGGAGAATTAAATAAATTTGGAACTATTTGAGCAATGGACAATAAGTATTTTCTTAATTCTTTTTTATCCCATTGAGGATATTTCTGAGATAAAATTTGTTCCATTCTAAGTATATCTTGCTTGGATACTATAATCCTTTTGTCTTTTCTAGATTGATTAGATAGAGCTTCTGATAGCCCTACCGCTGTTCCTCTCATACCAGTATTTACGTTATCTATCATTGCAGGCAACGTATTACCTAATCCCATATCATCTTGGTCCTTTGGTGGGTTGGGGACGTTATAATTAGGAAAATTTGGCATTGCACGTATCCTCCTTTTTTAAAAACCCCGCATTAGCGGGGTACATTAAAATTTATTATCTTGTTGTTTGAATTTCGGTGATTTCCCTGTCGAAATATTGTCTGACTGTAAAGCCTTTTCAACTTCAGTTTTCTGCATTTTTTTACCTGCATTTTTTGGTTGAGGCAAATCAACGTTTTTAAAAGGCTTTACTTTTTTGATTTTCGCAGTCTTCCAAAATTCATCAATAATCATTTAAATCACCTTAATAATCAATGTTTTGTGATATTACATACATATTATAAGATGCTTCTTTAATTAAATCTCCTGGAGTTCCGAATAATTCCATATGAGCTCTAAATCTACCCTTTTCCCCAGCGAAACCTTGTGATTCCATATAATAAGAAGCGTCTTTTTCCATAGCAGCAATTGTGTTAGCAACATCATTTAATTCATCTGATGATAAATTGCTAGCTAAATATTCAGCAACTTTAGCTAAATAACCTGTTTCTTCATATCTTCTTTTAGCAACAGAAGCATTTTTTTCCATTTCTTCTTGTGCATCTTCGAAATTGCCTCTATAAGTTTTTAACATATCGTTAGCTGTTAAAATATCCAAATAAGCAATTTTCAATAAATCCCTATCAGTATAGTTGTTTTGTGTTATTTCTTCGTATAAAGCAGAAGCAGTTTTTTGTAATTCTTCACCATCTTCTTGGAAATATTCTGGCATTTCATTACTCACTTGCATAAGACCATCTCTTAACATTTAAAAAACCTCCTTAATATTTTTCGTTTTTATTATAATCAGGGACTTCTGGACCTGTCATTGCCCCCATCATTCCACCTATAATACCAGATGCTTTAGAGCCTCTAAGTGAATTTCTTTTAAGCTGTTCATTTAACTCGTCTACGACTTGCTGCTGAGCGTTACTCTTATTTGTAGCAGCAATAGCAGATAAAGTATCTCCATCTAGTCCTTTACCTTTTAATTGTCCTTTATATTTTTCCATTTTAAATCTTGCATTTCCGGCAGATATTGCTCCTCCGGTAGCTGCCCCTAAAGCAACACTCTTTAATCTTGATCCCATATATTGTTTCCTAGCTTCATTTAATCTTTTTTCTTTTTCTGCATTTGTTATTTTACCTTGTTCATACATGCTTTTAATTTCATTTTGCCTTTTTTTATAAGCAGAATTTTCTGAAAAACCAGTTATAGCTCCAGAGGTTGCAGCGCCAGTTATAGCTCCTTTGGCGCCAGAATATAGAGGTATATGCTTTGAATTTTCAAAAAAAGAGTCAATAGTTTTCCCCATCGCATTAGCAGCTACTTTTTCAAAATAATCTTCATCTATTATATTATGATCTAAAGCAGTTTTAATTAATTTGGCATTATTTAATGTATCTTCTTGAAGATTAGCGATTTTATTGAACCCTTTTGACACCTCATAAACATTATATAATAACTTTTGTTGTTCGTCGGTTATAGAGCCGGTTTCTAAAACAGATGCAATTTTCTCCTGCTTTTTTCTATTGTTAATGGACATTTCGGCTGTTTTAATATCAGATCTGATAGTATCTTTAAAATAGTTTAAATTTGCTATTTTCATCAAAGACTCATATGTTTTATCAGCCCCTCTTTCTTCAACTTCATTTTCTATAGCTTTTTTATAGGCTAATTTTTCATATCCTCCATCAGATTTAATTCCTTTTAAGATATTCTTTAGATTTTCATCATTCATATGTTCAGATGCAGTTTTATTAAATAAAGCTTTTTTTGCTTTCTCAATTATTTTTTGAATGATTTTCTTAGCTTTACTTTTTTCTTCGTATTGTAGATTTTCTTTTTCTATTTCAGAAATCAGAATAGCTTCTAATTGTTTAGGAGGTATTTTTTGAATAATTTTTTTTGTGTTTTCTTCTATTTCTCTTACTTTCATTTTTTGCTGCATATCAGTTACTCTGAATTCATCTTCAGCTAATTTTATATGATCTACAGCTCTATTTACATCTTTTAAAGATAAAGTTTCTGCAAAATAATCTCTTTTTGTTTTTTCTTTTTTGTTATCAGATGCAGTTTTTTGTATTTGAGGTTCAACCCAATCGTCTACTTTACCCCAATCTATATCATCCATTAGCCAATCATCTTTATTTAAAGTTTCAGGTGTATATTCTTGTTTGATATTAGTACTCATAGATACTTTGTTTGGGCCTTCCCCGGTTCTAATATATTCCATAACATTTTCAATTCTAGCCATAGGAAATTCCACTTGATTATTTTCAAACATTTTTATTTGTATTAACTGATTAGATCTTTCAACAAGCCTTTTAACCTCATTATGATTTAATCCATTATCGACAGATAATTTAGCAATAATAACATCAGGGGTTGTCGCTGAGTTAGCTAAATAATTTTTCGCAACTGCCGAAGCCAATAAATCAATTTGAGTTTTTAAATTAGCCATAAAATCACCCTCTTTAATGTCTTTTCTTTTTTATTATAGCATTAACGTTAAAATGCATTAGTAATAGTCAACTGATTCTTGAGGTATCCCAAAATCTCGTTCCTCTAAATGGGTATAAGCGTCAGGTGGTAAGGGTTCTTGAGATATTCTGGCATCGTATGGATCAATACGTCCTGTCCCTATACATGCTGCTAAATAACAAAAATTTAAGGCATGAAACGCATCATCAGGTTTCCCTTTTTCATGGGCATAATATATTTGCCTTTGTTTCTCATTATAATCCTGATAAATATTCAAAAAATCTTCAGCAAAATTTTCCCATATCTCATATTTTGGGAATAAAATTCTTCTTTCTTTAATTCTTGACATAGTGTTAGTCATTGACTGCGTTCTACTTACTATATATTTGTATCCCTCTTTATCCCATCTAATTAATGTTTTAAGGTTTCCATTTAAAGAAAACTCTAAAACTGAATCTCTTTCTGGGTTTTTCTGAACTAAATCCCTTCTCAATCTTGAGTTTATCCCTCCTGCTCCAATTCCCCAATCAACGCCTACATATACTACTTTAAATAATTGAATTAATTTTAGTAAATCATTATGTACAAAATTCATTTCAGATTCTTTACCTTTATATTTTTTCATATATACTACTCTAAATATGCCCTTAGAATCAAACCCGCCTATAGTAACAACAGTTAGAGATTCTAACCCTTCTTCTTTAGCAGAATATGTTGCCCAGTCTACCCCCATATACAATGGTTTACCGTAGAACATTGAGCTATTATATGCCATATCCATCTTTCTATTCTCAGATGACATTCTCAAGATATCTTCACTCAAAGGAGTCATAGCATCGTCAAAAGGTAAAGCTAATACTTCATTATGAAATTTATCTCTATCATAATTTTCCTTTTTATGTATTATATCATCCCAATCCACTGTAGGAGATAATACTTGTGGTACTCTAATTCCAATAAAATATGCATCTTTAGGATCAACCATATTAACCCATTTTCCGTTTTCTTTATGAATATCTTTTTTACAATCAGGGTTATTACATATTAATCCCTTAGGGCCTATATTATCTTCATTTATAATATTCCATTTACCGCAATGAGTACATTTTATAGCGAACTCAGATTTTGTACTCTCGTTCCATGTATCTTCAATTGGATTTCTAGATTTTTTTGGGGTTCCTGTATAGAACCTAAATCTATACTCTGAGCCTGACAAAGTTTCAGCAATAATAGGTATATTTTCAGTAAGCAAATCCTGAATCTCATCTAAGCCAATCATATCTGCAGATATACCCCTAATATGGTCTGCGGTGAGATAAGAGCTTCTCAATATAATCTGCGAACCTGTACTAAAATCTTTTTGGAAAACATTATCTGTAGAAGATTTTGATTGCATATAAAACCTTTTTATATTAGGAGAAAATTGAATAAATTGTCTAAGTTTTTGTGATGAAAAAATTTTTACTTGGTTTAAAGTTGGATTCACATGTAATATTTTGAAAAAAGGTTTAGTTGATGTATCAGTTACATACTTAGAAGCTAGAGTTACTGACTTGCCAACTTGCCTTCCACATTTAGCCAAAAAACGTGGATGATCAAAATCGAAAAAAGGCCTAAAAAATTCTCGGCCTTTTAAACTAAATTGTTTATTATTAAATCTAAGCATTGCTTCGGCAAATTGAGATTTATATATTGTTATTTTTTTATTTTTTGTATCCATATTTATACACCTTTTTCTACAGCTTCTCTACCAGCTTGAGTTACAATACCATTTTTGTTAATAAATCCATATTCTAATAGTATGTTTCTAAATTCTTCGTATTCTATAGGCAATTTACCATCATGAATATTTAAAGTATTTTTCAAAATGGAGATATATTCTGGATTAATATTTCCGTGTTTTTCCATCATAATTATTGTCCTCCTTTCACTTTAGTTTTAATATTTCTTATCAACTCAGGATCTTTTATAAGCTGAATGTCATTATTGACGATATTATAAAGTTTAGATTCATCGCTATAACAATCAAAATATCCTATAACATGGGCAACACTCTCGTCAGATGTTTGAATATCCACGACACCTCTTTTAACCATTACAGGAACAAAATAACCATCATTAGTAGTTTTCCTTATTATTAATGATGGGCTATGCAATTCAAAAGATTTATTAGATATTATAAAACGAATATCTTTATTGTTCCCCGTTATTTTGTATTGCTGTGGTAATCCTTCTTTAAAATGTTTAATGTAATTATTAGAGAACTTTTCTTCCTTTAACTTCAATACATATTCCATATATTTTCCCCCTTATAGTCAATATTCAAATATAGAAAAATTATTTTTTGTTGTTTAGCTTATACAAAATTTTCATCAAAGTATTGTAATCCAATTTTTCAGTTCCTTCTTGTTGAGCTATTTTTTTAACCTCTTCAGTTAAGTCTTTATCTTCCCCCAACATTTTTCCTAAATTTGGGACTTTAGTTTGAACATGTTTTAATAATTCGTTTTCATCTATATCTTTATCTAACTGCTCTGTTATATCAAATAAATTGGAAACAGAATTATCTTCACCTAATCCAGAAAGCCCATTCAACAGATTCTTTATCATATTTGCAGTCTTATCAGTGTTTTTAGGGTTGGCCAATATTTTGCTTACCGCTTCTTCTAATTTAGCTGTTGACTTTTCATCTTTTTGTTGTATTGCCCTATAATCAAATTCATCTAAAGATTTAACAGCTATTTGGGTAGTTGCTCTACCCCAATCATCGTTATATACTCTAATTTTAAAAAAATCTCCATAATCTTTTATATCATCATATTTTACTTCGTATTTAAGTTCTCCAGAAATATCAGTTTTAGTTTCAATCGTTTTATCTCTTTCTATTTCTATATATACTGGTCTTTCTTTTCTTTCAGGAGCTTTTAAATACAATTGTGTATTTTGTTTTTCATAAATAGTTAATCTTCTAGGGTATCTTTCCCAAGTCCTGTAAAAAGAGCCATCTTTAAAAAAGATATCATTTAATTGAGCATCTATATCTTTTTTAGGTGCATTTACTGCAACTACAACAGTATTATCATCCACAGTCGGGAAAACTAAATTATTCGAAGCCCATACTGAATAAGGTTTCCCTGATTCTTTATTTACAAGGACTAAACTGTATAAAGTATCTTTTCTCAAATTTTCAACAGCAACAACATCATATACTTTTAACATCTTTTTTCACCTCTTTAATTAACAGCTATGAAAATCAACAAATCAACATCTACCGTTGAACTTTGAGGAAAATCATAAGCATATATTTTGATTTTATATCCATCCCAAGCAGCCATAACATAATTAGGTGGTACATTTTTATTATCATTAACATTAATACCGACTAGCTTTTGCTGTACCATTATTCCTAATATTTCGCCAAAATTTTTCCCACTTTCCAGCAAATTATTTTCTAAAGATAATTCAAATTCAACATATCTTCCTCTGCTAACAGATGTGTTGAGTTTTACTACTTTAGCTAATTGATTAGATTTGATTTTAGTAGTAGTGGCATCCATAGATGAACCGGTTTTAAATCCGTTCTTATTATTTGGATATTGTAAATTCAAATAAGCCTCTGGCCTGCCAGGGTCTATATTGCTAGTTGCATTTATATTATATACGTCTACATATATATAATCGGATAAAGGTATAGGTTCATCAAAAGATAGGAATTTTTTCATGGCCGATTCTTTTGTATCATACAAGTCATCATGATCATGTTGTTTCGGTGCAAAAGATGTTTGCGTGAATAAATTCCCTGCATCGTCTTTTAATGCTGTAGTGTCTTCAACAATATCATCTTTCTTATAATAATCAGACCCATGATTATGCTCTTTCATTGCCAAATCTTGTACACGAGTCCCATCTATTTCAACTGCATAAGGAACAACATCATCTTTCTTATAATATTCTGGGTGATCATGTTCTTTTCTGGCAAAAGTTGAATGAGGAACCCCAGATAAATTTTCTGTCACTGTTATAATTTCATCTTTAGTAACATAATTATGAGTATGGTCTTTAGCGGCTAAATCTTTTGGACCATAATCGTTTATTCCATCAGTAATGTTATAAGCTGATTCTACAGTTTCCCCTTTCACTACATACTCATCATGTTCATGATCATTCATTGCTAATTCAGACAATTCTTTATTTAGAATTCTGTATGAATATTGTGAATGAGGGACCATGTGTTTTGAAATAGAAGGTAATAACATTTCTGATGTTTTAAAAGAATTAGCAACGTTTACAACTTCAGACATGTTAATAGCCGAATCTTTAGATGCTTTCAAAATATAATTCAGTATTTTTAATTTTTGCGATTCATCATTGATTAATCTCCCCATTATATTTCCTCCTCAAAAGTAATTAGGGTAAATGGTACCCCATAATTATTTACTGTGATCTCTTTTCCTGAAGAACTTGCTGAAAAACCAATTTTGCTCCAATCTATATTTGAGTTACTATTTATTAATGTATATGATTTATCACCATTTTTTAATAAATGTGGCTCTATATATTTTGGGACACCTGTTTTAGCTACCCAAGAATTCAATGTCTGTACATAGTCTTTATCCATATTAAACTTTCCTGTTGGCTGTAAAAATACAGTTGATGGATTTGAATTATCTTTTTCTATTTTCAAATAATTTAGCATTTGGTATGGAGTTTTTATGATAGGTGTATGTCCTATCAGCCTTCTCCATTCAGTATTAAACTTAGTCGATACTTCTTTAGATAATAAAATCAAGTTGCCACCTTGAGGGTTTGTTGCTGCAAATTTAGCAATAGGTACAAAAGGCTTCCGCAGTATAAACATATCATACATGCCAAATAAAAATTTAGCAGGCATCCAATCTATTTTAAAAAGAGTCATGTCAATATACATATGAAATAAAGTAACAGAATTCAAAACATTAAATAAAATTTGATCCATTAGAGAAAAAATATAATTTATACCCCAACATAAAAAATAATCTATAACTAACAGCAATACAATAAACAAATCAAATATTTTCTTAAAGAAATTTTCAACCACCAAACTCAAAGTTTCTGTAATATATTCAAAAATATTAGATTCTTCTCCTAAGTCTGGTTTAGCAGGAACATCATAATACCAATAATATTCATTCTTATTTAAACCTTTTAAATATAATTTGTCATATCCACTTGGATAATTAGTTCCATTGTTATACCAGCTATCTATATTAGAATAAAAAGATCCAATATGGTTGGTGTTTTTTAAAGTATGACCTGCAGATGTTTTTAAATTACCTACCCAACTTTTTGTTGTGGATTTAAATGAAGAAACAGATTTAGAATCTGTATAACTTCTACTATTTTTATTATACAAATATTGATTATCTCCAGATGTTTTTATTTCATCTTGTTTTTTCCCAGATTCTTTAAAACATTTATACATCGATCTATGCACATCAACATCAACAGTTTGATTATCTGGTGTATATTCTATAATTGGTTTAGGCCCTATTTCTTCCAATTTATTTTGTGTAGCTTTATTAGCAAATAAAATTATAAATTGAGTGGAAGCATTTTTACCATAAATATCTTTTAAATTTACCCCATCTAATCTTCCAGAAGAATTTATTAAACCTAGTAATAAAGAAGATGTATTGTCATTAGCAGGAATAGAAGGTTGATTAAATAAATTCCCTAAATCTAGCCCCAACTTTTTGTTCAAATCTCCAGGCATTGTTGCCCAATCATCATTACCAGAAAATACATTTCTCCTCCACGCGTTGTGAAAATCATTTAAACTAATATATCTGAAAATATCTCCTGAAGATACCGTTGCAATTTCCCGTTCGAATCTATCAGTAGTTAAAATATTTGTATCAATAGTATCTATATTTTTTCTAACAGTAGTATTATCCGGTATGTATCTGTAAATATTAACTTTCATTTTTTGGCTATTCGATTGTATTCCTTTAGAATTTTGTATACTAAAATCTTTTGGAGCAAAGATATCTTTTGCAAGTTCTTTTGTCATATAAATACTATTATGATTATGATTTTTTTTAGAAATATCATTTGGCTTAATAATTATAGTAGATGGTACTATGAAATCATTTATCTGATTATAACGAGTTGCAAAAATACCATTTGCATATTTAGTTTTACCTTGAAAAGGAACAAAATCATTATGGAAATGTTGTTGCTCAGCAAAATATATCTTTGGTGATATATAGGAATTATTATCAACATTATATAGTTTGTTTGCTAAAGAAAAATTTGTTTTATTGTTTTTTACATATTGATTATGACTATGACTATATCCAGAAAAATCGTTCTTAGAGATTCCATTAATATCATCTTGAGTAAGTTTAACATTAATAGCTTTTTTAGTATATTCATTATGGGAATGTACCTTTTTAGACAAATCATCTAAAACGTATTCATCTAATTTAAAAGTTTTGTCAGGTATATCACCTTTTTCCAAGAAATCATGGGTGTGTTCTTTTAAAGAAAAATCTACTGTTTGGCCTAAAATATTTTTGATATTTTTTGCAAATAATGTATTGAATTTCTTTATTTTAATTATCTGATTAAAAGAACTATATATAATCTTTTTTATAATATCATTAATCATCGTTATTCTCCTCAAAGCTTATCAAAGTAAATGGTGCACCATAATTGCTTATTGTAGTAGTTAACCCTGAATCAACACTAAAACTTAAATATTTTTGATCTAAATTGTGTTTACCTTGGATAGTTTTAACAGAATATTCAGCGTTGGTAATCTTAGTAGTACGATAGTATTTTGCAATAGGAATTTTATAGCTCCAAAATTTGTATATTTTAGCTAAATCATCTGCATCATTGAAATTATAATTACCTGTAGATGAGATGAAATCAATCCCATTGTCTTTATTAATTTTAACATTATTTAAAACTGTATACGGAGAATTAAAAACTTTTTGTACTCCAGTAATTCTATTCCAATCTTGATGAAAATTAGTTGTATATTCTTTTGAAAATATAACTATATTATTACCTTGAGGGTTACTACTTATGAACCTTGAAATAGGAACGAAAGGTTTTCTGTCTATAAAAGATGCAACTAAAGGCCGCAGTAACCCAATGAAAGGATATATCTTCCAATTAACTAATGTAATGGTTATAGTGGTGAATAATAAAGGTATATTTACTTGAATTAATATCCAGAAAACAAAAGTATAAAATGGTTTTATTATATTGATTAAAACATTATCAAGAAACGCCAATATGTAATTAAAACTCCAACATAAAAAATAATCTAAAAACAATAAAGCCATTATGAAAATATCAAATATTTTATTTAGCAAATTATCTGCTAATTTAGAAGCTGCTTCCATAATATATTCAAAAACATTTGAAGTTTCTCCATAATCTGGTTTTGAAGGCACAGAATAATGCCAATAATACTTTCTCTTATCTAAAGCTTTAAATTCAGGCGTTGGTGCCTGTATTTTATTGCTTAATAATTGTTTTTCCACAACATATTGTTTATCAGAAGAAACAGTTTCAGCTTCCTCCAACACTTGGTAGAAAGTGACATCATTGTTTTCTTTTCTAACCAAAGCAAAAATGGAATTCCCATCGCTTACAGCCGGTATAGTAACTTGTGTTTGATATTTTCCGGTCTGGCTATTAAACCAAGTATAAAGGGGATATTCTTTTCCTTCTAAAAAGAAATGATATTCTTTTTCATTTATTTGAGAAATAGGATCTTTGAAATAGTAAACGCCATTCTGACCAGGCCCCGATAAAGTTTTCTCATATGAACCTTTCCCTTCAATACTCATCACACCAGCTTCTAATATAATATTACTTGCAGAAATACATAATCCTTGATCGCTATTTCCATCGATACATTCTTTTATTCCCGTACTAAAAATCTTAAATTCAGTAATATGCTGTTGATTAATATCTGGCATAATTTTCGCAACTAATGTTATTGATTTCCCAAGCTCACCTGTAAATCCTTTGATTCTATATTGGCTTTTTTCTCTTCCATCTGGATGAGCTATATATTCCACCTCTGCCTTTGGGACACCTCTTATTTCTGAATCGACATATCTATAATTAACAGGGACTGATAAATAGCCATTTTCTGTTACTACAGTTTCTCCTTTTACCTGAAGGGTGTTATTGTATTCTTCTAATTGGTAATAAGAACCAGGTGGCACATTGTCATATGCTTTCAAAGACTTTAGTTCCAGAACATCTTTCCAATCATTTTTTACATGATCATAATAAGTATATTGCCACCTTCCAGTAGGAGAAAATCCAGCATCAAAAGTTATTCTTTGATACTGCTTTTCATAAGTAAATCCATATATTTCAGAAGAACTTTCAGATAGTTTAAATGCAAATTCAGTGTCGTCATAATCATCAAAAAAACTATGATCTAATAAATATACAAATTTTCTTCCAGATATTGACTTAATATCATCTGGATTATATTCTTCACCATCTGGTGTTGGTGCTCTAAAAAATATATGGCCATCTAATTTAGCTAAAGTTGCTGGAGCCCCAGCTGCTGAAGTAGATCCAGAAGTTCCTCCGGTAAAAGTTGAAAAAGGATAAGTACCCCTGTTTGAATAAACAGACAGGCTTTTTAGCCAATTATCCAATTTATTTAGGGAAGGAGTTCTTGAATAAGTTCTTGTTTTTTTATTTGAATCTGCAAAATCATATACATATTTTTCTTGTGGATTTAACTCTACTTGGCCTAAATCCGGATCATTTTCTGTATTCAATACAGAAGCTTTGAAACTTTCATAAACAGGTGCGGTTAAAACAGAACTATCTAAATCATATTCTACTAAAGTTTTTGGACCATCATTCGTCAATTTGTCATAAGTACTTTTATTAAAAAAACCAACTAAAAATTTAGTAGAAGCAGCAGATCCAAATACATCATTATATGATTCCCCGTCTATTTTTTTATTTGTGTCCCATAAAATCCCATTCATCATATCCCCTGTGTTTTCATTACCAGGAATAAAAGGTTGATTAAATAAGTTTTGTATGTCTAAATTCATAATGTCATTCAAATCGCCAAATGGTTTACTGCTACTTATAAAATCTGTGATAGTGTTTCTGTTATAACCATAAGCAAATTTTTCTGCATCCATGTATTTGAAAACACTTCCTGCAGGTCTACTTAAATATTTAGTTTCAAATTCTTTTGTGGACATAAAATCAACAGGAAAAGTATTTACATTATGCATTGTTTTTCTGTCTGAAGGCTTATATCTATATATAGAAATCTTATACTTTCTATCGTCCATAAATCCTGAAGCCCTATTTATTTGAAAATCTTTTGGGGCAAAAATAGAAAGGCATTGGTTTTTAGTTAAATAAAAATTGTTATGATGATGTTCCCTCAAAGAAATATCCTCAGGATATAATACTTTTTTTGTATATTCTAAATTCCCTTGTTTATTAATATATATTATGCTATATAAACCTTTAGCATAAGTTGATTTTCCAGAGAATTTTATAAAATTATTATGTATATGTTCTTTTGAGTCGATTGTTCTTTTCACAGAATAATAATTCCCTTGTTTGTACATTTTGTTTACTGTTGTGAATTTTTTCTTTTCTCTTTTAACATAAAAACTATGTACATGAGATTTTTTGGAAAGTTGTTGAGCTCTTATACCTTGAATTTCATCTTCTGTTTTTTTAACATTTAAATTGTTTTTCAAATAATCATGAGAATGATTTACAAAACTAAAATTTTTTATAGCTTTATTATTTATATTTATTGCCTTTTCAGCTATTTCCTCTTTTTTTAAAAAGTCATGATTATGATTATAACTTGAAAAATTTGGAGAAGAATATTCTCCATTATATTTTATTTTATTTATATTTATAGACCTTAAAGACCCGAATAGATGATGCTTTATGTTTATGTAAAAATATTTAAAATTTTCAATTATTTTTTTAGCAATAGGATTTACCATGCAACACCTCCACCAATATATATAATAACATATAGAAAAAGAAAAATTGGTTTTTCCCTTTATAGATTTGACAAAAACGGTTTTTGCTGTTAAAATTAAAAAGAATACAAAATTAAGGAGATGGTGATAATGATGACTAAAGAAATGGTAAACGAGTTAAAACCAATAATAAAAGAGGTTAACAACGATACAGTAAGATCAAAAACATTAACAGAAATATTAAAATACAAAGGTCAAGTATTTCAAGAAGAAGAAATAATGGACTTATTAAAGAATTCTGGTTATAAATCCAGAAAGGTATTAATAAAACATATATTAAAAGACGGGCTATTAGGAACAGTAATAATAAACCCTGACAATATTAAAGAGATAAATAATATGTTCAAAAATGAGCCTAATGCTAAAATCAGAGCTGATTATTATAAAAGTTTATTTGAGGGAGAATATAACCTTCCTGTAGATGTTATGAAAGAAATAAAACAAGACCCCGATACTGAAGTTAGAATTTCCGTTCTTACTGTTGCTTTTGGTTTATTCTTTGATGCTAAATCTAAAATAATAAGCCTGTTTAAAGATGATCCTAACTTACAAATACAAGAATTATTAGAAATATATGAAGAGCCTGTTTTAACTTTATCATCAGACAAGGTATTAATTAAAAACAAACAAAAATTAATAGATAATATATTGCAAAGTTTTGAGCCAAAAGAAATAAATAACATATTAAAAACTGCCTATAAAAAAGGTGGGGAATCAACAAAAGAATTGATAATAAAAAATATATCCAAAATAGGGGTAGAAATGACTCTAGATACATTTAAAGATATCTTCCTAGAAATAGCAGGAGAAGCGGATGACTTTGCTTTTATGTTTTTCAATAATCTGGTTAAAGGATACAATAAATTGTCTAAAGAAATTGGTAATCAACAAAGCAATGAATTATTAGAAAAAACAAAATTATTTGATAAAGCTCAAAACGCTAAACAATATAAACATATATTCAGTGTTATGACTTTTGAATATTTCAATTCTCACAAAGAAGTTTTGAATTTAGTCAATACTTGGTTAGATAGTATGGACTCTGAAATGATATCTGTGGTTTTCCCTATAGCTTATAAACACATGGACCAACAATTAACTAAATATATAAAACCTTGGATAAATTCTAAATCGGAAAAACTTATAGGGTTTGCTTTAAAAATATTGAGTAAAACAAAAAACATAATGGAAAGATTTTATAAAAATTTTGAAGATGATGTTATAAAAATAATGGAAGGCAACCAATATACAGATGTTTTAAAGAAAAAAGCTGTGCTTATTATTAAAAAAAGAATCAAGATAGATATAGCTTCTGGAGAAAATATTTTTGACGCTTCTACAATAGTAGACTTATATGAAAGGTCTGACGAAAACGGAAAAATCTTTTTGATGGATATATATTATGATGTTATGAAAATAAATCCAGCTAAATTCAAAGAATTTGAGAAAAGGATAGTTGATGCACTAGGCTCATATACGCATTCACAACAAGTAGCCTAGTTCTGATAATGATGTAAAAAAATCAAAATATATTGGTATATATTATTTGTTAGGATTACATATTAAAAAGGGGTGGTGATTGTTGAAAAAATTCATACAAAAGTTGAAAAATATATCCAATGGTATATGGAAAATAATAAAATCCATATCTATACTAATAGTAATAGTTTTGGCCGTTGGATATTTAACAGGCGCTATATTGTATTTTATATTTCCTCTATTTAAAATACCTATGATAGACCCTTGGTGGTTTATGGTGATAGGTATAGCTATTTTTATGGCGATTTTAAGAAGCCCTAAAAAAGGAATTATAATACAATGGTTAAATAAATTAAAAAACAAAAAGTAGGCTTTTAAATGAGCCTACTTTTTTAAATCTAAAGGAGTGGTGATAAATGGCAAATATAAAAAAGAGTATGGAGTTATTATTTAAAACAGGGAATACACCGTTGTTAGTTGGAGTAGCAGGCGTAGGTAAAACTCAAATGGTAAAACAAATGGCTGAAGAAAACGGCCGAAAATGTATAATACTAAATTTAAGCACAATGGAACCAGGTGATTTATTGGGATTACCTTTCCCAGATAATGCGTTACAAAAAGAAGCTTTGAAAAAGTCTATACAATCAGATGATTATCATGGAATTATGGCAGAGTTAGAACAAATTGAAAAGAATATAGGAAAAGGCAAAACAGAATATTTAACTCCTGAATGGTTTCCAAACGACGGAGAACCAGCTTTAATATTTTTGGATGAAATCAACAGAAGTAACCCCCTAGTAAGAGCAGGGGTAATGCAGTTAGTTCTAGATAAAAGGATAATGAATCATGTATTACCAAAAGATACTTGGATTGCTGCAGCCATGAATCCATCAGAAACAAATGATGAAGATAACTCATATGAAGTAGATGAAATATTCGACTCGGCATTTCTTGACAGATTTGTTCCATTAAAAGTAATGCCAGATTTGAAGCAATGGAAAAGTTGGGCAAAAAATGTTGGGCTAAAATATATAACTGGGTTTATTGAACAAGAATCCTCAGTTTGGGAAGAAGCAATAGTAGATTTTGAAATGCCAAAATTCCCAGTAACCCCTAGAACGTTTGAAAGGTTGGATAAAATTGCCCAATATGCTGTAGAACAATATCAAAATGAAAAGGAGCTTGCAGAAGTTTTTCAACCAATTTCAATTAATATTCTTGGCGCATCTGCAGGTAAAAAGTTCTTTGAATATATATTAAAAGGAAAAGAAGATAAACTTTCTCTAGATGATGTTTATCAGGGGTTATTTAAAATAAAAGATTTCAGTAAACTAAAAACAGAAAATCTATTGTCTGTAACAAAGTCTTTAACCAATGACTTGTTTAGACATGACCCTGATTTTGTAAATAGCAATATAGAAAATGTTGTAGATTTTTTAAAAGAAGTACAACCAGAAACAGCAGGCATTTTCTATAAAGTAATACATGAAAATTATGAAACACTGTCTAAAGATTTTCCGGAAATGTTTAACAATAGAAAATTCATTGTTGAGTCAATGAAATTCTTGGCAGATTCAGAAAAGAAATAAAGGAGGGATAATATGTCTGGATTACCTAAAGGTGTAGACGTTGAAGCCGACGATAATTTAGAAGAATTAAGAGATACTTTTAAAAATATTTTAAGTAAATTTGATTCAAACACATTAAATGAAATGTTTAAGAAAGACTATGGAATAGATACTATGAAAATATTTAAAAACGCAAGAGAATCTTCTTTGCTTTCTCTGGTAGAAAGCTATGCCCTAGGAAGATTTAAAATAAGTGCTAATAAATTGAATGAAGGCACTTATATAAATTTTAAAAACAGTGAAATAAAAATTGATGTTTTTTTCTTTGTTATAGTGCTAATATTATCCGGTGAACTAAACAAAGAAAATTTGAAAGATCAAATATTGTTTGCAATAAAACACGAAATACATCATTATCTGTTTAGGCATTATGCGGACTTTAAAAAATCTGAACAGTTACAGTATATAAATAATATAGCTCAAGACGCAATTATAAATGAAACACTTCATGTTGAAAAATATAATCACATGAAAATGTTAGAAGCTGATGAATTTGTGGCACCTTTAGCCCCAATCATAAAAATAGATGAAAGTGGATTTGAAAAAGAAGAAACAGGATTTTTAGTTAAGATGTTCTATACAGTATACTCCTATCCGTTTGGAGCTAAAAGTGTTTCTTCAAATTTCAAAGAAACACTTTTGGATAAATATGATGTATATACTTCCAACAATATTTATAATCTATTGGTTGAAAAATTAAAAGGGCAGCAAAATGATCAAGACGATAATAAAGAACAAGAACAAAGTAAAGGTGAAGATCAACCACAAAATGGGCAAGGTGATGATAATGGCAGTGGCAAAAATAAACAAAGCAAGAAAGGTAACGAAGATTCAAAAGGTAATAATAACAAACAAAGGGCCAAAGGTAATAAGAGGGATCAAAACAGAAGGGGTGATCCATTTCAACAAACAGCGTCAGATATCAAAGGTGAACTAGAAGACTATGAAATAGAGATATTGGACGATGAATTAGAAAAAACATTTAAAGAAATACAAAAAGTTTCTCCAGGTTCTATTACAGGAATATATGAAGATATATTTAATATATTAAAAACTAAGAAACAAATTTCTTGGAGAAAGCTTATAAAAAAAACTGCAGGATATGCAGCCCAAACATATACTCAATATACATCTAAAAGATTATCCAAAAGATTTTATGATATACCTGGAAATGTGTCTAGAAGAAAAGGTAAAGTTTATGTAGGTGTGGATGTTTCAGGTTCTGTAAGTGATGAAGAACTCAACATGTTTTTCAATGAGCTAAAACATCTTAGTAGAATGGTAGAGTTTAAATGCTATTTATTCGACACCGAAATAAAGGGTATAATAAGGCCAAAAGATTTTAGAAAAGGGAATATAAAAATAAAAGGTAGAGGTGGAACTGATCCACGACCATTCTATGATCTGTTACCGCCAAAAAGCTATTCAATCATATTGACGGATGGAGGATATATTGTAGAGGGGTTTCAAATCCCCAAAAAGCACACATTAATATTAACTCCTCAATATTATAGTCAAACAAAAGAAATATATGAACAAGAAATAGGGAAAAAGAATATTGCTATATTAAAAAATATTAAAGGAGAGTGATTATTATGTATATAGTAGGAGCTTATGAATTTTATGCAAGTAGTAATATCGGGCCAGAAACATTAGTTGTAATAGATGATGGGCATAAAGAACTTACAACTACCGGAGATATCATAATAAATACGAATAAGTTCGCCACAATAATTAATGAGACTTGCCCATTTTATAGTAAATATATGGTAAAAGAAAATAAAACAGATTATAAAGATAAAGAAATAATGGATACATTCAATAAGTTTTATGAAGATATTAAGCCTTCAAAATATTTTGATGAACAAAAAGAAAAATTGTACAAAACTTATAAAAGTAACCCTAAGTTTAAACCCGGAGATGAAATCATTCTAGTAAAAAATTCTTTCCCAAAAGAATTTACAAAGATCATATTAAATGGGGAAATTAACAATTTTTCCGAAAAAACATTCGGAACTAATTATAATATAATGTTTAACAAGGATTATGAATTATCTTTAGTTTCCAGTTGTTATACAACTGAGGGGGTTACACAAGAAAGTAAAAAGTTAACTCCTGAAGAAGTTTCAGAAATAATGGAGTAATTTGAAGAGGGCATTTCGCCCTCTTTTTTTACCTATATAAATACCTTTATATATTGGTATATATAATATGTGTGGGTTAATAGGCCCTCACAAAATACCATAAGTCCAGACCATATTGGCTGGCAGGTAAAAGGAGGCATTCATGGAAGAATGGGAACAAAAAAATGAGCAATACGAGGAAGACGGTGTTAAAATTTCTTTCTCGTATTGGGCCCCACCAACATCTGACGAGAAATCTGAATTCTCGCAGATGTTGGAATGGGCGTCTGACGCGACGCCTGATTGGGAGAAATGAAAAGAAGGGCATCTCGCCCTTTTTTTTACATACCGAGTGCACCTAGTTGATTTATTGTATTTTTTAAACTAGCATTTTCTTTTATTTGTCTTGCAGCTCTGCCCATATCTGAGTAAGTATTATATTGGTTTTTTGGTTTGCCTATTTGTTTTAATTTCCTTTTCCATTCTTCAGGTATGGCTTTATCGTACAACAGCTTTCCTCCAACGGCTCCTCCTAATACAGCTATAGGAGCAGCATAATTTTCTAAATTAGCTGTTTTTATAAATTCATCTCTTATCATAATCTACACTTCCTTTAATAAGAATGTAGTAAACGGTAATCCAAAATTGTACACCGTAAACCCTTTTGGTTCAAATTGTCCAAAAGAATATCCTAAATTATTTAATTGTTCTTGATTGTATTCAAATGAATAATCATATATTTTTTGAGAAAAAGTCTTCGTTCTATAAGAGCCTATAGCTTTAAATATTTCTTCGTTGTCTAAAGTACCAATTGAAAAAGCAGGGGATAAAAATCCAATTCCATCTCTTACAAAATCACTGTTATTTATATTAACTCTATTTATAACCATTTGAGATTTTATAGGCTCGATTAAAAAACTTTCGTATAAATCTTTTTGCCCAGTAAATTCTTGAATCTTTTGTAAAATAATAGATTCAGGTGTTATATTTATAGATACATTTAAAGAGATTTGATTCATGCATTTTTCTATTTGTGTTCTTAAACTTCCATTAATACTAAATTGTAGTGGAACTAAATAATCAGTTGTAGTATTATGGTAATTTCCTCCAGTAACTTCTATGCTGGCCAAGTTAGGAAGGTACATTTTTCCTTTTGTTTGAGCTTTATATAAATCCAAATCAAAAACAGGGCTAGTTCCTTTGTTATAAGCACTTCTAATATCGTATCTAAAGATTCCTATCTTATATTTCTTGTCAAAGTCTTGAATACCTCTGGCGTTTTGTATACTAAAATCTTTTGGCATAAATATATCTTTTGCAACAATACTACTTATATAGTAATCTTCATGCAAATGAGATTTTGGTGATATTTGTGAAGCTGTATATTGATTACCATATATATCAGATAAACTAGAACTATATCTATGTAGTCCATCCTTTGAAGAGTATTCTGAATGTACATGGTTATATTTTGAAATAACGCTCGGCTGTACAGATTCATCATGAAATGTATTTGATTTTTCTATTACATGATCTAACTCAAAAAAAGTTTTTATACCAGAAATAGAATTAATTGTATCTCTTACTATAGGTACTTTAGTTTTGAAATTATCCACTTCATAATAACTACCATTTAAAACTATATATCCGTTATCCACATATTTTATCTCATATTCTCCGAATAAATTACTGATATTTACAGGCAACACAAGGTATAATTCTTCATCTTCTGTTGTGCCTCTTATACATACACCATCATTTATAAACTCAAATTTTTCTCTATCATTTACTAATTCTATATTTTTTTTATTTCCTTTATTATCAAATACTTCTATAATATTAGAAACATATTCTTTTGGAATATTTGTAAGCCAAATATCTTTTCCTAAATATTCTTTATTTATTTTGTATCCTATTGTAGAACCCGGCAACACATCTGCTAAATTTTTAGTAAGTTCTAAATTCCCATTGTTATAAATCAATGGTATAGTTTCAGAATATAAATCTTCTCCATTCAAATAAATTCTAAATAAGGCATATTCTCTTTCTAAAAAATCACCATCGATTGCTTTTAATTTCATAACTTCCTTATATCTATCATTATACGCATAATTAAATTTAACATCTTGCACTTGGATATTAGAATAGTAATTTTTGTTAAAAAAGAATAAATTCTGATTTAAATAACCTGTATAGTCTTTTCCTCCTATATGTATAACATATTTGGAATTTGGATAATTAGAAGTATCGTTTAAAACTTTATGTCCTATACCTTTATTTGCTGTCAAAGTGTTATTTTCAAACAATAACTTTTGCGTTTTTAAATAATATTTATGAAAATGTTTTTTATTTGGCGGAACTATCTCCTCCAAATTTCTATTGGTAATATAATCTTTATTTAATTGTGTATATACATGATTATTTAAATATTTAGAATGGTCATGTTCTCTGGGCAAAAAATCTTTATAATAATATTCTTTTCCAGATTGTTTTATTATAGAATTCGAAGTATAAGCTATTGTATTTTTAGATAAAAAAGTATTATGTTTATGATTGGTTGAACTATATTTCACCATCTTCGGTGATATATTTGATGTTTTATTGGTTTTATATACTTGGAATTTTTCTACATGAAATAAATTATTCAAAATATTATAAGACTTTTTAATTATACTTAAAAACGGATTAATCACATAAACCCCTCCTCAAAAAATTATAACAGATATATAAAAAGAAAATAGTGAAGAGCAGGCGAACTCTTCACTATTAAGGTGATGATATATGATGCATAAAAGAGAGGTGAAATACACCATCTATCTTTTATTAGATTATATCATGAAATATATTCCAGGTCAACTTAATCTATAACCTATTATAACAGTTTTAGAAAAAATACCTTTAATAATAATAATGTCTTCATTCCAACGATCAGCGTTTCTGTGCCCAGAATGTACTTTAACAGTTTGAAAGTGTTGTTGTATAGTAACCTCATCATTTAACAAAAATAATTTAATTCCAGTAAATTGCCTAATGTATCCCATTTCAAAAATCAAATTACACGACGGTGTAAATTCAAACACTTTGTTTCTAAATGAAAATTTAGTAATTTCTTTTATTCTGTGGTTAACCATCCAATGCTGAATAGTCATTATTTTTTCCTTTTTTTTGGAAATGATTTCTAAATCAGAGATATGTTCGTTGATTTTTTTTATTTTATCTTTAATATCGCTATTACGCATTCTATCACCTCAAATCAATAATAACATGAGATACACTCTAAAAAAGTCAACTTCAAAGCACATCCCCACTATAATGATGTTCTATAAAATATTTATATGTATACGGAAATTTTTCCTCAAAAAACTTAGCCAGCGCTTTGGCATATTCTTGTATTTCCCATTGAGCATGTGAATCTGCCCTTAAGTCGAGAAAGTGCATTAACGCCCTTAAATTTATAGTTATATAAAATTCAGTGTATTGCCCAACAGGTAAAACCATTCTAGCCATTTCTCTGGCAACTCCATGTTCAAGTAGAGTTTTATAATCTTGATAAGACCTTTCATAAGAAGCCTCTATTAAAGCTATATCCTGTTGTTCCAGTTCTTTCTGATTTGTCCTAAAACTCCCCTGTTTATTTTTTGTATCTTGAGCCCTTATATGATCTGGTATATAAAATTCATCCGCTTGTTTACTGGTATATCTTCTGCTCATCTCGTTTGGAGACATTCCTATTCTATGCCTAAACCATTGTCTGACAACAAAAATAGGTGCTTTAACATGAAATTTCATTATCAAATGTTCGAATGGGCTAAAATGTCCTTGATCCATTAAAAACGAAGAAAGTTTTTTATCTTTATCTGTCATAGTTCTATCTTCTTTTTGAGTATCGTTACCATATGACACCCTTGCAGCTTCTACCGCTGCTTTATCATCGCCCATTGAATCAATAAATTCAACAAATCCTTTGTCTAAAACATTTATCATATATTACATCTCCTTTTATTAGAAATAAAGCCGGCCTTTTGGCCAGCTTATTATTATTACAAACATTTAGCAGTTCCACAATTGGTACAAGTAACGCAACCTTCGGTTTTTCGCATACTATTTACTTCACCACACGCAGGACATACAGTGTTGCCTTCATCATCTAAATACACATTGCTTTTTGAGTCGTATACCATATCTTTCATTTCTTCCTTAGAATAATGTGTTTTTTTGGTTTTCTTTTTAATGGTTACATTACTCAATATTTCTGGGATCTCCTTAAAAGCATCTTCTAATGCTTTACCTATTTCAGGGACGTAAGATCCTTTTGTTTTTTTAAGTTGTTTAACAATTTCCTCTTGAGATACACCAGCTCTCAAAGCCACTGAGGACAATCTTCCAATAACTTCTGCAGTATCATGCCCGTTAGATATAAATATTTCAGCAGGAGACAACGTATCTATATCAGCAGAGACATTAATATAAGTGGTACCTTCCTGAGTTTTAACTTTCTTGTTAATTGCCGGCATAGTTTCAAGTCTTGGTTTCGGTCTTATCTTGTGATTTTGATCTAAAATAAATGAATATCCATCAACCATATGCTGGGTTTTTTTATGTTCTTCCTCTTTGTTTTGGTCTTTATCTTTTTTCTTCGTTTCTAACACTTGCATACTTAAACTTCCATCCCTATAAATAGTGATCCCTTTTATGAAATATTTTAATGCAGCAAGATAAATATTTTTTACATCTTCTATAGTTGCTTCATTTGGCATATTTATAGTTTTAGAAACAGATGCATCTATATATTCCTGAAAAGCAACTTGCATATAAAGATGTTCTAAAGGTTTAATGGATTGAGCAGTTACGAATACTTTTTTCATCTTTTCATCTACACCATTAAGATTAGAAAGATCATTTAATTTCATTATTTCATCTTCAATAGCAACTAACTCATCTACTGTTTTATAATCTTCAACCTTTTCTGCTTCTATTTGAAATTTTTCTACTTTTTCCATTAATTCTAAATAATATTCATTATCGTGTTCTTTAATATACTTTTTGAGCATTTCATTTATATACAACATAGGTACTCTTTTACCATTTTTATTCAATAAAAATCTCGTATAAGCTAAGCTGAAATTAGGTTCCAATCCAGCAGATACATCAGAAATATTAGACAATGTTCCTGTAGGAGCGATTGTATTTACTTGAACATTTCTTTTCCATCTTCTAGCAGTAGTAGCAAAATGTTCTTTAATTAGTTCGTTAAGTTGTTTCAAATTGTCAGTTACATCTAATACTTCATTTGATTCAGTATGCATAGGAAAAGGTATATGTCCATCTACATATCTTGACTTATCAAATGACCTGAAATTGCCTTTTTCTTGTCCAAGTTCAGAACTTGTCAAGTGGGCGAAATAAGCGATAGAAGCTTGTATTTCTGCTGCTAAATTTCTGGCCTGTTTATCTCCATAAGGTATCTCTTTTTCATATAATAAATCGGCAAATCCCATAAGACCTAATCCTATAAATCTTTGATCTTTTGCTGTTTCTGCCAATTCATCTAAAGGATACATATTTACTGAGACAACATCATCTAAAAACGTAGTTGTATGTTTAACAACTTCATGGAAAGCGTCAAAATCTTTTGTTCCTACAACATAAAACTCTGGATATTTTTCATTTATAATTTTTAAATTCAAACTACCTAAGTTACAAGAGCCATGGTTAGGAAGTGTCTCTTCACCACAATTATGGCATATAAATCCATTAACTACACCAGCATGTGTTTTATCCATAGAAAAGTCGTATACTGGCTCTATACCATTTTCAATTATTTCTGTTACATAACCATAAGGAACGATTGAAGGATCTTTTTCTTCTGAAAATTTCGAATCAATATATTCAAAAACGGCTATCTTTCTATTAAGCATATCTTTTGCTTCCATCCAATCTTGTGTTTCATGATCAAATACTTTATGTTCCGGTGTTACAGTTAACGACCCTAAGTTATCAGTAACCAAAGTTATAGTTTTCTTATCTCCAGTTTTAAATACATCTGCTTTAACATACTCATTATCAAAAGGAGACCACACATTAACAGTTTGACCATCCAATTCGCCTATACTTATTTCTCCTTTATCGGTTAATATTTTTTCGTCATAACCAAAACATGGATTAGTTGCAGTTACCGGAGTATTGTTTGCGTTAGCATAATATTCATTGTGTCTGCCTAAAAATAATAATCCAGGGTCTCCTGCTTTCCAAGCATTTTCTGCCATAGTATTTAGCATGGATTTGGCAGATAATTCTCCATATTTCGTACCTTTAAAAGTCAAATCATAATTTTCTCCATTTTGATATTTCTCTAAAAAATCTTCTGTGTTATCTAAATTTACAGAAATATTGAAGTAAGATAAAACGTTATTGCCATTATTATTTTTTTTAGCGTGGATAAAATCCATAATATCAGGATGGTCATGTTTCATAACGCCCATCTGAGCTGCTCTCCTTTTACCACCTTGTTGAATTGTAGAAGCACTGGTGTTATATACGCTCATAAAGCTAATAGGCCCAGATGAGTATCCTGAAGTACCATGAACAACAGCACCTTTAGGTCTCAAAGTGCTGAAATCATATCCGACCCCACCACCGTATTTTAATATTAAAGCAGATTTTTTAACATATTCAAAAATTCCATCCATGGAATCATCTTCTGTATAATTAACGAAACAGGCAGATAACATATTATGCTTAGTTCTATTGTTGTAAATTTTCATATAATCATCTAAATCCATTAGATCAATATCTTTTCTGAACCATTCAATTGGCATCCCTTCGCCAGCATTAAACATTGTTGGAGAATTAGGTAAAAAAATTCTTTTATTTATTAACTCAAAATAAATTTCTTCTTTTCTTTTAATTTCCTTTAATAGATCATCACCTTCATAGAAACCATCAGATATAACGGCTGTAGCTACATATCTAGCTACTCTTCTGGATACATGTTCCCATTTGCTTTCTGTATATTCCTCCATGTGTTTGAGAAATATCCTGTCTTTTAAAATAGCAACTGCATTTTTTGACATTTCGTAGTTGTCAAATACATCAAACATACATTTAGCCTCCTTATATAGTATGAAGAGAAAAAAATAAAACTACATATTGTGTAGTTTACTTTTTTTCTGCTACTCAATAATACCATGAGTAACTAAAATCGTCAATGTTAATTTTTGTTATCTTCCAATTTTTTTACTACTAGATCAAAGAAGTCTTTAGTTGTTTCAACAGCTTTTTGTACTGACTGTGGATTATTAACATCAGCCATTATAAGTTTTCTCTTATAATATTCATAATAATCATCTAAAGATCTTATCAAATCTTCTATCATATATAAACATCACCACCTATAAATTCAATGAAAAAAGCGGGCATTTAGCCCGCCTAAAGGAGTAATCTTAGAAACCTAATGTAGCTCTTATGTCTTTAATCAACTTGTTAATAGGTTGATTTCCATTGATTATTTTATAATTCCTATTCGGGAATTGTTTAGGCAGATCCCTAAAATAGGATAACATATCTTGTATTTTTTTAAAGTTCAATTCTGATTCAATAGCATCCAATTTTTCTCTATTATACAAGCGTTCATGAACTGTTTCCACATCTGAATCTATGATAAAAGTTATGTCTGGATCCACATAAGCTTCTCTACCTATTCGTTCTATATTTTTAATTCCAAATCTTTTTCTGATACCTTGATATATAAAGGTTGAATCTATATATCTATCCATAATAATGATTTTATTTTCTTTTTTATGTTTTATTATTTCTCTTTTAAGAGATGCTTTTGCAGTTAGAAAGACATACAATTCTTCTTCTTTAGTTAAAGTATTTTCTTTTAAAAAACGCCTTAAATATTCTCCTAACTTAGTAGTTCCAGGATCTCTCAACATCACAACATCATATCCATCTTCCTTTAAACTTTTTGATAAATTCTTTGCAACAGTAGTTTTTCCAACAGCTTCTATGCCTTCTAAAGTTATAAACAATCAAATCATTCCTTATCAAAAGATATTGTTATTTGGTTATCTTTTTTCTTCATATTTAAAATTTTATCTTTTGAAGACATGTTTTCTAATTTATCTAGAAAATCTATCAACTCTGTTTTAGGGATGTCAAAATTTATATCAATATTGCCTACTATATTGATACTTTCTTCTGGTTTATTTGGCATTTTTACACTCTCCTTTGTTTTTGATTTATCTTCTATATAGTGTTTGATTAAGTTATCAGCAATATATCCTGATTTTTTGTATGCTTCTTCAGTATCATGTTTGAATGGATATTTTATAAAATGGTTAAAAGATTCAATATTGTTATTTGTGAGTTTGAATTGCTGATATTTAGACACAAAATCCATGTATGATTTTACTTTAACTTTCATTTTAGCATATTGTTTTTCATCAAGGTCAAATTTGACAGTTTTTCCTACACTTCTAATGCCAAACAAAGAAAAAGTATTTATATGAAAATCATATATTGCTTTTGAAACACTAGGTATTTGTTTAAACCCAACTTTTTTCAAAGCATTCATAAATTGTTCAGCGTTATTCACCGAACGCCCAGATACTTTGCTTATAGCATAAAAAGCTTTTGTCAGTGCATCATTTATCCTAGAAAACTCTCTTTTTGTAAAACTATTAAAGTTTCTATTCCACCAATCATTCATATGCATAAGCTCTAATAATTGATTATGATTATACATAAAACTTCTAGGAATTGTTAATGGCTTGTTATCGTGAGATAACACTATTACAGGGCCAGAATAAAACATAGAATCAGAATCGTTTTTTAACATACTAAAAAAGTCTAAAGTTCTACCTATAGCAATTAAATGTTTATTCAAAATTATAGATTTTATTCTATCATCAAAAGCTTTAATTGGAATTACATGGTATTTAGATTCATTTACTGTAGGATAAGATAGGCCTTCATAGTTAACTCTATCTACCTGATGCATAAAGTCATTTAAAGCTTGCATATGGCCTTGGTGCTCTAGCATTTTACCCCCACCTTTGTTGTAGTATATATTGTTTTATCTTTTCTTTATCGGATCTTTTTAGATAATAAAAACCATTAACCCTTTTATACTCAAAATGGTCTCTTACTTTTTTAGCTTGATAAGGATTAATTTTTTTATATTCAGGTAGATCCGATGCAAAAAAATAAAGTTTTGCAATATCCAATGCTTCAATAGGATTCAAATGATTCACTAACTTGAATTCAGAAGGATATTTATGTCTTAATTCTATTAAAGCATTTTGTTCCTCAGGCGTTGGTAAAAGCATGTACTTACCATTTATAATTTCATAGTTAAATGAAGATTCTCCATGTTTTACAGATTTATACAATAGAACTCTTAACCTATAAATATTCATATCCAAAGCTTCAGCTAAATTTCTTAACAATTTTATTTGTTTATTTTTTTTATCCAAATATTCTTTTCTTCTGTTTTTAGAAGACGTTTTGCCACTCAACAATTTGAAATTGTCGTTAAAATAAAGTTTGCCATCATCATTTTTCTTCTCTACAAAAACACCATCTTGAGCAATTAAAATCTCAATTTCTTCTTGAGATAAATCTTTTATATCATCATATTTTCTATCTAACGCAATCATATTAGTCCCCTCCAGCATTTTCTATACAAATTTTATCGTGAAATTATAGTTTTGTCAATGATAATTAGACTTTATGCTATAAAAAACAATGTTACAATGTTTTTGAGGTGATGATTATGAAAAGAGATATTGTTAATCAATACAGAAAAATTCAGGCAGATTTCTGGAATGAATGGGGTTCTTTATCAAAAGAATTTCATCTTTTAAGAGAAAATGTATTTCAAATATATTTAGAAGATCCAAATCAAGCTAAAGAAATTATAAGAGAATTGCATAATGTATTGAAACACTTTAAAGAAAATAGCCGACGTTAAGTCGGTTTTTCTTTTGCTAATTTGGGTTTCGTGTGATATAATATGTAGAAAGGAGTGAAGAATATGGTTTCAAAACACCAGTCGGAATTAATCAAAAACAGTATGAATGTATTGCAAAAAAAGTATTCAAGAATAGATACAACAAAAATTAAATTCATCAACCACTCACGGAATATTGTAGTGTTGGAAAATGATAAATATTTATATAGAATCAACTTGTCAACAAAAAATATTGAAAGGCTGAAAAAACGAAATGTAGAAAATATTAAATTCGAATTATTAACAGATATTTATTACGATGCTTATTTATTAGAAAAGAAACACCAACGATTAAATAAAAAATAAAAATGATGAATAATTTTGGTATATATTATATGTTAATCTTACACATAAAGGAGTGATCAAAATGTCGGTAAAATTATTTGATGGAAAGGCCAGAGTAGGAATATCTGGGAATTTTTTAATGTATCATTCAGACTATGCAGATCATCAAGCTATAGTTGCACAAGCAGGAAAGCCAAGAGGATTGACTTGGGATCCTGATGAAAGGAAATGGAAAGTTGGGCTAGAAAATGTTGTGGCAGTCCAATCTTTTATTGATTGGCTTGAAACAAACAGACAAGATGCATTTGCTGTTGAACAGATGATAGAAAACGGTAAGAATCAAAAATTCAACATGAAAAAATCTAATTTCTTGGATTTAATCTGGAGGAACAAAGCAGTAAAACAAAGATTGCAAAACTTTACTTCTTTTGAGTCTATTATGAAATATATAGATACTGCTTCAATATTAACTAATGAATTTTTTGTATTCTACAGTCAATTTAAAGCATTTTATGTTGTTGAAATTCAGGCAAATTCAAATGAAGTATTGTTGTTTAAACATGAGCTAATAGATAATTCAAAAATCGTATTATCTGTCTCAACAAAAGAATTAGACGTTAGTGGCAGTTTAACGCTTGTGACTTCTCAAATATTGCAACATCACTCAGAAATTTATTATGATCTAAGCACAACAATATTTGAGTTTCCAAAGCAAAAAGTAACAGATGAGATGGTTTTGGAAGACTTAGGTTTAGTTCAAGAAGATGAGGAGGTAGATGAAAGTGTGCAAGAAGATATTATAGAAGAAGAAAATAGTAATACAAAAGAAACTAAAGACACTAAAACGGTTAAGAAAACAGAGGGAAAAAAATCTAAGCAAAAGAAAACGCAGGTAAAAATAATAGATGAAGATTTTGATCCTTTAGAAGAAACAAATTCAAAGCAAAAGTTAAATCTCATTCCAAAAGATGAGGAAGAAAGAAGCGAATACGAATAAGAGAGGAGATGTATTTAAATGTTTAAAGTATTTAATTACAATGGTGAGAGTTTAGAGTTAAAAGAAAATAACAAAAATTATATTGTTGTATTAAACACTACGTATGGTAGAAGATTTCATAAGAAGACAGAATATAAATTTACAAGCAAAGAGAATGCGCTTAAAAAATATGTAGAGTTAAAAAATGAATATAACATGAAGCCAATGAATAATGCAATTAAAAATATAGCTAGGAGGCGAAAAACATGGGTAGAATAAAAAAAATAGTTGGAGTTAATGCTTTATCAATACGAGACGAATTGGAATTTACAACAAAGAAAATGAATTTTATACAGGGAGAAAATGGCACAGGCAAATCGTCTGTGCTTGAAATAATACAAAAAGGATTCACTGGTAAAAGTAAAAGAAAGGAATTTGTAAACAAAGATTCTGATGAAGCTATCATAGAAATAGAATTAGATAGTGGAATAAACATTAAAAGGAATATCAAAAAAGATGGGAAGGAAAGATTAACTGTAGAGCAAAACGGAGAAAAAGTAAATGCTCCAGCAACATTTTTAAAGAAATTATTAGGCAATTCTGAATATAATTTTTCTCCTACAGACTTTATACAAGAAGATCCAAAAAAAAGAAAAGAGATGTTGTTGAAAGTATTGGACGTTGATTTTAAACCGGAAGATGTAGATAAAGAGTTCGGAGAGAAAGTAAAATATGAAATCAACATTAATAGACATCCTCTAGAGTTCTTAAAAGATATAGAAAAATATTTCTATGATTTAAGAAAAGATGCCAATACAGAAGTCAGAAACACAAAAACAGAATTAGAAGGGCTACAACAATCTCTTCCTGAAAATTATGATAAAGACAAGTGGGAAAACTTTTCAATTAAAGAATTGTATGAGAAAATAGAATCAGCTAAAACACATAACGAAAAAGTTGCAGAAGCAAAAAGATTTATAGAAAATGTAGACAAAGATATAGCAGATAGAAAGGAAAAAGTAGAAAATTACTTAATAGCTCAAGAAGATAAAACTAAAGTTGAAATACAAGATTTAGAAAACCAAATTAAAGCATTACAAAGAAGAATAGAAGATAAAAAAGAAAATTTAAAATCCATAAAGACAGAGAAAAAAGAACAAATGGCAGAATATGAAAAGAATAAATTAGAAGAAAAGAAAGAAGCAGAAAAAATTGCCAAACAACCAATACTAGATTATATTGAATTAGAAAAAGAGGCAGAAAAAGCTGATGAAATGAGAAGCTTTATAAAAACGGCAAACTATGTAGAACAATTATCAAGCTCTTTAGAAGAAAAAGAAAAGATAGCGAAAGATTATGATGAAAAAGTTAAAAGGGCAAGAGAAATACCTGGTGAATTATTGGCAAAAGCAAAAATTCCTATCGAAGGCTTAGAAATACACGGAGATGATATCACTATCAATGGATTACCAATAGAAAATTTAAATACTTCGCAAATTATAAGATTATCAGTAGACATAGCTAAATTATTGTCTGGGGAAATAAAAGTAATATTGATAGATAGATTCGAATCATTATCAGATAAATCTAAAAAAGAGTTTTATGAAGCTGTCAAAGATGATGAGTTTACCTATTTTATTGCTGAAGTTACAGATAGCGATACATTACAAATCAGAAGAAGTGATTTAAAATGAATATATTAAATCTAACAGAACATCCAATATTAGTATTAGATTATAGAACTAATGAAGTTATACTTGATTTAAAGGCTTCAGATGTCGCGGCAAGGGTTATCGAGCAAAAATATAAAAAAGCAGAATTAAATGGCGTGCCTATTATGGGATATAAAAACACAAAAGTTATCAATATGCCAGAACCCGCCAAAGACACTTATTATGTTGTATCAAAAATAGTGTACGACACACTTAAAAACGAAAGAAATGATTTATTAACCCCGGATAGTGGAAATGCTATAAGAGATAACAGGGGTAAAGTATTTGGGGTAACTGCGTTATTAGGTAGTATGGAAGACAATACTGTTAAATAATAAAAGAGGGCTTTATGCCCTCTTAATTTTATAAGGAGGCATGGCAATATGCCAAATAAAATAAATTTAAAATATGTTTATGTACCTATAATAAAAGATAGTTTAAAAATTGGGAATGACACTTACGATTGTATGTTAGATGATCTTGATTTAATCCCCTTTTATGATGTACAACATTATAACAACCAAGAAAGGCTACAAATAGCAAATACTTTAACTATGTATCAAATTGCCGAACATTTTTTTTCTGAGTTAGAATTAGGAATAGAGAGCTCTGAAATACAAGAGAAAATACAAGATGATTTGAATGGTAATTCTTTATTCGAAAAAAATGGAGTTCTACAATCCTTGAAAGAATGGTACAAAGAACAAAAAATAGAATTTATAGTTTTGGATGTAGAAAAAGAAGAAAAATTCAAAATATGGGAAATAAATTTAAACTCGGATTTTAATAATGTATTCACTAGTATTGATAAGCTTCCTAAAGATGGAGACTATTCTATGAGTTTAGAACGTTTACAACCTATTTTGAATCCAAATAAACAATATGGATATATTGAACCAAAAGATATAATAGATATTAACGGAATAGAAAGAACTCGTGAGTTTGAAGTTGTATCAAGTGAAGCTATAGAATCTAAATTTATTTTGTGGTATCTTGTAGAAGAATTAGGTATATTAGAAAAAGAGGAAGAATTTGGATCTTTGAATTATAATCCTGAAGAACTTGAAGTTGAATTTAAGTTAGATGGTGAATCTATAAGCCAAATCTGGTCTCCTTATAGAGGCTGGAACTCTCCAGATAATTACGCTATAAATATCAAATATAAATATGATGAATTAGTAGACAGCGGAGAAGATGATGATCAGTATGAAGAAACTGAAGCATTATATGAAACTATTATACAAGATTATATGAATTTGTTGGAAAATGATTACGATTTTTCGCTTTTAGTTCTTGGACGCAGTGGAGGATATTTTGGATTCGAAGTTGGTATCGAAATATTTGAAGCTATTAAAATTATATTGAATAAAGAAGTGCTAGAAGTAGTTCTTAGCGATTATGGACCTTTCTCTATACAAAATTTTTATGATAATGTAATCGAAGAAACTGAAGCTTGTTTGGAAGAAGTTGAAGAAATAAGCGATGGAGACTTCGATATTGTAAATGTTGAATATACAGAAGATTTTATTAATTTCAATAAAGATGTATATACATATATAAAACATTTAAGCTCAGGCCCAAGATTAAAAAGCTATGATGAATACATAGCTTGGGAAGAAGGAACTTTAGAAGAATATAGGCAAAGAAAAATTGAAGAGATATAGTAAAGAAAAGAGGGCGCTCAGCCCTCTTTTTTTACCTTCACAACGATTTCTTGGCCCTCTCTAATAGGTTTAGTCGTTCTTAAAATATAACGCCCTCTATTGACCGTATACGTAGAGTTAGGATTATCATTATCTATAGTTATATTCTTACCAAGTAATGTATCTTGGAATTTCTTGTTGTGCAAATCTCCTACAAACTGTCCGGGTTTTATATCAGTTCTAGAGACAATCTTTTTCTGTCCATTAGTAATATCGTTTTCTATAATTATTCTGTTTTTCATCCCAGAAGTTTTTATAAATTCTTTATGAATCATTTTTATTCACCACTTTCTAATGAAAAATTACCAGTCTTTTTTTCAACTCCATAGTATTCATTTCTTCTATTTTAGCCAAATCATTTTCGCCTATGTAAAAATGATCTCCGTTTATCAGTCTAATAACATAAATACCTCTATCGTAGTACGGCCTTATAATTGATATCGCATCTAGATTTATATAAATATTGTAACTATTAGGGATGGTGCTTTGGACATCAAGGGATTTAACCTTAATCAGCATCCTTTTGCGCCTTCTTATGACCTTTAATAACAGCATTTAGTAAAGAGCTTTTTTTAGTATATTTTACAAGTGTATCAATTAACAAATCTTGATTAAAATATATCTTAACGCGGTAATCTTTCTTTAAGTAATAACCATCTTCCCATTCTTGCCCGAGATGGTTCTTTTTCTCATAATGTTCATTAATCCATGCAACTAAAGAGTCGTAAGACAAAAATCCTAAAAAATTAATTTCCACATCATCTTTAAGCAATTGTACAAAATAAGAAAAACGTGAGTCTCCATTGAGAAATCCTGTTTTTGCTTCTCTTCTCAATTGATACCTATAGTCGAGTTGATGCACTCTTTCGTCTATTTCTTCAATTAGTTCTGGATTCTTGCCTTTGTCATAATCTGGCTGAGTTACAAACCATTCCAAATAACTTAAAGGTACATCTTGCACTTTCATACCATTGTATTTGCCAAAGTTCATCCTCAAAGATAAACAACTCCTTTCTAAATAAAAAAGCCCCTGGCGGGGCCTAACAAAATTTAAAGTGGGCTATTACCGCCACTATTATTATAACTCATGCCAGGGTTTTGCTGAGGTCTTTGCTGTGGCTGACGCTGCATAGGTTGATTATTATACCCTTGTTGGGGTGGTCTTTGTTGAGGGTTTTGTCTAGGTGGATTATATCCGCCTTGTTGTTGGCTTGGGTTATTTTGCTGCATATGATCTGCTTGAGCTTTTGTTTCAAGAGCTACAACATGAGCAAATGGCACTTCTACACTAATTTTTTCTATTCCTTGTTGATTAGTGAATTTATTTTGCACTACAGACCCTTCAACTAAAACCAATCTTCCTTTGAATAAATTGTTTCCAACAAACTCAGCGCTTTTACCTATTGTTGATACTCTAAAAAAATCTGTTTCGTTATTGTTTCCCGGTCTATCTACCGCGATAGAAAAGAATGCCATAGGTTTGCCAGAATTAGATTGTTTGATTTCTGGGTCTCTAGTCAATCTACCTATTAATGTTATTTTGTTATAACTTATTCCCATAATTACACCGCCTTAAAATAATTTATTGTTGTTTATAATTGCTGTTGCATTTTCTTTCTTCTTTTTCATATTTTCTATTTCTTTATTGATTTTCTCGTTAATATATAACGTTTCTAAATGTTTCATACCTCTTAAAAAATCTTCTTTTGTCTCTAGATTATTGTAATCAAGTTTGATACTTAATTTAGCTTTTTCTTCATCAGTCCTTGTGATCATACAATAATTATGTAATAAAACCTCGAAGTTTAATTTTCCATGAATAGTTCTCTGCAAAAGCTCTTTAATGTATACACCTTTTAAATATAATTTTGTTTTTTTCATAACTTCTTTTCTAACATTGTAATCTTCTATATTATATTTTACCTTTAGGTTTTCTATAAAAGCATCTGGTTTTTTACCAGTGATATAACAATACAAATTCATTATATCAACAAAATAACCGTCAGTTCTGTACACTTCCATCCATTTCACCTCTCATTCATATACTATATAATACCACAAAACCTATATTCAATCAAGTAAAAAAAGATATTATTTTGGTATATATTATATGTTATTGATGGCATACTTGTACTATTAGAAATTTTTGGTATAATGGTAATATAATTACAAGGAGGTTAACCGATGAAAAAACATTTTGCAATTTTAGTATCACTAGCAGTAATCACTATATCTTTAGCAAGTTTAGTGGATTTTACACAGCATTACATGGAGAACTTTTATGATGTGCCAGAGTATTTAGCAGAAGCATTATCTCCAGTAATTGTAAAAGATTCAGAAGAATTGGGAATAGACCCACTATTGATCGTGGCTATTTTACAACATGAAACAAGGTTTGTGAATACATTTGGAGACGGTGGAAATGCAGTGGGCATACCACAGTTACATCAAGGAGCTGTGTATTATGTAAGTAATTTTTTCCCTTATATTTCTTATAAGATACAAATGGTAGGAGCCCATGAAAATTTAATAAGATATCCTGTATTACAAACGAAAATTGCCATAAGATATTTATATCTAATGAAACAAAATTTTAACACAGATATAATAACAGCCATAGGGAAATACAACGGGCAAGTAGATATGCACAATACATATACGACTAAAGTTTTATCAGAATATGTAATGGTGTTAACTGCATACAATGAATATAAAATGATAAAGGGGGAGTAACAATGAATAAAGTGTTAGAACCTATTTACTTACGTAGAGAAAGAGAACTACCGCAATTTAAATTGAAAGTCTCAAAAACCAGAAATTGGGAAAAATGTGGTGTAAAAGGGTTATGTTTTAAAACAGAAGATGGGGAAAAATATTTTGCGTATTTTCCATTTAAATTGGTAGGCAATTTGCCTATAACGATACATGATGTTGATCAAAATATAGAAATTCCTGAATTAAAATTGAAAGGAACTATATCGTCTAAATATTTCATAGGTCAAATAAACGGAGAAGATATTTTTCTTAAATATTTATAGGAGGTATTTGGCATGGATATTTGGGTAATAATTGTTTTAGGTATGTTAGTTGTGGCCAACATTACTGTTACCGTTTTAGCTGTAAAAGAAGTTTATAAGATTAAAAAAATCAAAAATATATTAGATTTTAAAAAAGTTTATAATACAATAGAAAATAATGAAAAAAACAAAAGAGGCCTGTAAAAGGGCCTCTTCATTTTAGGAGGGACTAAATGAATTTCTTATTAATTTATTTTGGATTTCTATTTGTAAATATTATTTTATTGAATAGATTTATAAGTGTTTTTGAAAAACATGAACACAATCTTCCGTTGATAAAAAGGAAGAAGATAACTAATAATATGTTAAGTATGATGATGCTTAGCCTAGTACCAATATTGGGAGGTATAATACCATTAATATATATGATTACTTTTAAAAAAGAGGTGAGAAATAAATGAATATTCCAAAAAAAGATATTATGGAATTTAGATATGACATGGATAAATTTGGGTTCTTCGATGCGAGATTAGTTTATCACGTAATCGATGAAATAAACACTTTAGGCCCAGATGAATTAGGCGATTTTGAATCTAAAGATGAAGAAGCACAAGAACAAGAAATCTTCGACATCATTCCTGATATACAAAATGAAAAAGCTTATAATTTCATTCAAGAAGAAATGACTTATTGGTGTCGAGAAATAATTTTAGAAAAACTTTTAAGAGTAAATTTAATTAAGGAAACTTTTGGATTGAAAATAGATGAAGGTAATTTTTTTTACAGGGGAGATTCTACATATTATGATGAAACTTTTATTTTAAATTTAGAAATTATAGATATGGAAAAGTTCAAACAAGGTTTTGAAAAATATAAATATGATGTTGAAATGTTTTTTGGAAGTATCCAAAAAGAACAAAGTGGTAGTTTCATGCATTATCCTAGAAACTATGACACATTTTGCCAAGGCATCAACGATGATGTTTATGGTGAAATCCTTCCTTATGAAAATTGGGGAGAAGTATTAAAATATATAATTAGTTCGAATGATAAATTTTTGCAAGATGGTTCAGGATATATGATGACAAACGAAAGCAGAATAGGACAACTATCAATAGAATTAGATATAGAAAGAATATTTGATGATTATATAGATATTCAATATCAACATGAAGATGCAATATTTGAATATTTAGTTTCTGATATAATGTCGATTTTAAGAATGGAGTACAGCCCACAATAAGAATTAATGGAGGCGGATAAAAATGAAGTTTTTCTTAAAAGTAGAAGATCATGTTGAAGATGGTAAATTTAATGAAATTCAGGTGTGTATCTATGATCCATATAATACATCTGAATTTTCTTTTATACAAGAACCTATATTTTACGATGATGAAAAATATGTCCCTTTCTTAATTAAAAATATAAACAAATTGAACAAAATGTATATAGAAAAACTAATGGAAGGGGATTACAATGTTAAATACATAGCTGATGAACTAAAGAAGGTGTTGTCTGCGGATATTTCATATTTTAAGCATATACTATCGTCATTTAAAGAACAAGAGACAAAGGTAATAATGACAAACACCTTCCCTAAAACATTTTTGAAATTTAAGTACAAGATAAAAGAAAAATGGCCAGTTCACGAAGAAAAGTTATTATCTGAAAAAAAGTTTATATGGAATATTTTGAATTATAAATCAATTTATTTAGAAGCTAAAAATCAATTTGGATTTGTGAATTCATTCTTGGATAATAATGGGTTTGATATGGATATATTAAGTCCAGAAGAAGTAAAAGCGTTATTAGAAGGGGGATATTAAAAATGAAATATTTTAAAGATAATTTTAGAGGTTATTTTCAAGATGTATTTGGCCAAGTTAATGCAATATACAGCGGTGATGGAGTGTTAACTTTTAAGGAAAGAATAAGGAAAGAATTTAACGGTATTGATCTAGAATTGTTTTGTGACGTTGGTGACCGTAAAGTAGGATTTGATAAAGAAAAAATGTATATAGAAACTTTAAAGTTATCTGATCATGATAATAAATGGATTGTAAGTGAAATTAATTTACCAGAACCAATTGAAAGAGTAACATATGTAAGAGAATTCATGGTACTAAAAGGCAAAAAAAACATATACTATTATGGAAAGAAAATATTCTCTGATGACCTTTTTCCAATTAAAGATGTTATAGGAGTTTTCGAAATTGCGCCGTCCACAATTGTTTTTGAAGGACAAGAATACAAAGTAAAAGATATTCAAATTTCAAATACTTTTCAAGCATTTTTATTAGAAGGTAATAAAGCTCTTATAAAATATAAAGACGAATATTATTTCAAAGAATATGTAAAAAATATATATGTTTATCATTCTAATATAATACTACTCATGAATACGCATCCAGTTGAATTAAACATAATTGGGGATAGCTTGGATCCAAACGACGGGGTTTTCAAGTTTTTTGAACCTTCTGACCCAGTTGTTTTACAATTAAGGCAAAGTGAAGAAATAGAAAATAATAAAGTTATACAAGCTATTGAAAAAGGTAATATAGAATTTTTATTCTTCCCAAAATCCTTTATAATGAAGGTCAAATTAGAAGATGAATATAGATACATTGGATTTGGGGATTTTTCTTATGTAAAAAATGCTCCATTTAAATATAAAATAAAAACAAAAGCAGAAGACCTGAGTGAGTTCTTCCCAACATCACTTTCACAGGTTATATACTCAGCATCTAATGATTTGTTGATCGCTGTTGACTATGATAACGATACCTTATATACTAATTTATAAAGGAGTGATAATATGATAGATATAAGCATACCGTGGGACAAAATAGAACTTCCGAATAGAAGTTTACTGATAGATAATAAAGTCATAGAAAAGTTCCCGTTTTTAAAAGATATACTGGAAAGTGCATATAAAAAAACAAATGAAGAAAGTTTATTTAAAAAAATATTTTTAGATGAAGTTATAGTGCACGGATTAGATGAAGATAGTGAATTAATATTCTTTTTTAATAAAATTTTTCAAAATATATATATAGATGGTCCAAGGTTTTATAGATTCCCTTATTATAAATATCCTTCTAATATAACAATAAAAATAGAAAAATTATCTAATCAAACTCAAAATGATTTGTTAGAATTTATAAATAAACTTAATAAAAAAAGAAAAGAGTTATACACACCACTAAAGAAGTTGTTGGATAAAAAAATGATGGAGACACAGTTAAGAAAATTATTGGAGAATCCACCTGAAGAAATAGCTGGACAATATGATATAAATTACATGATAGATATATTTAAAGCTTATACTCCAACCCCTTCTTTAATTCAATGGAAATATCCAAAAAAACATAATCCAAAAAATGAAATAAGTTTTGGAAATAGTTTTTTATCCAACCTAGATAATGCACACAAAAAATTAAAAGAAACAATAGAAAGACAATCTTCTAATAATAATATTAGCAAGCAAAGGCAACAAGAGTTATTAGCAAAAGTAGAAAAAGTAATAGCAGATACTGAAGATGAAATCTTTGAGTATATACAACACATGGATAAAGAAAAGTATATTATAGAACTTGATAAATTATAAGAGGGCGCAACACCCTCTTTTTTTACCTATATAAAAGAAAAGGGGTGGATCCGCATCCACCCAAACAACGTACAACGAAAGTTTTTGGTGCTACTGTATAGTAGCATATATATTATATCACATTAACACTGATTTGATATAATTATAGAGTTAATTTAATGTTCAAAAATGACTTTAGTATTATTAACTTTAATATATAATAAAGTGGAGGTGATTTTATTGAGAAGATTTATGCATATATACTATTTAAGTTTAGAATGTGGTTATTATCAAGAAACAGATATATGCAACAACATAAACAACATAACAAATACATGTTCATCGGGAAACTGCCCATTATGTGATGTGGCACGTCCTGTCGATGAATTCAAATATGAAGCCAGTGATGAAATAGCTCAAACGATGGCAAATTATTTTGGTAATGACGAAAAGTTTGCTGCAAACGAGTATATAGTGACTAAAGAAATTTACGAAGAAAATTCTACAATTGTAGATTATTTGCAATCAGAATTAAAACCACTTATTACAAATTCTGAATCATTAGAGATAATAGATAATGAAATAGCAAGGCTAAAAAGAGAGGTGAAATGATATGCCTAAGCCTCCTAAAGATCCAGATAATCCTACCAGTGTAATTAATATTAAAGACCCTGAATTACAAAAAATCATAGATGAAGACAAAACAGCCAAATACATGTTGGATAAAGCCATCGTAGAAAAATGGAATGAGGCTGAATTCTTAGGGGAACTTGTAAAAGAGTTGGCTGAAGATAAAATTCATCTAGGTAGAAAGATATATAACTTGCAACAAACTACAACAACAAGATTGTATATGTAAAAAGAAAATCCCTCCTCTAAAGAGAGAAGGGGGACAGTTTTTTCATTTAGATCTTCTAGTTAAAGAATTTTTTGACATTCAATAGATTATACCATAAAGTGTAGTGAACTACACAAACCCTAAAGGGTTTGGCTTCCTAATTCATAGACCGTTGCTATCATGTCGACCAGTCTTACACAATCTCCAAAGGCTTAACATCCCGTAGTTCCTACGGTAGAGCAATTTATTTATACAGTTGCTAACTGTTTTATTCCAAACTGTTTTATGTTTATAGCAGCATTAATATCACGATCATGTTCAGTTCCACATTTTGGACAAGTCCAATATCTGTCATCTAAAGTGATATTATCATTTTTAAAACCACATTTATGACAGGTTTTGGTACTTGGTGACCACTTGTCAATTCTGACAACTTGTTTTCCTGACCAAAGTGCTTTATAAGAAAGCACTTCTTTAAATTTTGACCATGATTGAAATTGTATTTCTTTTGACAATTTTTTATTTTTCAACATACCAGAAACATTTAAATCTTCCATGAAAATATAATTTCCTTGGTTTTCAGAAATTATTTTAGAAGTCATTTGATGAATCCAGTTTTCTTTTATGTTAGAAATTTTTTCGTATAATTTTGCAAGTTTAATACGAGTTTTTTCAAAATTCTTAGAACGAGGTTGACCAGGTTTATATTTATGAGCAAGTTGTTTATTCAACAGTTTAAGCTTTTTATCAAATGTTTTTGAGTTGATTGGATAATTATACTTCTTTCCATTAGAAAGAATTAATGTATCTTTTATACCAACATCAATTCCAATGCCATCACTGATATTTGGATTATTTTTCTCAACAAAAGTCAATGAACCTTGAGGTTGGTATTCAATTACAAGAGATACAAAATATTTATTTGTCCTTGATTTTGATATTGTTGCCATTTTAATTTTATAATCAATTGGAAGAATTCTATGAATTCTTGTTTTAATAGGTTGTTTATTAAATTTTGGTATTTTCAAATAACCAAATTTATCATTTGTTTCAGAATATTCCAAAGAGATATTCTGAGGAATTGAAAATGACCATTTTGAAGTTGATTTCTTTTTAAATTTAGGATAACCTGAAAGTTTTTTATAAAATCTTTGAAATGAATTTCCTAAGTTATGAAGACTATCTTGTAATACTTGACTGTTTATTTCATTTAACCAAGAATATTTTTCAGTCTTTTTTAACAAAGTTAATTCTTTCATCCAATCAAATTTACTTGTTGAGGTTTTGGTATTTTCATAACAATTTTTTGAATAGTTCAAGAAAAAATTGTATATGAATCTTGAAGATCCAATATGTTTGTCTAAAAGTATTTTTTGATTTTCATTTGGATATAACCTAAATTTAAAAGTTTTCATCATAATAAATCATCTCACTTATTTTTCTGATTTTCAATATATTTTTTAACAGTTTCTAATGATACTGAACCAACACTTGCAACAAATTTAGATCTTGTCCATAATGTCGGAAGTTTCTTTTTAAGTTCTGGAAAATGTTCATTCATATCATGTGAGCTTGAACCTTTTAAAATATTTAACGTTGAAGAAATTGGAAAATCTGGATCTATTTGTATTAAACAATGAACATGGTCTCCCATAATTTCTAATTCGAGAATATTAAATTCTTCATTTTCATTTGAATAATTTAATAATAATTTTTTTAAATATTCTTGCATTTCATCAGTTAATACAGATCTACGATATTTAGTAGTCCATATTATATGATAAATACATTTATGTACAGTTGTATTATTTGATAAATAATCAATATCTTTACCTATTATTTTCATTATATCATCTCCTTTTATATAATGATTATAATATATATTTATAAAGTTCCAATTAAGAAAATATCAAATTTAGATTAAATAAAAAACGAATTCATCCCAAGCCTAAAGGCAAGGGCTTTCTTCGCTATATATTTGTAAAAAAAAGAAAATCCCACTATTTCTAGTGGGTTTATTAAATCAAGATATATTGTTACTTTATTATTCAGTAGAGATAAATTTGTTACTTTACTTGTTGACTACTTCTCTCAAACCAGTACCAGCTGTGAACTTAGGTTTGATTTTTGCAGGTATCATTATAGATTCTCCTGTTTGAGGATTTACTCCTCTTCTTTCTTTAGTTTTAAGAATATCAAATGTTCCAAAATTTCTTAAAACAACCTTGTTCCCGTTTGCTAAAGAATCAGTGATTGAATCAATAAAGGCTTCTATATAACTTTCAGCTTCTTTTTTCGTACCAGCCGTTCTTTTAGCTACATCGGAAATAATATCTTGTTTGTTCATTATTACACCTCCTATCGTGAAATCTTCTATGAATCGTAGTTTTATTATATCATATTTTGTTATAGGTGTCAAACCTCTTCCAGGTTTTAGTTTAAAGATTTTTGATATTGATTTAAAGCAATTAAATCAGATCTATCTATTTCTTCTAAATTATATATAGAAGGACTTTCAGTCTCTATATCCTTAATAGAATCTGGCAAATCATATAAAGGAACAAATCTAACCAACTGCTCATTTACGACCTGTATTTCTCCAATTACTTTTTTTGAAGGATTATCAATTAAAATTCCTACATGATAATCTTCTATTTCTTCATTAGAGAATATCCTAAAATTAAAATGTTTATTCTTATCCATCGTCTGACCTATTTTACGCAAATGAACATATTGTTTTTCTCCAGATTCATCATTTTCTATTTCTTTAGCAAAAGATCCATGGTATTCGGAACTTACGTAAAAAGATTGATAGATATAACCATTTTCTTTATCATGGTAAAGTTTCATAGGTTTTAAAGTTACTAGTTTGGGCTTGCTTTCTGAAGCTATTTCTTTGATTATATCAAATACCTCATCTTCGTCCAAGTTTAAATTATCCGCAATGTTTTTGACTACCTTTTGCATAATTATATAGAAAATAGACTGAGAAGATTTTGGTAATTGATTACAGCTTAATTTAAACCAATCAAATAACAAATCTCCGTTAAAAAATGGTTCTGGTTGTGCCCAATAAGATACGGTAAGAAAATGTTCTTTATTTTTAGATAATGCATTGTTTAAATAAGGGTGTATATCATTCAACAATTTATCATACCATATGAGGTTAGCGAAAAACAATAAGTTAACTTTCAGGCGTTTTTCATCTAATAATATATCGAAATCCAATACTCCAATTTTGCTATTTTTATGTGTGATTTGAGCTGAAATTTTATCTTCAGGTGTCCAAATTTCAAAATGTTCGTTAGGCTCAGAATTTAAATAGTCTAGCATCCATACCCCGTATTTTTGTATATTTTTCACAGAGCAAAAATCATTATACCCTCTTTTTGAATATAACTTTAAACCGAAACTATTTAATGCTTCTGTTTTCTGTTCGCTTAATTTCCCTCCAAACCCTAAACTAATGCTATAAAATTTGTATATGTTATTGAAAAATTCATTTGGCACATAATTATACGATAATTTTGCATTATAAAAAGTGTAAGGTATATTTAATTCTTGAATTTGGACATATGAATTTTCCCCTCCTAATTGCCCATATTCATTCTTTCCTGAAACCATGATCTTGCTAGGAATCAAACGAAAAGGGTTTTCTATCTTATCCCGTTCTAAAATCTTCAACACATGTTCCATGTTCTTAGCTTTTTTAGTCTTAAAGAAAATTTTTTTCTCTCTTGAGATATCTTCATAATACGCTTTAGTTTTATTACTTTCATCTACTAAATGGTGAAACTTCATCATTTTTCCCCCTTCTTAAATTTATTTATTAAAGTCCTCTGTGTTTGTATAATTTGGTCTTGCTGCTGTAATTTATTCCTCATAGATTTTATCATTCCAATCAGCTCATCATAGCTCTTATCTAACAGTAGTTTCCTATAGCTATCTATAAACTGGTAGTCTCTATCTATTTTACCTTCACCATTACATAAAAAACATTCTATCTTATGTTCATGTGCTAATTCTTCTGGGATATTATCTGTTATCTTGAAATACTGATAATAATCTGTAGGATCGTCTCTGCCGTCTATATCTATAATATCAATAACTCCTTTCAAAACATATATAACCTTATCATCATTGAATATAGATATCTTTACATCGGGAGTTTTTAACTGTTTTTGAATTTGAAAGTCATAGTTCTTTTGTATTATATTTTTGTTCACTTGAGGATATTGGTGTTTGAAAGCTTTCCTCAAAAAATTATTTGTGATCAATGTTTTCCACCCACTCATAAATTTTCCTAATAGATTTAACCAGTTCTACTACATTAGGACCTATTTCCATTATTCTATATTCTTCATCATCTTCTGCTATTTCTAAAGGCATGTTTTTATGGGTGTCTTTCCCAAAATTATCTATCATTGTATAAATGAATTCCCCGTCATGAGATATCTTTATTTCAACACTTTGCTCTGGATAATCAACTGATTTATATTTAGAAAAACTAATTTCTCTATCATGTCCTATAAACCTTTCGGTATTGATAAAATTCAATTGACCAAGCATAGCGTTAAAAAAATCGTATATATAGCTTTCGTAAACAAACATCCCTTCAGGAAAAAACTCTATCTTTGGCATTAAAAAAGACATAAAAGATATGCTTTCTTGTTTGATGTATTCTGGTTCATCACCAAAATAAGTGAAGTATAAGCTTAATTGCTCAGCTTTATCCAGTTCTTCATCAGTTCTACCAGAGATATCTGGCATTTCATCTTCTGGAACTCCATTTATTAAATCAGCTATATCATCTGGCGTAAAATCATGTTGTTTCACAGATATTTTTTTTGAATTGTTGAGTTTGTAGTAAGTAGAGCCATCTTTTTCTTGAACTTTTGTTAAATATTTTTCTATATTTACAAACCCGGTTACAGCTAATCTTATTTTTGAAAATAAATCTTCTTTTAAAATATATACTTTAACAGGCCCATAGTCAGTTAATAGTTCTACTACATCATTAACATAAATTTTTTCATCGTTTTCAGTTTTAATATTTACATATTCATTGAACTCTACATCTTTTAAATCTAATTCTATAGGTACTATATTATCTTCCCCTATCACTTTCACTTTTTTTCTATGCTCATCTATAGACAAAATATTTTCATATATTTCATCTGTCTTTACATTTACAACTCTATAATTTTCTAGCATCTTATATCCCCTTTCATTTAATATCAATTACATTATACCTCGAAATCCTTATTCCGTCAATCAAAAAAGAAAAAAGGTCGCAGAAGCGACCTTCAGTTGATAAAGATACCCTGTAAAGAACCTGGTTTATTGTCTGCCAATACAGGGTACATATATTTATTATAACATGAATCAGCGTTTTGTCAATTGATATCATAAGAAATTTTATATTTTTTGTTCATCTTTGTTATTTGTTTTTTATGTTCAGTTGCCCCTTCAGGTAATGGGAGTGCATGTTCGGATGGAGTATCAGTATAACTCATGTATATTTTATTATCTCCAACAGCCAATTGAGGGATATTAAGTCTTATCAACCCCTTGTCATAATCAACGATTTCATGAGGGATTATGGTGCCATCAGATAACTGGAACTGTAGATTGTCTTCGATTTTATCAATTTCCTGAAAAGGAAGCTTAACCGTTATACTATCTATAAAGGTTGGGGTGCGGCTATCAACTGTGCTGCCATCCCCAAGTTGCCCGACATGATTTCTACCCCAAGTATAGAGCTTGCCCGTCTCTGTTATGGCTGATGAGTGATATGTATTGTCAGACGAAGAATTCCAAAAACCTCCTAAACTAA